CCCTACAGAGACGGGGGGCCCCGCCGACCCCGGGCACCATAGGTGCAGCCGCCGGCGACCGTCCGGCGGGGGAAGGAGGAGCACATGACGGCGCAGCTTCGCAGCCTGGCCGACCAGATGCTGAGCGCCTTGGCCTACGTCCTGGACGTGTCCACGGGGGAGTTCAGGGTCGAGACCGGGGACCACTGGGTCACCGCCGAGGTGGGGGACGTCAGTCTCTCCGCCTTCCTGGACGACGAGGGGGTGGTGACCGCCTACGAGGCCTGTCACGTCGACAGTGACGAGGAGCCGGTCAGGGTCGATGCCAGTGGGCCGACCCGGGACCTGGACCACCTCAGCGTGGCCAGGGCCCTGCTGATGCTCCTTGTCGCTCGGGGTTGACAACAGTCTGGCACATGAGATAAAAATATCTCACCTACTAACGAAAGGGGCTAATCAAGATGGCATCTATCAAGGAGCGCATGGTCCAGGCGCTCAACTCCAGGGGAATCGACACCTCCAACGTCGACATCTCAAAGAACTCCCAGGGGTACTGGGAGGCACATGTATGTGGCATCATCCTGCGCGTGCGCCAGGGGGAGACCTGGGCATGCGCCGGAGGCGGTCTTGCTCGCGGAAGTGTAAGCTCCAAGAAAACAGGCCTGGGCGACATCGAGGAGGCTCTCGACACGGCGATTCGTCGTCGTGACATCGCTGAGAAGATCGGTACAGACATTCTCCGATGGACTCGGATGGAGGTCTTGCCATTGATTTCTACCGCGGGATCAGACATTATTGTTCTCGCCCCTTCGGGAGCCGTTTTCGGTATCAACTTCTCTGGAAGGGGTCTTGGAAGGAGCGAGAGCGCCTTTGTCTCTGAGGTCTCCACAGGAGGCTCGTCTGCCAGGGAGACCGACCTGGCTCGCGATCTCCTGTACGAGATCGTCAACTCCGTCCTCTAAGGAGGTAGGTCCATGCCGTCCATGGACAGAAAGAGGCGCCACTCATCCGGCATCCACGAGGGCGTCGAGTGGTGCACGGTCGTCACCCACACGACCAGGGCCGGCGTTCGGGCTCTGAACGGCTACGTCCGCCTGCCTGACGGGCACCCGTGGCGTGACTGCCGGACGACTGCCGAGACCCATGAGCGCCTCGTGGACCTCGCCTCGGACAGGAGTCGTCTGCTCGTTGGCGGGGCCACAGAGGTCACCTACGGTCCCGACGACGGTGGGTGGATCGGCTTCGACACCCTCGGGGTCTGCGACCACTGGGGGGGCGACAAGGAGCGCTGTCCGCTTCCGGTCCACTGGACCGAGGAGCTGGTCGAGGCCCAGGTGAGGCTCTGGGCGGAGATCGCCACTGAGGCCGCCGGTGCTTGACGCCAACATCCGTCGCGCCCTGCTGCAACGCCTGGCCGCGCACCCGTTCATCATCGAGGAGATGGGGGTGTGCGGCCAGGTTCGTTGCGACGTCGTCGCTCTGGGTGAGGAGATGGTCGGCTACGAGATCAAGAGTGATGCTGACACCCTGCGGCGCCTTCCTCGGCGGGTGGAGTGGTACTCCAGGGTGCTCGACCGCGCCCACGTCGTCACTACCGAGCGCCATCTCGAAGGCGTCCAGAGTGTCGTCCCCCGAGTGGTGGGGAGTCATGGTCGCCTCTGGGCCGGCCGACGACGTCCGCCTGCAACCTCTGCGCGAGGCCGGGGCCAACCCGTCCCTGGACACACGCTCGCTGGTTGATCTCCTGTGGCGCCCTGAGGCGCTCGCGGCCCTGGAGGCTAGGGGTCTGGCCCGCGGCTACCGGTCCAAGACGTTCTCGACCATGGCCGACCGTCTCACCGAGCACGTCCCGCCTGCCGAGCTGCACTCGCTGGTTCATACGGCGCTGACGAGCCGGCAGGGATGGAGGTAGCCGCCTTCTGCTCCCTGCGCCTGCGTCTTTGAATCTCCGCAGCCCTCTTCCTCTGCTCCTGGGTGTAGTGCCGGCTGGCACTGACCCCGTTGCTGTAGCCAGTGGCTGCCGCCACCTCTTCCCAGGTGGCGCCGAGCCCCCTGGCGATGCCCACGATCTCCTCGGCCCTCTCCTGAAGGGCTCGAGCCATCTCTTCGAGGGTGGCCGCGTAGGCCAGGGGCAGGAGCCCGGGGTGGTCGTCCCACTCCGGGTGTCTGGTGCTAAGCACCAGCTCCTCGGACATGGACCGGGTCAGGCTCGCCAGGCTCTCGTCATCCTCCCTGCCGGCGACCACTCTCTCGACGTCACCACGGCTCCACGGGTCGCTCTTCCTACTCGGCGGCCTGGGCATCCCTCTCCCCCTTCATCCGCTTCCGCCGGCGCTTCTCGCAGTGGGCGGCGCGTCGGCGCTGATCTGCTGTGTAACGCCGACTGGCACCGACCCCGTTGCTGTAGCCGGTGGTCACGGCCACGTCGTCCCAGGTCGCCCCATGGGCCCGCGCCTCCTTGACGACGACGTCGCCCAGGTCCCGAGCGAACCTCTCCATCTCGACCAGGACCGCGGCCCTGGCCAGGAGGGTGAGGCCGGCGCGCTGGTCGTCGGTCTCGTCCCACTCGGGGTGGTCGGTCTCATCGATGAGGCGCTCGGAGAGCGAGTCGATCCACTCCATGGCCCTCGGGTCGCTGGCCACCTGGTCGTCGAAGAGCTCTCGCACCTTCCTCATCGTCCAGGGCGCGTCCTTTCTCGACGGTCGCCCGCTCATCGCCGCCTGCTCCTGGTCTTCCGCATCCGGCCGGCGGCGGCGTCAACCTCCTCCTTGCTGACCCCCAGCTCCAGGGCGTCAGAGATCTCCCTCGCCCTCTGGCGCCGAGCCCACCTCTCGAGCTCGGTCAGCAGGGCCACCTTGGCCAGGACCATCACCCTGAAGTAGCCGCTGGCCTCCGGGTCGTGGTCGGGGCGGAACTCGTCGGCGACGTCGAGCGACATCAGGCCCAGCCAGCGCTGGAGGTCGACAATCGAGCTGGCGTCCTTCATCTCCCGGTCGAACCGGTAGCGGATCTGACGGCTGGTCCAGGGCGGGCGCTTCCGGACGCTTGTCTCCTGCGTCATCGCCGGCTCCTGACTGCTCCAGCCTCTCGGGCCCAGCGAGACAGAGTCGCCTGGCTGACGTCCGAGAGATCGGCGAGCTCCATGCGGGAAATGTCGCGACTCAGCAGAACCTCATCGATAGCCATTCGCCTCAATTCCTTGGCGCACTTGTTGATCTGGCTAATGATGGGAAGTACGTGTCGGAAGTAGCCACCTGCGGATACCTCGTAGACAACCTTCGGGAGCCTCTCGGGAGAGAGCTCACCCATGAGCCGGTTCATCTCCTCGCACAGAGCTTGCATGTTCTCGTAGACGTCATCTGTCTTCTCTTCGTCACTCATACCTCTATGGTGCCCGGCTCTGGTACAGGAGGGGGCATGAGCAGCAGCAAGCCCAAGAGCGCGGCTGAGGAAGAGCGGCAGAAGCACCGAGACAAGCAGGGAAAGTACGCCTCCTACGTGGCCGGCACCAGCGCCGCAGACGAGCTTTGCGGCCTGGGCGACTACCCCACCGATGACGACCCGTGGAACGATGAGCCGGTCCAGGAGCCTGAGCCTGAGTGGGATCCGGAGGTCTTCGAGGTCGAGCACGACGTCTACGACGACGAGCGCGTCCGCAAGTCCCTGGCCGGTGTGAAGCGGGCGGAGTCGTCTCTGTCGCTGGCGCGTAGGAAGCTCGCGGCCCACACGCTCCTGGGCCGCGTGGGCATGGGTGTCACGTCCATGCGCCGGGGGACCAGGAAGGACGGCCGGGAGCGCTGGAACCGGTGGATCCCCTCTGCCGACGGCCGCGAGCTCACCTGCAAGGAGATCGCCCTGGCCCTGCACCCCGGTAAGAGCGAGCGCGAGGTCACCATGCTCTACCTGACCGACTCGGAGGACCCCAAAGACTGGGAGTGGGTTGCCGACGACGAGGTCGAGGACTTCAAGGCCGGCAGGCTCTGCCCCAGTCAGGTCTACGACGACTTCGACGCTCGTGTCGAGGAGGTGGCCGAGGACATGGGTGCAGACCCTGGGTCGTGGGTCGGCGAGAAGGTCGAGGAGAGCGGCGACTACACCTCGCTGAACCCTGAGTGCGGCAGCGGCGAGAACGGGGCCCAGACCGTCATCAGCGAGGTCACGTCCCGCAGCAAGGTGGAGATGCCCAAGGGGAGCGCGGAGGACCTCACCAAGGCCTCCAGGAAGGCTCGGGCCGGCGTCCACGAGGCGCGCAAGCGGATCGCTCGTGACGTGGCCGGCCAGATGCTCACCAGCGGCGGCCGCTACGACGACATGGTCGTATTCAGCGAGTGGGTTGGGGGCAGCTATGTCGCGTCTCCCGCCACAGTCTCCGACGTCTCCGCCTGGAAGGGTGGTGGACGCCTGGGGTCAATTCCAAAGGGTCCGCGGAAAAACCTGGGCGATGATGTCGACCTCGACGAGGCCTCAGTCAGCAGAATCCCCGGCGTCAAGAGGATGACGGCCAACGGCGAGACCTTCTACACGGTCTCCAGGTCCGACTGGCAGGAGGCGACGGGCCGGGACGTCCCCGAGGGGCAGACGGGCTGGATGATTGGTTAGAGCCCCGCGAGATACGACGGCGCCCACCCTTCAATTCTGGAGGGTGGGCGCCGTCTTGCACCTGCGGCTACCGCGGCCGGCGGACCCGGCTTCGACACATTGGCGAGGTGGTCATGATCGACCCGGTCTTCCCGGGTCTGCGCTCACGCTTTTTCTCCTCCTCCGGCTCGCCCTTCATCAACTCCTTATGGATGACTTCCTCGCTGATTGCGACTCCAAATAGGACGAAGACACCAAGCAGGATCGCGATGATGATTATGAGGGTGATCTCCTGTAGGTGACCGTGTGAAACCTTTTGCGGGAACACTCGGAAGGAGACGCCCAGGACCACCGCAAGGAAACCAGATACTTTGGCGATGTACGACTCCTTGCTATCGATCCTGTCACCGAGCCAGTCGGCTGCCATCTCCAAGGACCCGAACCACACGGAGAGAAGAACGCCGACGAGCCCGATTGCAGGAACTAGATAGAGGTCGGGATAGCCGCCGATTGCGTCCATTAAGAACTGGGAACCCACCACGAGTCGGATCACCACTGCCATGGTGATTGACAGTAGGAGTCCCAAGATGTAGGGGACCGTTCTACTATTTTTCAAATCGGTCATCTTCTTCCCATCCTTTCAATATTGACCCCATCCAGATGAGCATGAATAATATCGGGAGGAAGAATATTATCATGTCCGAAGTAAGCCATAGCACTGATGATGCGAAGCCTCTTATGGATTCTGGATCAAACTCCACAAGCCTGGGAGGGCCGAACCAAACACGTTTCGCTTCAGAAAAAACCAGAGGTCTCACGTACACGAAGTAGGACATAGTGACAGTGAGAGCGGACCAAGCAATTACCGTCAACGTCCTTTTTGCACGCTTGATCCTGACTCGCTGCTCCTCAGCATTCCTTTCAGCATTCCTTTTCTCGACGATCTCCTCCTCGCTCAGCGTCTTCTGGTTTCTGTTGTGCAGAGGGTCGACGGTAGTCCAGGATGGCCGAGGTTCAAGCCCTCTCCCAAGTGGCCGCCGTCGTCGGGGACACTCATCCTTTTGTGGCTCATTATCCTGAGTGTCTTGGTCTATAATTTCGTGGAGAAGTATCCACATCAGCATAGCCATCTAGGCTTCCTTTCCCTCGGCATTTTTCTTGTTCTTTCTCCCCTCTCTTTCCTTCCTCTCTCGATCCTTTGTGTCCAACAGGTTCCTCATCCTGTCTGTGCTCGTGTTTCCGGAGGCGTCAGTCTTTCTATGTGACTCGACAACAGCCTCGTCAATCAGTTCGTTGAGCTCCATCCAGTACTCTACCTCGTGACTCTTTAGGTTGAGAGCGGACCGATCAAATAAGACCGTATCACCATTGCATTCGATCCATCCTGGGTTTGTCCTCAGCTGGCCTCTGACCCACTCAATCACCTTCATGGTTACCGGGGAGCCTTTTGACAACCTGATATCAGCACCAAAAGGCCAGTTGATATATACGAATAGGCGAGGGTTTTTATTGTCCAACTCGGTCAGCTGAAACCTGACACTCTTTCTGCCTGACCCTCCGGAGACTGTTTTCAACCAGCGCCGGATGAGGATCGTTTCAGCCAAGATGGAGACGATGATGACGACCAGCGGAATGGGAATCCTGTGGACCAGTGAGGCGAACGCCTTGGCCATACCCAGCCATCCTATGTCGAGGATGGGAACCTGAAATATAGCGCAGATGGCATATGCGAAAGCGATGGCATAAGTCAGCCTTCTGGCTACGATGGCGGCGACTGGTTTCTTAGGTGTGCTCATTTCTTTAATCCTCTTTCTCGCAGTTTTCCCAAACTGTTAATGGGTGCCCATCATCGTGGGGATTTCTTCTTGTCGTCTCGCGGCCACCCGGTCTCTACGTAGGTGTCCGGCCCGCTGGTCGTGATGGTGCGCTCCAAGGACTTGTGGAGCTCGGCATCACTCATGACCCAGAGTCGTCGTCTGTACGGAGTGGCTCACGGCTCGACCCTCCCTCCACGCGGAGAAGGCGATCTCCGCGTGCTGCGTGAACACTCCCTCCGGGGTGATCCTCACCCTCTCCACGTCCGGGTCGGAGGCGTCGGCGTCGCCTGTCCTCGTAACGATGAGGCTGAACCTCTCCACCCCGTGGCTCATGAGGAGCTCACGCAGGCGCCCCATCTGCTTCACGAGGTCGTAGGCCGTGTAGGGCTCGAGGTTGCCCTCGACCACCTCCAGGCTGGCGAGAACTTGCTCCTCCTTGTCTCCAGGAGTGAACCCGGCCTTGAACTCGAGGTTCTCCCCGAGGCCGCCCTGGATGACCTCCTGGTCGATCTTCTCCCACTCCTCGCGGGTGATCCGCGACTTCGCGAGGTCGATCTCCAGCTCGGGGTTGCTGACGACGCTGCGGTAACCCATGGATCCCTCTCCTTTCTCGGACGCCTTCTGCTGACACCACCATGGTGTCCGGGTCACCGGTCTTCTCCCTCGACGATGATCCTGGCGCCGTCGATCTCCTCGTCTGCGGCGATGGAGCCGTCCACCCCCATCCAGACGCGCTCGTCGCCGTCGCCGTAGGCCAGGGACACACCGTCGCTGGTCAGGGCCACGGCCCCGTGTCCTGCCTCGTCGGCGCGCAGGGGGCGGATCGTGGAGGTGGGCACCTCCTTCTCCCTGTCCAGGGACGTCGCCACGCGACAGGTCTCTCCCCTGGCCGAGACCAGCATCCCGACGACGTCGTCTCCCACGAGGCTCTCGGAGACGACCCACTGCCCCAGGGCGATCTTTCCGTGCCGGGTCATGATGTGTCGGCTCATTCGTCGTCACCCTCCTCGATGACCTCGGGCGGAAGCAGGTTCTCCAGCGGTATGCAGACCCCGTTGTGGACCCTGCCCCCGATCCTGCGGGCGATGATGGGCTTCTTCTGGCTGCTCTGGGCCAGCATCCCCTCAGCCTTCATGGCTGCGTAGGACTCGCTGGACTTCGTCCCCGAGGGGAGGAGGTCTGGGAAGTTCCTGGACGCAACCTTGAAGGTCGCCTGGGCGTAGAAGATCACCTCTCTGGACCCGTCGCTGCACTCCCTGATGATGCCGATGCGGTCACCCATGGGCTGCATACCCCGTTCGGGGTCCGACTTCCATCCCAGGAGCATGTTGATCCGCTTGCCCCCGGAGCCGCGGACCGGCTGCTCACCCTGGTCGTCGGTCACGTGTCCGCGCCCAGACGCCAGCGTCTCCTTGATGGCGAGCATCATCTGGGCGCCGGGTGAGTGCTCGGCGCGCTCACGCACCGCGTCGATGACGATCTCCAGGGCCGCTCGCATGTAGTCGCCGTTGTAGAGGCCGGCCAGGCGCTCGTCGTCGGCGATGTTCAGCACCTTGGGGCCGCACAGGTGGCGGAGCAGGACGATCGGGCTGAGCACGTCCGAGCTCATCTCGCGGAAGCGCGTGGCCGCGCCCCGGTCGATGCCGGCCTCCTCCAGCAGGATCGTCGTCAGACGGTCGATCTCTTCCTCGCACCAGCGGCACAGGTCGATGACGTCCTTCCACGAGTTCTTGGAGGCGCCCTCGATGAGGTAGTGGATGAGGCAGGCGCTCAGTGTCGAGGCGTCCACGGTCTCGGCGAACATCTTCGAGACGCCGTCAACCTTCTCCGAACTCCCCAGGGACCCGCTGGCGATGTTGACGGGGATGACCCTGTCCCGGGCCGAGCTGATCGTCAGGCTGTTCTCGGCCGTGACGATGAACAGCGCTCGTGGTGAGACCGGCGCCCGAGCGACCATGTTCGCCCCCATGCGGTTGCGTCCGCTGCCGTTGGCCACCGCCCGGATGAGGTCGGAGATGCCGCCCTCGCGGGTGGCCGCGGCGCCGGCGGACACCGACGGGGCCAGGTCGTCGGCGAGCCACACCGGGAGCTTGGAGATGATCGACTCGACGAAGGCGTAGGTGTCGTTGGCGCTCCCTCCGGTGGAGCGCGAGTTGAAGGCGCCGGCGACGCGGGCCCAGAACCCGATGACGCAGCTGGCGCTCCAGGTCTTGCCGGTGCCGCGGGACCCGACGAAGTACAGGGTCGTCTTCGGCCGGACGGGGATCGCCGGCCTCATCCCTGCGGCCAGGGTCATGAGGGCCACGCCGGGGTTGGTCCAGGCGCCGCTCAGCATGGTGGAGACGACGCGGGGGATCACCTCCCTGGCGACCTGCCTCCAGTCCCCCTTGATCTCGGGCAGGCCGAACTTGTCCACCCCGGGGAAGCGCAGACGCTCCTCGGACAGGACGACCGTGGGGTTGTTCCCGATCTGGCTGTGACCGAAGGTGAACACGGGGACGCCGTCGGGGCCGGGCACCCAGCCGTTGACGGTCGAGCGCACCGAGGTCATCGGCCGGCCGTACTGCTCGGCCGTGTTCCGCTTGACAGCGTCGAGCCAGTCGCGCCCCGGCGGCCACTCCGGCAGGAGGGACACCTCCGTGGGCACCTGCACCCCCGGGACGCGGTCCCAGCGGTCGGGCGGGATCGACAGGATCTTCTCCGGCCCCAGGATGACGCCCTCGCCGATCCCGGTGTCGGGGTCCTCGTAGGTGACGTTGATGCGCACCAGGCGCTCGGTGTCGTCGGCCGAGCCGACGTCGTCGCGCACGCGCCCGGAGCGGACCTCGGCCTCGGTGGGGGCGCGCTTGATCTCGATGGCGGAGACGTAGCCGCCCACGCCGACGAGCTTGACCCGGCGCACCGGCTCGTCAGGACTCCCAGTGGGCTTGTACAGCACCACCTTCTCCCCGTGCTCACCCTCGACGTACGCCTTGCCCGGCACCCGCTCGGTCCCACTGACGTCGGGCACTCGGGCCAGGACGGCGGAGAGCATGTCGTCGATCGCCCGCAGGCGGTCCTGGCCGGGCTCGCGGCCGGCGAGGTAGTCGTCCACCCCGTCGGTCCCGGTGACGCCAAGCTGGGAAAGGTCCACCAGGTGGAAGCGACCGTGGTAGTTCTCGATCACCTCCTTGACCCTGCGGGCCTGACGGGCGACGTCGGCGTTGTCGCGCACGTCGGCGTCGAAGACCACGTAGACGTCGCGGTCCCGAGGGGGCAGGTGCGTCCACTCCCCACTCCCCTTCCAGGTCGTCACCCCGTAGATGGCCACCGGGACCACCCGGGCCATCTCCGGGACGCCCCTGAGGGCCTCGGTGACCTCCTCGGGGGAGGCGTCCTCCGGCAGGTCTCCGACCATCGCCGAGACGACGGCGTCGGCCTTCAGCAGCCCCTCGGTCACCAGCAGGGGGACGGCGCTGTCGTCCAGCCACTGACGGGGTACTGAGGGGTGGACGTCGATGACGGTGGGGGCGCCCTTGGCCTGGAGGTACTTGGCTCGGTGCCCGTCGGTGCCCATGACGGGCTCGGCGGGCCTGAACTGGATCACCGCCGGCGCGTCCGTGCCCGGCCGGTACCAGGGCATGAGGAGGGCCGATCCGGTGTCTGTGCACTTTCGGGCCGTGTGGTACCCGCCCCAGCGTGACTGAGGGGTGTACCCGGTGGCGATGACGGCGTCCCGCTCTCCCCCGGGCACGGCGCGGGTGTAGCGCCTGGCCGCGGCCACTGCCGGGTGGATACCCGAGGAGGCGAGCTTTCGCCCCTCAGGATTGTCCTGGCCCGGGAGGGCGGCGTGGTCCTGGTCTTGAATCATGTCTCCATGGTGCCCGGACACCATAGGTGCATGAGCAAGATCGCCGCCGGCGCCTACGAGCGCCCACTATTCATCATCAAGTCAGTCTCCGCGCCCGAGCAGGTGCCTCAGTCCGCCGAGTACCTCGTGCGGGCCCTGTCCCGCATCGGGGACGTCGTCTACGGGGAGGTCAAGAACACGGACACCTTCCACGACCGCTTCACCATGGTCATCGATGACCTCGACAACCTGGATGCGGTCGTGGAGAAGATCGACCACCTCCTGGGGCTGTCATGACCCCGCGCGACATCCTCGTCAACCCCTTCAGCGGGTGGTTCGACCTGGAGAGGACGCTGGAGCCCCTGAGCCGGGAGGACCAGGACGCGGTGCGCGACGCCGTCGTCGAGGCCTACGAGACCGGGCACCCCGTGCCCGTCTTCCTCACCAGTACCAACCAGCGGAAGGCGGCGTAGAGATGGGGTACATGCCCAAGTCATGGCGCAGGGACTACACCGGCTCACTCCGCGGTCTCGTCGAGACAGCCGTGAGGTGGCTGGCCTCCTACGCGGAGGACCGGATCATCCAGGCCTCGGCGGACATCTCCAGGGGGTCGGGGATCCCGGCCGAGCTCATCGAGGTCCGCGCCCTGAATCTGCTCTCCAAGGAGATTCTCGAGGCCCGCGGCCGCGCGGCCGTACGGGCCAAGCGCGCCGGGTGCTCGCTCAACGTGATCGCCGTCGTCGCCGAGGGCGACGAGGCCACGGGCTCCTCAGTGAGGTACTGGCCGGGGTGGCGCCAGGCCTCCGCCGACGGCGGCGCCCCCCTGGAACCATGAGCGCCGCCGCCGACCGCCTGTCCGAGTGCGGCATGGACATGGTCCGGGCCGTGGACACCCTGGGCGGAGACGTCCTCGACTCGGTCCTGGCCGTCACCGAGGCGCTGGTGTCGGCGGCCCTTGCCGAGGCAGGCCGGCGCGTCGGCCTGGCCAGGTCCGAGGGGGCCAGCTGGGCGCAGGTGGCCTCGGCCACTGGCTTCGTCAGCCAGGAGAAGGCCGCCAAGCGCTACACAGGCAGGATGTGCCGCCCGGCCTCGGGGGAGAGGGCGGCGATGCTCGAAGACGTCTACGAGCCCAGCCTGTCCTGGCCGGCGGACGGCGGTCTGGAGACGGTCAAGGAGCTGGAGGTGCTGGCCCTGTCCGCCCGCACCTGGGCCTGCCGGACCGTCCACCTCATGAGGCTGCGGGGGGACACGTGGAAGCACATCGCCGACGCCGCCTCCATCGGGTCCTGGGCTTCCGCCCGGGCCCGGTACGTGGGGGCCGTCGAGAGATTCAATCGAAAGACCCTGTCCACAGGGTTGTCCACAGGAAGGGACAAGGACACATGGAAGCACCACTCACCGTCGCCGACGCCCTCCGCGCCGCGAGCGCTGCGCGCGAGCGCCTGACCAGGGTCCGGCTCCACCGGGCGTCCACTGAGCTCGTCAGCCGCGTCCACGGCCTGCTCCTGGACCAGCAGACCTCCAGCGACCTCTACCCGTGGACCATGGGCAGGCCGGTCGGGGCCCAGGTGGGGCCGTCGCCGGAGCCCGTCTCACAGGTCGTCCAGGAGATGGTTCGTGACACCGGGTGGCAGCACGAGCCCACGAACGTCGTGGGCGAGGAGGTCTCCTACTGGTACCTGCCGGGAGCCGGGTCTCTCCCCGGGCTCCAGGAGACGGTGGAGGCGGCTGCGGCCACCGCGTGGGAGAAGAAGCGTCTCGTCGCACCTCCTGCCCAGGGCACTCTGCGTTCTTCCTTGGACACCGCCGTGCGCAAGTGCGCCCTCGCCGTCGAGTGCGTCGTCACCGACCTGATGACGTCCACCGACGTCGACCACGTGAGCATCATCCCGGACGACGACGGGCTGGCCGTCGTCATGGCGCCCACCGACCCAGGGATGAGTGTGCGGCTGCCCTTCGAGACCGCGGCCGCCGGCTCCGTCCCCTGGGCGACCCGCTCCCCCTGGTTCCCCGGCTTCTTCGAGGTGTCGCGCGAGAGCTGGGAGTCATCCCGGGCTGGCCGCGTCAAGGCGGTGCTGGCGTGAAGGTCCTCGTCGAGAAGAACGCCGACGCCCCTGGCCTGAGCCGGGCGTCGTGCATCGCCCTGGGGCTCATGCTCTCCTACGGCGCCGCGTCGAGGCGTCCGCGTCGCACGATCGCCACCTTTGCCGACCTGGCTCAGATTCCTGCCGAGGAGCAGGACGTGGTTCTCACCGACGAGCAGCGCTCCCTGCTGTTCCGGGCCCGCTACTGGCTCCACATCGTCGCCTCCAAGCCGCAGACGACCCTGGCCGTATGCAGCCAGTGCGGCGCCGCCTACGTCCGCTCCCCGGGGGCGTCAGTGCCGTCGAGGTGCACCTACAACCCGTTCTGCGACGGGAAGGTGGTGTGGGCCGGCAAGGCGACAGTGAAAGAGGTCTCCACCTCACCCGACCCAGGTGAGGGGACTGGCGTTGCGGCCGATGCTGTCGGCTGACTGGCGGGCATTCTCGGCGGCCTTACGGATCGTCTCCAGCGAGGCGCTGTCGGCTGACGCCCAGCCGCGGGCGTAGCCGTTGCTGACCTGCACCCGGCAGTACCCCTGCCGGGCCACAACAACGATGCCGTTCTCTCGCGCCGTCCAGGCGCGCATGGTCGGGTCGTAGAAGACCTCCACGTCACCAGGGGGCACGGCGATCCCCGCACTGATGTACATGGAGAGGCGGTTCAGGTGGTCGGCAACCACCTCGGCCACACGTCCTCTGATGGTGGACATGGGTGCTCCTTCGTGGGACTCGGGTCCGCCCGGCTCGCGGACCCTGCTGAGATATTTTTATCTCACCTCATCGGCCGGCGTCAAGGGGTTGACGCCGTCGTTCTCGGGGAGACCCTCCGCTCAGGGCCTACGATCAGCAGAGCAAGACACCCCCGAGCAGAAGGCCCCACCGATGATCGTTAACGTCAGCGTGCCCAACGGCTTTGACCCGGACAGCAGCAGGCATGTCGAGCTCCTGACTCGGGCGGTCCGCAAGCAGCAGAAGAGCCAGTCGCTGGTCTACTCGGGATTCGACCCTCAGACCCGGCAGGCATTCTTCGCCGAGCCCGTGAGTATCAACTCCGGTGGTCAGGAGGGCAACTGGGTGGGGCTTCCACCCAGCACCAAGGAAAACGATGGGGCCAAGCAGGCCAAACTCCTCAAAGGGCTCTACGAGTCCCGAGGGATGTCCGGCTGGGAGATGGTCGAGTTCGACCCCCTGGCCTTCAGAGCCCGAGTGGCCCCCGTCAGCACCGACGAGCTCCGGGCCCGCGGCGCCCTGTCGAACGCTCTGGGCTGCAAGCCGTGGGAGGTGCAGGTCAAGGCCGTCAGCAAGGACCGATCCGACCGCCTCGGCTACGACGTCATCCTTCCGAAGACGTACGTCCCTTCCAAGCACAACGCCAAGATCGAGGAGGCGGTCACGTGCGTCTTCGGCCGGCCCGGATGGTTCTTCGAGGTCGCCTGGGCCGACGACGGGCTCGTGACCATGAAGGTGCGCCCCGGGAAGCTACCCACCTTCCCCAAGACCATCCCCTACCCCGAGGTGTCTGAGGTGACACCCTTCCTGCTCAGCAGCACCTCGTGGTCGAGGGTGCCGATCGGCCGGCGACTGCCGAAACGGGGGGAGAGCGACCTCGGTGAGGAGCTGAGCCTCGACCTGCTGGCTGGCCCTCACACCCAGCTCGGGGGTCTGTCCAACTCAGGTAAGTCGGTGGTGCTCAACAACATCATCTTTCACCTGATGACTCATGGGGCCCAGGTCTCCATCATTGACGACCCGCAGAAGGCCGTGGACTTCCTGTGGGTCAAGCCCTACCTCCCTGAGGGGTTCGGATGGGGATGTGATGACCTGAAGTCCTCGGTGGCGGCTCTGTCCCTCGTGTGCGACGAGGGCAAGCGACGTGGGCGGATCCTTGACGCGGAGGGGGCTCAGAAGTGGACGGACCTTCCCGACTCCTACAGCGCGGACTTCCGTCCGATCTTCGTGATCGTGGACGAGGCCACGATGCTCTTCACCATGACCGAGGATCCCAAGCAGCTCCCCAAGGACCACCCCATGCGCGAGGAAGCGATCACCGAGAACATCTGGAAGACGATGCGCAAGCAGAAGATCTATGACATCGCGGCCAAGTGGCGTTTCGCCGGCATCCATATCCTGGTCTCCACACAGATCGCCTCCGCGAGTACCGGCCTGGGGCCAGCACTCCGCGGAAACCTCGCCAACAAGCTCCTCATGGGATCCAGGCCGAGCAGGAGCCAGATGAACCTGGTCTTCTCAGACCCCTCGATCATCCCCCAGGTGCCGCCCAACATCCAGTCCGACGGCGCCGTCGTCAAGGGTGTCGGCCTGTCCGCCCTGGAGGGACAGGCACCCGGGGTCTTCAAGGGCTACTGGCTCGGCTCCGGCAAGGACATGGCCGCCAGGCTGGAGGAGATGGGGCTACCCCGCACCAGCAACCCCGCGCCGAGCCGTGCGGACATCGTCCGCTTCGACCCCCTGGCCTACGAGGGTGACGAGGACGACTACGAGCCCGGCCAGATCGAGCCGGAGGGCTTCGGCGACCCCGGTGGCGACGACGGGAGTGACCTGAAGGGTGCGGCCCGGGCCTCGCACGAGCTGGCCATGAGTGCTGCGGCGATGAAGAGCCGGCGCGCTCGGTCCGCGGCGACCTCGACTGACCTGGTACAGGAGGAGGCATGAGCAACAAGGACCTCAGCCCCCTACAGCAGGCTCAGCAGAACAACCGCAACAGCGACGGCACCTACAGGACGAAGCCCGGCCTCGGCACCAGCGCCGCCGACGAGCTCTGCGGAATCGGTGAGGAAGTGGTCTTCGAGGCCGACTGGCGCGACCTGGAGGAGATGGAGATAGAGGAGGGGGTCGACTGGTACGTCGGAGGCGTGAAGAGCGTCTCGATCATCCGCAACGAGGACGGTTCTCTGTCTGCTGACGTCACCATCGACGTTGACGACGGCAACATCGCCGAACCTGCGCTACGGGAGCTCGCTGACTCATACCCTGGTGCCTACTCCCGAGAGTTTGATACCCCATACGACTGGACGCCCGATAACCGCCCGAGCGAGTACCTTCTCGGCGAGGAGACACAGGATCCAGATAACCCTAGTCTCCACGTCTTCAGGGTGCCGCTCGAATCCACCTCAACAATCGAGGCAGTCAAGGAGGCAGGGAAGGTCCTTGACACCGGGGACTATGGCAGACCCCCTGGTCCCGCCGCGGCCCGGGTCCACGAGGCAGTTAAGCACACGCTGGCCAAAAAGCAACGGATCTACGACATGAAGGACTCGGCGACGAAGTGGGCCTTGAAGGCTGCTGGAGCCCCCGAGGACGTCGAAATTGACGGCAGTGCCTTTGCGGCGATCGATTACGCAGTAGACGACTTCCTTCGAGATCATCCCGGCTCTTTCGATGACGTCCCTGCTGATGAGTTTGGACGGGATCTCATCAAGGCCCGTTGCTTCTCCTCCGGATTCACCGACAACCGACGCCGATACGGCAAGAAGGCTGGAGACCTGGAGCTGGAGGCCCACAATCAGGGAGGGATCAGGTTCTGGGTCGGTGGTGACCCCGAGTACGACCTCAGGCTCATGGCCCACGTGGAGCCGCCCGTTCCTCCTGGTATCGCTCACCAGTAGCCCCGGGCACCATAGGACTGGACTGTGTCCTCTTCCGAGGAACGCGAGAGGCGGCGCGCTCACAAGACGTCGACGACACAAGCAGCAGACAGAGAAGGAGGACGATCCATGATCGTCATCGCCAAGGGGCAGAAGGTCCCCAATCACGTCGTCGCCATTCTTGGTGAGGGCGACACCCTGGAGGTGTTCGAGTCCTTCCAGGACCTCATCAGCCGGCTCCACGACCACACCTTCGGTTTCTCCTACATCGAGGCCGGAGACCTCGGGGACAAGGAGGCCTACGCCGCCCGATTCCGGCTGGCGAGCCAGCTGATTACGGCTGCCAACTCGTACGATCCGGACGAGGTTATGGACCTCGACCCGGAGTACCAGATGGCCCTGTCCAACGGCGGCCGCCGGCCGGCCCAGGTGGACACCTGGGAGATCGAGGACATGCCCCTCCACGTCCAGGCGACCTACTACGCCCCCTACACCGACGTGCCGCTCCCGGAGGGTAACGTCGTCGCCATCAACTCCCACACCGAGGAGGACCTGGTCACCTCACTGCTCGACGGGGACGTCCTCTCCGGGGTGCAGGTCGAGGCCGGCACCACCTGGGAGGGCTGACTTCCCCCGGTTTCGAGAACCACCCTCCCAAGGGTGAGAGCATTGCCCCATGAGACTCAAGCCAAGACAGGAAGAGATCGACAAGGGGCGAGAGGACATCGAGTCCTTCATGCTCTCCCCCAAGGGAGGGTGGTTCTCTCTTGCCGCGGTGGTCCTCATGGCGATCTCCATGGCGCTCGCGATCTGGGACTACCTGTGAGCACCCGGGGGAGAGCAGGATCGAACCTGTCCACCTTCGTGGGCGGGGCGGGCGCCGCGGGAAAGGCCGCCGGAGCCAGGGGTGAGGAGCTCACCGCCTCCCTCCTGGAGCAGGTCTCGGCCACCGGGTGCTACGTGCAGCACTCAGTCCGGGTTGGTCATGGGCGCGCCGACGTCGATCACGTCGTCATCGGCCGCAGGGGGCTCGTCATCATCGACTCCAAGTGCCTGAGGCCGGGAACCTACATCACCATCATGGGGCGCACGTGGGCGCTGTCCAAGTGGCGGCTGCGGCGGGCGGCGCACCTGGACTCCACGTCCCTGTCCCGCTCGGCGCAGGACATGCGTGACCACCAGATCAAGGTCCGGGGTGTTCTCGTGTGCCCCCACGCCTCTCGCGCCGGCAGGGTGCGCACGCTCCTGGCGCGCTACGTCGGCGCCAGGTACGTCTCACCCGCGTCCCTCACCAACAAGGTGCTGCGCCTGGCCGGGGCCGGGGCCCCCGATCCTGAGACCATGAGCCTGTTCGTCTCCTGGGCGAACCTCAACCGCTGAGGAGAAGACAGTGGCGCGCTCACGATCCCGCAAGCAGCCCTCACCGATGGAGAGGTCGAACTACTGCCTCCTGGTGGCGGCTTCCCTCATCGCCGTCCGCGTCCTGGTCGGGTGGCCCACCCTCCTTCCCGCCATGGTCGTCCTGGTGGCCGGGGCCTGGCTGGCCCGCACCCCGGTGCTTTCAGGGAAGAAGGCGGTCGGCTCTCGCACCGAGCCGGCGCCCGAGGGCGTCGTCGAGCGCTACCACCACCGCATGTACACCAGGATGATGGTGATGCGCGGCCTGACGTCGTGGGTCTCCGTCGTCCCGCTGCGATCATCCACCCTCATCGCGCTCGCGGCGGCCCTGGCGGCCGTGGCCTCCCCCGTCAGCAGCCCCCTGGGGTACGACGCCTGGTTCGTGACCGCTGACGCGGTCGCCGCCTTCCTCACCATCGTCTGCGTGGCCCACGTCCTGCGGACCACCGCCTCACCAGAGGAGCCGGCCCCGGGCGTGTCCCTGCCGGCGACCATCGACGGGCTCAGGAAGGCCGGCGTCCTCACCAGGGTGAGGATGGCCGTCCCCGTCGTCATTGGCGCCGTCGCCGGCACCTGGACGGGCATCAGCTCCACCTCCGACATGGAGACCTGGCGGGTCGTCATTGGCGCCGTCGCCGGACTCCTGGGCGGCACCGGGCTCTCCTGGTGGCTGACGTGGGGGATGTACTGCCGGTCCGGCTGGATCGCCAGGAAGGCCGCGAGAGTCATCTGGTCGGCCACGTGGACATCGGCCCAGGAGAAGGAGCACCCGTTCCTGACCGACCTGGACACCGTCTCACCCTGGGTGGTCAACAAGTTCTCCGTCGCCACCGGCAAGGACAGCGGCTACTACCTCAAAGGAGGCGTTCAGACCTCCATCGCGGCCGCGGTCGAGGCGACGGTGGGAGAGGGGAACGAGGTGCTCACCCTGCCCGAGCCGGAGGTGGTCGCGAGCGGGGTGCCCAACCGGTCCAGGGCCTCCCTGAGCAGCTTCCGAGTGGTTGTGCGACCGAAGACGGAGGAGGTCGACATCACCAGCGATGAGACGACTGAGGACCAGGTGGTCATGGCCGCCGAGTGCGCGATCGCCGTCTGGGCGGGATCCAAATCCCAGGACAGGATCATGGTCATGGGGGCCACCCGCCTGACCGCCTCCGCCCCCCATGTCTGGGAGGTCTCCTTCCCCCCGGAGACGGACCCATCCGTGTCCGACGTCCTCGCACCCCTGGCCGGGAACGTCGAGGGGATGCGCTCCACCTACGTCACCGAGAGCGACTCCGTCCTGGTGGGGCCTCTGGAGAATGCCGACTGGGAGGACGAGTCAATGATCGCTCAGATCGACCGCCTCAGGGTGACCGACTTCTGGAGCTCGGTGTGGACCGAGGTGCTCAGGAACGAGGCGACCCCGACCCTCCAGTTCAAGGCGATCAACGAGCTCGCCTGTAACGGTCAGACCATCCACTACGTTCCGTTCGTCTCCCGCAAGGGGGTCGACGTTGGCAAGGAGTACGTCTCCAAGGTCGATCCCATGCGCACGGCCCTGAAGTCGGCGCCCTGGCTGGACCTGGGTTTCATGGGGCCGGAGAACCCCAAGGGCCGAAAGCCCGGGAGCCGCAGCGACAAGTTCTTCATCCTCGCCTACTCCGAGACCCCGGTCCCCGACCTCCCCCAGGACATCAACCCCGACCGGCGCCGTCGCCACGCCAGCCTCTACGACTCCCGCACCGGGCCCGAGATCGTCCTGTCCGGCCTGGTCTCATCCGCCTTCCGCGCCGTCTTCGGCCACGCGAAGATCCCCCAGGTGGTCAAGGGGGAGTGCCTGACCACGTCGACCCCGCACATCTGGAAGGTCTCCATGGCCCTCTACGGCGGCCTGTCCAACGCCGACATCGCCTCCAAGGCCGACAGGCTCAAAGGCCACCTGCGCTGCCCGTGGCTGCGGGTGCGCACCGACGTGGCCACCGGGTTGACCGAGCTCTACGTCGGTGAGCAGCCCAGTGAGGCGGAGGTCAAGGAGTCCCGGCGCGCGGAGGTCGCCGAGCTCGACTTCGAGGCCGCCTTCGCCTCCGCCAAGCTCGTCACCGCCTACCGCGAGACGCCGACGATGCGCTCGGTCAGCCCACTGGAGACCAACCCGAAGGTCACCGTCTACGACTTCGCGCTGCCCCAGGGGGTCTCCGTGCGCGACGTGCGCGAGCCCAAGGCCCTGGACCAGCTCCGCTCCGCCACCGGATACGCCTTCCTTCAGGTGGTCGACATCCCCAACGACCCCTCCACGCTCAGGCTCCTGGCCTCACGGACCAACCCGATCCCGGACAGGGCGAACTACAGCTTCGACGTCGCCGACCCCATGATCGCCTCCACCGGGCCGGGCAAGAACCTGCGTATCCCCATGGGGTCCGGGATCGACGGATCCCCGGTGACCTGGGACATCTCGACGACCCCACACATGCTCTGCCTGGGAATGACCGGCACCGGAAAGACAGCGACCCTGGAGACCGCTGTCTACGGAGCCCTGCGTGCTGGCTGGGAGGTCGCCTTTGTCGACCCCTCGAAGAAGGCGGCGGACCTTGTCCCCTTCCAGTCTTGGATGGCGTCCATGACGGGTGACCTGAGTGAGTCGGAGGCCATTCTCCGGTACGTCTATGGAGAGGTGCGCAAGCGCGTGGACCTCAACGCCACCCACGGAGCCACCTCCATTGACGACCTTCCCGAGGACATTCGCCCCAGTCACGTCCTGATTATCATCGACGAGTTCACCTCGCTCCTGCTGGGAGAGAAGGTCCCCTCATCCAGCGGGGTCACCGACCCGGAGGTGCTCAGCAACATCGAGGCCACGAAGGCGGCCAACGCCTCCAGAGCGGCCATCGCCTCGATCACTGGGCGTATCGGGCGCGAGGCCAGGTCCGCCGGTGTTCACCTCCTTCTGGGCACCCAGAAGCTCAACGCCAAGACCATGGAGGCCATCCCCGGAGGCGACCTGAAGGACAACATGGGCCGACTCCTGCTGGGAGCACCTGGGTGGAGCGAGATGGCCTCCGGCCTGAAGAACCCCGAGGCCGCCCCCAGGCTGACCCACACACCCATCGGGCGAGGCATCTTCGAGTCCATGACCAGGGGTGCCATTGAGATGCAGACCTGGTACGCATCAGCCGAGACCTACGCCGAGCACCTGGCCGACCTCCCCGAGAGGGAGAAGTGGGACATCGGCCAATTCATGCCCAAGAAGTCCGCCGCCAGCGCCTACGAGGTCATCAAGCCGGACCCCGTTGGCAGTCCTGAGGAGAGCATCGACCTGTCCAGCCTGGACATGAGCGACCTGGATCTCGACGACGACTCAGCGGACGCAGGCGATGAGGGTGAATCCGCTGGTGACCTGGATCCCGAACCCACCCCTGAGCCCGACCCTCTACCGGAGGCTCCGGCTGAGGAGTCGGTCAGCGAGCAGGAGGCCTCCCCCCTGGCCCTGGGCGATCTCGTACCTCTTCCTGAGGCTCCGTCCGAGCCCGCGCCCGCGGCACCCTCGGGGGCTGGCGGGAACCAGGAGACAGAGGCTCTCGCCCCGGACCCCGGCACCATCCCCAGGATGCCGCCAGCACCGAACCCGGGGTCGTTCCCCTCCCCGTGGGGCGTGCCGAGCTGGGTGCCGGATCGTTTCTAGCCGGCCACGGCGCCCCCGAAGTAACCTGAGCAGAGACCACAGAGAGGCCGAAAGACCATGCGAGACCTTCAGTTCCAGCCCAAGAGCGCAGGCGTTAACCTCCTCCTGCCCTACCTGTGGGCGGACTCCTACGAGGACGGGGCCCCCTCCTTCCTCGACTCCGTCGACAACGGGAACGCCATGTGCCGGGCGACAGGCCTGGGGAGCGACATGGTGATCGCCCCGCTGTGGGCGACCACGGCCGTGCCCCTGATGACCCCCGAGCGAGCTCGGGTGCTGACCGCGAACCCGTCGATCCAGGGCCACCCCTTCCTGTGGATGCCCGTGGAGACGATCGCCCGAGCTGAGATTGACGAAGGCGGCGGCAACGTTCGTGAGGAGAGTAATGAGGAGTGGGCTCTGCGCATCCTCCTGGAGGCGCTCTACTCAGGGTGGTTTGACCCTCGCACTGGCAGGTGGCTGGACATCGTCAAGTCATCCGGCCTGGGCATGGACCGAGTGCGGACATGGCTGTCCAGTGCATCTGTTGATGACCCGGAGGTGGCGGCACTGAGTGCGCCCCTGGCCGGCCGCTCTCCCGGTTCGGAGAACTGGGACCTGGACCTGGCCCTCAACGTCCTGCCTCTTCTACAGACCCTGGGGCGGTCGTTCACTGCCGAGGAGCTCTCGATTCGTCTCGACCGGGCTCGCAAGGATTCCGACTCCAAGGAGCAGTCATCCCTTCTCTGGTACGGCTCGCTTCTCGAGTACGTCAATGGCGTGGCGCCAGCCGACTCCTACTGGTACCAGCTCTCCAAGAAGTCGTCCCAAGACCCCCAGGTGAACCTGACTGACGCCTTCCGAGAGCTCGATCGGCATATTGCCTCCCGTGACGAGATCGTCGAGGGGACGAAGGACTCGGTCTTCGACCTCGTCTACGACATCATGGTCGGCGACAGCGGGATTCTGACCTTTGTCCCGACCGTGGAGGACCCCATGTCCGTCGTGACCGCCTCAACGCTCCCGCCATCGGTTCCGCCTGCGGGCGGGGGCTCCTCCTGGATGATCCAGCGCGACGGCTAAAACCGGACGGCCCATGCGGCCATGGGGGAGAATCGTCCACATGAATACCGCAGTGATCGAGTCTCCGCAGCTCTCCCAGGTGCTGGCTGGTCGAGGGGTGGACCTCTCCCCGATCTCGTCCGTCTCCATGATGGAGCAGCTGAACTCAACCGATGAGGACCTCATCATCATCGTCACCGGTATGAGCGACGCGGAGCGCGAGACCCTGAGGCGCTGGGCCTCCTTCGTCGTCGCCAAGAAGGCGAACATCAAGAAGATCATCACCATCTCCCCGGACGCCGACGCCTGGCAGGAGACCCGGAAGGACCTGGGGAGCACGGACCTCGCCGTCTTCGGCTCCAGCATCACCCTGTCCATGCTCCTCCAGGCGCTCGGGGTGGATCCGGTGGACAGCGACAGCACCTTCAGTATCAACGTTGACGGCACCGTCACCGGCTCCCAACCCGCGCCCGCCGGGGCCTTCCCCGTGGCCGGCTCGGCGGCGGTGGCGCCCCAGGCGTGGACCGGCTCCCCGCCCACTGGCGGCTTCCCCGTCCAGCAGGCCTACCCCGTGCAGCCCCAGCAGCCGGCGGCGACGACCGGGGCCTTCCCCGTGGCCGGCAGCGCGGCCGCCCCCGTCACCGGTGGCTTCTCGCCGCAGGAGTACGCCGCGAGCGCCTCGGCGCCCCTTGCCCCGTCAGCGGCGTCAGCAGCCCAGATGGCCTTCCCCGTTCAGCAGGTCTACTCACCTCAACCCACCCCCGCGCCCGCCGGCGCCTTCCCCGTGGCCGGCTCAGCGGCGGTGGCGCCCCAGGCGTGGACCGGCTCCCCGCCCACCGGCGGATTCCCCGTCCAACAGGCCTACCCCGTGCAGCCTCAGCAGCCGCCGGCGACGACCGGCGCCTTCCCGGTGGCGGGCAGTGCGGCCGCTCCCGTCACCGGTGGCTTCTCACCGCAGTCCCCCCTGCCGGCCGCCGGCTACCAGGCGGCCCCGGCCGCACCCCTCGTCAACAGGCCGATTCCCTCTCCTCGTACCGGTGGTAGAGGGAAGGTCAACGACCTCCTTCCCTGGTCCCGCGTTCTCTTCGTCGTCGGAACCGCAGGCGGTGTCGGTAAATCCACTCTGGCCCGATCCATCGCCTTCGAGGCGAATGCTCTCGGCTTGGGCTACGTCTACCTCGTGGACGTGGCCGGCGACCTCACCGAGGTCCTGGGGGCCAGCGAGCTCGAGAACGTCAGCGGTCTCGACCGGGGTGTGACGATGGCCGACGTCGTCCTCGGGCCGGACAACCTCAAAAGGGTCAGGGGCGCCCGCATCCCCTTCGGATTCGTCCTCGCACCCCCGGCCGACCAGCCCAGGCCCGACGTCTCCCGTTGGGAGAAGGTCATCAACAGCCTTGCCGAGGGCCAGCCGGGGATCAACGACTACGACGAGCAGTCCCTCATCGTGGTCGATGTCCCGGCCATGGATGACGACGACCCCTTCATGAGCGAGGTCCTCCACTTCGGCATGAAGGACATGGGCGCCTGGGCGCTGGTGGTCACCGACGCCTCGCTGAAGGGGGTCGGGGCGGTCCCTCGAACCGTCGGCAACTACGCGAAGCTGGCTCCTGGCCGAGTCATCGGTGTGATGAACCGCGTCCCTCAGGGGCGTCCGCGCCCCACCGACGCAGAGCTCCTGGAGCTGTTCCAGCCGGCCAAGGTCCGGGCGGCCATCCCCTACACCGACTCCGTCGTCACCGACGAGGCCAGGCGCCAGCTCGACCACCCCGTCTTCGGACCGGTGGCCTCCGAGATCTTCAACATCCACAGAGGCGGGTGAGACCCCGGTGCAGCAGGTCCTCGCCGGTCTGCTGAACTGCGTCGACGCCGGATTCCTCCTCCGCAGCGGACACGGAACCGCCCACGTCCTGCCGGCGTGGGCGGTTCTCGCTGATGGCACCTCTTACGGGCGCATGGACTGGACCGACGCCAGCAATGGGTGCGACACCGTGTCCGGGACGTGCCTGGCCGACGGGACCGTACGGTCCATGACCCCAGCCCTCGTGGACGCCGGAGACGTCGTCTCCTCGTGCAACTGGGCCTACAAGCGTCTGCACAGAGGGATGGTCTCGGTCTCCTCCGACCTCGTCCACCCCCACCTCGTTGACGACGTGGCAGTCACGACCCTCCGGATGGCGACGGCCCCCGATCCCACCGGCCCCGGGACGATGACGGCCACCGAGTGGGTCTGCGCCTGCGTTGCGCTTGCGCTGCGAACCCACGGAAACGGCTTGCGCCTCAGGCGCGTCCATATCATGGACGCTGTGAACAGGTGTCGGTGGAGCAGCCAATGAGCAGGGCTGACAGCAGCAAGCGCAGGCAGGCCCTGGAGGGGCTGGAGCGGGGATTCATCAAGGTCAAGGACCTCGTGCGGTTCGCCGAGGACGGCGACCGTGCCTCCCGCTCCCTCCCCCTGGAGCTTGTGCTTCGCTCCGCAGAGCCCGGGCGCTGGAGGTCGCTCCTGGAGCGCATCAAGGCGGCGAACCCTGACGTGACCGGGCAGATGACCCTCGGGGAGATCGTCGATCCGAGATGCGGTCAGAGGAGGGTAGCGGCGCTCGCGTGCGTGCTCGAACAGCCCCCGACCCTGTGGTCAGGCTTCCCCTGGACCCCCGCTCCCCCTGAGTGGCTTGGGAGTCCGGGATGAAGGACATGCTCACCAGCGACCTGCGCCGAGCCCTGGCCGCCGGGGAGGTTGACGAGCTCATGAGGTCGTGGGCCGACCCCGTCAGGGCTGAGGCCCTCAGGATCTACCGGTCCATGAACCTGCGCCGGCGCGACCACCTCGACGAGATCGAGTCCATGGCCTGGGAGGTGGTCGCCGGCCTCATCGATGACGAGAGGGCGGGCAGGACCCGCGCCACCTACGCCTTCGGGGCCTTCTTCTCCATGCGCCTGAGGAACCACGTCAAGCAGTGGCTCGACTCCGAGGTAGGGCTGGCACCGGCCAGCGGGATGAGCCTGGCGCGCCGGCGGGGGAGGCGGATCAGGGGGGTCATGGAGGGCCGAGGCCTCGACGTGCTCACCGCCTGCGGGACGCTGAACGACGAGGTGACGTACATGGGCACGTTCTCACCGGGAGACCTGGCCACGTTGCAGGACTCGGGCGCGTCCATCGATGACGAGCTGACCGAGGTGGACGTGACGGTGCCGGCGCAGGGGGCGTACCTCCTGGCGCCGTTCGAGACGACCGCCTTCATCCGCGAGGTCGCCGCCCGCCTTGACGACCAGGAGGCCCGCATCGTCACCACCTGGCTGGAGACCGTCGCCGACGGGGACGGCGCGTCAGGGAGCAGGACAGTCGCCAGGGCCCTGGGGATCAGGGAGAGAGACGTCCGCCTCGCCATGGAGGCCGGAAGGCGGGCGGCCCTGGACGTTCTGGAGGACTCCGGCGTCGACATCAACGAGCTCTGATACCGAGCCGGCACCCTCCTGTGCGCCTAGCCTGGTACTCATGAGCCACTCGTCACCACTCATTGCCGGACTCGACCTGTCCCTGACCTCCACAGGGGTCATGGTCATCAGCGGAGGTCTCCAGGTCGTCGTCGAGAGGCTCGTCACCTCTCGGGGTAGCCGCTCCGACTCCTGGGAGCGCCGCGTGGAGCGCGTCGATCGTCTTGCCTCGACCATCGTCTCCTCGGCCCTGGAGGCCGGAGATGTGGACCTGGTCGTCGTCGAGGCCCCCAGCTACGGGCGCGCCAGCGACCCCGGCTTCTACGACCGGGCCATGCTCACCCACGCTGTCCTCAGCGCCCTGGGCAGGCGCGGGACACCCTGGGGTATGGTCCCTCCGTCCAGCCTCAAAGCGATCATGACCGGACGGGGCGACGCCACCAAGGCGCTGGTGACCGCAGCGGTGTCCAGGATTCTTCCCGAAGCGCTTCTGGAGCGCAGCGACACCGCCGACGCCGGCGGCCTGGCCCTGGTGGGGGCCGCGCACCTGAGCCTGTGGGAGGTCGGCCCCGCCCGCCTGAAGGCCCTGGAGGGCTGCGACATGCCGGCTAAACGGTGAGACCCCGGGCCGAGGTGGCACACTGGGGTCGAGCCCGATCCCGAACCACAAGAAAGGTCCCTACCATGAAGACTTCCCTGCCCCCGCGCAAGGGGGCGATGGCGGCCGTGACCACGGCGGTCATCCTCTCCTCGCTGGCGATGCCGTCGGCCTTCGCCGACGACCAGACCCCTGCACCGGCCGCAGCCGCGGAGGCATCCTCCGAGGCCGGGAACATCGTCCCCGAGGGGGAGCACAAGTACACGGCCGAGGAGGCCGGCAACACGACCAACCAGACCGAGTCCCAGGCCTGGTACGACATCTACCGAGCCCGTCAGGACGCCGGGCAGCGGACGATCTCCGAGTCCTCCACCGACTCCAGCGAGGAGGTGGGCACCTACTCCTCCTCCAAGGGGGTCGGTCCGATGCTGGAGGACAAGGAGGGGATCGTCATGTCCACTCCCGACGCTCAGATCACCGTCCGCCAGCGTCAGGAGGGCGATGTCTCCTGGCTGGACGCGACCGTCAGCCGGGTCAAGGACCCGACCAACGGGATCCTCACTGACGAGAACGTCATCCCTCCGTCGGTCCCCGAGCCCCCGGCCCCTGAGCCCCAGCCCGGTCCTGGTGACAACCCGGCTCCCCAGCCTCAGCCCGAGCCCGAGCCGGCCCCGGACCCCGCTCCTCAGCCGCAGCCGAACCCCGGCGGTGGAGGTAGCGGTAGCGGTGGTAGTGCCTCCGAGCAGCCCTCTGCTCCCGAGGCCCCAGCGCCCGACACCAGCTCGATGACCGCCGAGCAGGCGGCGGCCCAGGTGAACACCTCGGTGGTCCCGACCACGGTCGTCACCCTGCGCAGCGGTGTGGCCACGGAGACTCGTACCTGGGTCAACGCGGCTACCGGCGAGGAGGTCACCCAGGTGGTCGTCCAGACCCCGGCGACGCAGGAGGCCGGCCAGGATGACTCCGGGGAGAAGTCCTCCGAGTCCTCCAGCGCGGGCCAGGAGACCAAGACGCCCTCGACGAAGGCTCCGTCGAAGAAGTCCGACCCCAAGATCTCGGTGTCCTCCAAGCCGAAGGCCACCGAGTCGAAGTCGCCCTCCTCCCAGACGAAGGCCGCCGAGAAGCCGGCCAAGGGCAAGCACGCATCATCGACCCCGATCATGCTCGGAGTCGGCGCCCTTGCCGCTGTCGGCGCCCTGGGGGCCGCTGGCTACTTCCTGGCTCGACGCCGGCGCGATGCAGACGACGCCGAGACGGCTCCGAACCCGTTCGCCGACTTCGATCAGGGCTGACGCCCACGAACGGATCAGACCCCCGTACCCAGCCACTGGGTGCGGGGGTCTTCCGTCCCCGGGCACCATAGGTTCAGCAGCACCAACACCTAAGGAGCGAAAGCCATGTCTGACATCACCACCGCAGCCCGCCGAGTAGCCGCAGCCATGAGCCGGGCGGAGGCCGGCGTCACCATCGGATTCGATCAGGAAGGGAACAAGACCGACGTCGACGGGGCCTTCCTCGCGGTCGTCCCTCGGGGCGACAAGGTCACCCAGCGGGAGGCCCAGGACCTCCTGGACAACGCTGGGGGGCAGGTCCAGGAGGGTGATGGCGGCGACGTCCGGTCTGAGATCGTTACGTCCACCGAGACGCTCCTGAACCGGCTTTCCTTCGCCAACTTCATCGAGAAGGCGGCGAAGAAGATGTCGGCCGAGACTCGCTCAGAGCTCTCTGACGGCGACCACCTCCTCCCCGGTGACCGGCGGACGGTGAGCCTTCCGGACGGAACCCGCATCGGTTCGGTGACTCGCCGAGAGCTGACAACCAAGACCGTCTACGAGGTCGTCGACCCCGAGGCCTTCGCCCTGTGGGCCCAGGTGGCGATGCCCTCCAGCGTCCGCGAGGAGGTGCTCGACCCTGCCGACCCGGAGGTCGTGGAGCTCGTCAAGAAGCACCTTCCGGACAAGGTGGGGCCCGTCGCCGCTCCCCACCTGAAGACGTCTCTGAAGGAGATTGTCGCCGCCAAGGGGCAACTCCCCGCGGGCGTCAAGGCCCACGAGGAGACCTCCGGCGGAGCGATTGTCGTCAACTCCCCGAAAGCGGCGGAGAAGGAGGCCATGCTGGAGGTCATCACCCCGGCCACCATCCGGAGCCTGATCGGTTCCTGAGTGAAGACAGAGACTCGTGGGATCATGAATCCCATGAAGACAAGACGACGACTGAGCAGCATCGGAGCCGCGCTCGCGGCACTGGTGCTGCTCAGTGCTGTGCAGCCAGCGGCCCTCGCCGAGGAGGGCGCCTCCCCGTACACCGCCTACGTCGAGGCTGCCAAAGGGATAGCCGCCGACAACCCGGCGCCTCAGGACTGGAACACCGCCCAGGCCGACAACTCGGGCTCCTCACACCCCGACGCCTGGCAGAGGAGCTCGGGGCGCACGGGGTGGTTCGGAGAGTCCTGGTACGACGTCGACGGCAACGGGTGCGACACCCGCAACGACGTCCTGAAGCGTGACCTGACGGAGGTGTCCTACAAGAAGGGGTCCGACTGCGTCGTCGCCAGCGGCAACCTCAAAGACCCCTACACCGGAAAGGACATCTCCTTCAAGCGCGGCAAGGACACGTCGAGCGCCGTCCAGATCGACCACCTGCTCCCCCTGGGGTACGTCTACGCCCACGGGGGCTGGGCCTGGGACGCCGACGCGCGCCTGGCGATCGCCAACGACCTCGGCAACCTCCTCGCCGTTGACGGGCCGGCCAACGGTCAGAAGTCGGACTCGGGCCCGACGACGTCCCCCAAGGGCCAGTCCTCCAACGGCACGTGGACGACGGACGGGGGCAAGGGATGGGTCCCGGTGAACCAGTCCTTCATCTGCGAGTACGCCGCCTCCCTGACTGCCACCGCCCGGAAGCACGGCCTGGGGATGCCCGACGGGGACCGTCAGTGGCTGGTCTCCAAGCTCGAGTCCTGCGCCACCAGCAACGCCGGCATGACCAAGCAGATCACCCCCCTTGACGAGGTGACCATGGAGTCGGTCAAGGAGCAGGTCAGCGCCGCCGTCGCTGAGGCCGCCCAGAAGGCCGGCAAGGTGGAGATCGAGACCGATCCGTCCAAGGCTGCCGCCGGCGCCACCAACAACGTCGAGAGGACGCTTGGGCCATGGGCGCAGAAGGCGATGGACTGGATGGGGAAGTACCCCATGGCAACCTTCATGATCGTCGGGGTGGTGCTCGCACTGGGCTCCATGGGAGCAAGGGGGCGGCGATGACCAGCTCGGTGAGAACCTGCTGCGGGTGCCGCACTCAGGTACCCGACGGCGACATCCGCCTCCTCGTCGGCCCGCCCCCGGTGACCAGGACCGGCCCCCGGGTCTCCGTCGGCGCCGTCGAGTACTCGGTGGAGCCGTCTCGCGACGAGCACCTCCACTCGGCGAGGACACGAGCCATGAACGGACTGCTCGGCTTCCTGTCCATCAAGGGCGTGAGGAGGACCGGACCCGTGTCGTGGACCATCTACTTCGGTCGTGACTCGCGCGTGGTCGCATCGTGCCCGGCCCTGGTACAGGAGGGGGCATGAGCAGCAGCAAGCCCCAGAGCGCGGCCCAGAAGAGGCGTCAGGAGACCCGGGAGCACGGGCGTTACGCGGCCTACGAGCCCGGCACCAGCGCCGCCGACGAGCTCTGCGGGATGTCCGGGGTCAATCGCATACGCGAGCCGTTCGGGATGTTCGAGGGCAATCGCATACGCGAGCTGGATGGCCGGTACGTGGAATACGCCAGCGCCGCCGACGAGCTGAGCGGGATCGGTGATGGTCAGCAAACCAGGGTCTGTGACCTGGAGTACGACAGCCCCGAGTACCTGGCCGCCGCCACTGGTCTCGCCGACCGTGAGACCAGTGCCCGGCTGGGCCTGATCGACCAGAAGAAGGCCTGGGGCCCCTGGGACCCGGACAACCTCCCCGACGACTACGCCGCCACCACCAGGTCCATGCCGCTGGGTAAGGACCTGGAGCACTCTACGCCCAGTGGTACCGACATCGCCGCGATGGAGCAGTACGTGGCCGCCCAGACCGAGGCCCTCCTTCGAGCCCACCACGGCGCCGACGCCGATCAGGTCGACTCCTACCTGGGGAGTGCCACCCACTACCGGACCATCGAGGAGGTCCACGACCCCGAGACCGGGCAGTGGACCGAGAGGACCACCGACGTCGGGGTCGGGACCATTGACGAGGCGTGGTCGGACTTCGGCCCCCGCAGGGCCGACCTCGACGCCAAGGGGCGCGCCGTCAGCGCCGACTACATGGCCGGCCCGGGAAGGCGCACCTACACCGACGACGACGCTCCGGTTCCCGGGGGACGCTTCGGAGAGCCCGGGGAGGTCACCTTCAACCCTGACGGGAGTGTCCGGGAGATGCTCTTCTACAACGACCGGGGGCAGGTCGAGACGGTGACCAGGAACGGCCGGCGGGTCTCCCCCGACGCCGAGGCGACCATGAGCATCCGCAACTACCTGAACCGCAACCCCTCGTGGAGCGCCAATACCGCCGAGACCGTTGACGACTACGTCATCCGCGCCGGCAGCCGGTACTCGGCGGCGTTCTCCGACGACCCGGAGACCAGGAAGACATGGAGGCCGGATCCCGACGGGGACGAGCCCCTGAACTCTTACTGCCAGTGGATCGCCCACGAGGGTGGCTACGGAGCGTCCGCCGCAGACAAGTGTGAGGCCATCTCTCAGGCCATCGGCCTGCACCACAACGCCTGACCAGGAGGAGAGACATGAGCAGCAAGCCCCAGAGCAAGAAGCAGAAGAAGCGTCAGGATACCCGGGACGAGCAGGGGAAGTACGCCTCATACGTGGCCGGCGCCAGTGACGCTGACGAGCTCTGCGGAGGCTTCATCTCCCGCAAGGTCGCCGGCACCTCCCGCACATTCTGGCGCGACGCCTTGGCGACCATCGACCTCAGCGAGGAGACTGGTGGTGAGGTGCCGAAGATGGACATGCTCATCGACGGCAAGCGAACCACCCAGCGGACGTACTCCGGCGCCGCCGGCACGCTGAGGATGCCGTCCAAGGCGGCCCTGGAGCGCATGGCCGACTCTGGCGTGGACACATTCGACGCCCCCTTCCAGGCCGGCAACGACCACGGCCACGTCACCGGCTGGGCCCGGTTCCACCGTGACGAGAACGGGACGTGGACGGTGGCGCCCCTCGTGGACGACAAGAGGATGTCCGACTACGCCCGTCGCCAGATGTCCTGGGTCCTGGGCGCCGAGCGCCCCAGCTTCGCCATGAACCAGGTGGCGTCGATGAACAGCCTCATCACGGAGATGGACCGGATGGAGGGGACCGAGGCCCACCCCGTCAAGGGGTCCTCCTTCATCCAGGAGGTCGGCTACGACTCATCGACCTCCACCCTGTACATGTCCATGCACGGCAACTCTTACGCCTACAACGACGCCCCCCAGGCGCTCTACGACGGCCTGGTCCGGTCCCAGTCGATGGGGCGGTTCTACAACCAGCACATCAAGCAGGCCGGCCGCAAGTCGGTGCCGGCCGACAAGTGCGACAGCTGTGGGCGCTACATGCCGGCGACCGAGGCCCACATGTGCCCGTCGGGCAATGTCGCGGCCAAGGACGTCGACACCGCCCGGGTCAAGATGTCCAACGCGGCCTGGGCGGTCGGGGTCGGCACCCGCGGCCGCGGGATGGCCCGGACCATGAGCGAGTTCATGGAGGACAGTCGCACCAGGCAGCCTCACCGGGCGCCGCAGGCACCGCCCCCCGCTCCGGCTCCCCGTCCGGAGTGGAACGAGCAGGCCAGGTCCTTCGTCGTCGACCACGGTCTGGCCCCGAGGCCGCCGCGCATCAACATCCCCGGGATGGACAAGGTCTCCATCCCCTCGGGTACGCGCTTCTCCTCCATCCGTGGTCAGAACGCCGCCGAGCTCGCCAAGATCGTCAGCAGCACCCGGTCGGCAAAGGGTCCCGACGCCTCCACGATCCTGGCGGCGACGTCCAGGGACGACAGCCTGAGCGCCTCAGGAACCATCGGGAGCGAGGGCATCACCATCACCGAGCTGCGGGCCTCCTCGAAGAACAAGGACCCGCAGTCGGCGTGGGCGGACGTCGTCAGCCGTCACCCCTACCTGGGGGACACTGAGCCCCCCACCGTCACCAGGCGCAGCCCCCGGACGGGGCAGTGGTGCCTGGCCTGGGTGTGACTGCCTCTGGTACAGGAGGAGCCGTGAGTATCAACCAGCCCCGGTGCGCCAACGGGCGATTCGACTTCAAGCCGAGGTCCGCCAGCAACGCGGAGGAGCTGGGCGGGATCGAGGACCTCGCCCAGCCAGTGAGCCTGGAGGAGGTCAGGCGCGACCTGGAGAGTGTGTCCGAGGAGGTCCACGAGCGCTCGATGGGCGCCTGGGCCGCCCACGTGCACGAGCGCCTGCCCGAGGTCGTCTCCTTCCGCCTGGAGGTGGACGGTGACGGCCTGGTCGGCCTGGCCCCCGACGGCTACCAGGGTCCGGAGGAGAGCAGGGCGGCCCTGGAGAGCATCCTCACCGCCGTCGATGCGGACCAGGTTGACCCCGAGGACACCGTCGTCGTCTCCGAGAGGGCCAGGCCCATCCGGACGGCGCAGGACCAGAGGGAGGTGGCGAGCCTGGTGGCCAGACGTGCCCGCCTCGCCCTGCTCGACGCCAGGATGACGGCCGGCCGGCTGGCCGACGAGGTCAGGGCGCGCACCGACCAGGGGGTGCTGGCCGTCTGGGGGCAGGACCGAGCCGAGCTCTTCACCGGGATGGGCCAGGACGTCCACGACCTCTACGACGTCGCCGACGAGATGCGCTTCGGGGACGTCCAGCTCTTCAACAGCGCCATGACCGAGGGCTGGGGGGCCGACGACGTCGATCCCCGGCTCGAGCTCTACGACGGAGGGGAGACATGACCCGTGCCCAGCCCCGTGGTCGAGACGGGCGCTGGAGGTCCAGACGTGCTCAGGAGAACTGCGACTCCCTCCTGGGCATGGGGGATAATCGCATCGAGCGGGTTCGGAAGGCCTGCGAGGATCCCACATCACTCCTGTCCTCCCCACAGGGGCGAAGGCTTCTTCGCGTACTTCTGACTGGTACAGGAGAGCACAAGTAAAACCCGCTCACAGAAAGGAGAGCCGCTGTGGCTCCGCCTGTAAATCCCTCCATGGTTCCCACCGCTGAGAACGTGAACCTCATGGAGACCTGGAACTCCCTCCTGGCCGCCTTTGAGTCGGTCACCGGGATGGATGGCCTCCTGAAGGTCGCAGCCTGGGTCGGACTGATCCTCATCATCGCCTCCATCATCGGCTTCCTCTGGACACGGCGTCAGGGTGGCAGCCCCTTCCAGGGGATGGGGAGGGCCATCTCCGGATCGCTGATTATGGGCCTCATCCTCATCGCTCCGAAGGTCGCCGTCCCAGTGATCCTGTTCATCGTTCAGACGATCATCAACATCGTCGTCACCGGACTGGGATCCGCTGGCGTCGGCTGACGATTTCTGAGCAGCCGCCTCGACGTCGTGCCAGGCTGATACTCAGCACGACGTCGAGGCGGAGGAGAGACCATGCAGACAAGAGACCTGACCGAGCTCACGGGAATCAAGGCGAACGCCGACAGAATGACGACGATTGCGACGTTCCAGTTTCCTGTCAGCTGGATCAAGCCGGGGTTCGTCGGACTCCTTGTAGCCATTCCCTTCGCCGCCGTCGCATCCATTATCTTCGGCACGCCGTCACTCCTTCTACTAACCTTCATCGGCCCCGTTCTGGGTATCGCCCTGATGGTGAGCGAAGGGGAGGCCGAGGCCCCCTGGAAGAGGATGAGAAACCGCGCGATGTCGCTGGACGGGAAGTTCATTGCCTCCGGTCAGGCTCTGGAGATGTACCCGACCACGTTTCTTCGGAACGTTCCGGGATCGACGACCGTCTACCACAACACGGACAAGAGGAGCCGGTGATGACCACCGCCATGACCAAGGTTGCCAGCAGGGCCGGAAAAGTCCTGGGAACCGTTATCACCCTACTTGTCATCACCATGATGATGGGGGCCTTCCTGTCGTCGCCGGCCAAGGCTGCACCCGGGGACGGAGACCTCAACGAGGGTGGAGAGGGTAATACCGGAGTCACCGTCTCCAAAGACAAGGGGATCACCGCCTCAGGAATCTGTGGAAGCCTGGCCACAGCCGACAAGAACGGCGAGACGGCGACGTCAACCGACTGGCTTCCCGTCAACCGGTGGAGCGACGCGACCTCCTCGTTCCACTCCCGCCTCGACGCTGACGCATGGAACGATGTCGCCGAGAAGGTTCAGAGAAACGGTGTGTCCTCAACGGCTATGGCCGGCGGTAACGCCATGTGGTCCATGTCCTCATCGGTGCTCTATGCATCCGGGTCGTTCTGTCCGATGCAACGCCTGTCCACACACATGGACGAGGTCGTCGGGAAGCTTGGAAAGGCCCTCAACACCTCCGGGGTTATCGCCCTCTTCGTCATCACCGGCCTTATCTCGGTCTTCGTGCGTTACCACAAGCGCGAGATTCCCCTCGGACAGCTCCTCTCCGAGATCGTCAAGACCGGGGTCATCACCGGCGTCATCATCGTCATGATTAACGGGGCGTCCGCCTCCTCCGTATCCAGGGGTTATATCGGGGCGGGCTCCCCGGCCTGGTGGGTCGCGACCACGAACGACGCCGTCAACAAGGTCACCGGGAAGGTGGCCGACGCCTGGGAGAACAACGGGGTCATTGAGATCGGGTACGAGCCGGTATACGGAGGCGATCCTCTCCACGAGTACGACGTCTACAACTGCAAGAAGTACGTCAAGTGGCTGAAGGCCACCTACAAGAAGAAGTGGAGCTCGACGTCCGGCTACGAGCTGGCGAACATGGTCTCCGGTATGTGGGAGGCATCAGCCCTGCCGGCCTGGGCGAGCCAGCAGTTCGGCACCGACAACCCCTACACCGACCACATGTACTGCTTCGCCCTGGAGTCAAAGCGAATGGCCGCCGTCCAGAACTCCGACGTGCGTGACTACGGCATCAGCCAGGAAAGCTCCTGGGGCAAGGGAAAGTCGGCGCAGAAGTGGTACTCCAACGCACGAACGAGCTCGATGTTCACCGGCGAGACCGTCAAGGAGGACAAGGCTCTGGTGGGTTGGGCCGCCTGCAAGCCTGTCAGCTTCGAGAAGGCCGAGGTCCGCGACGAGTGGAACGAGGGCAGCAAGAAGAAGGTGCCCAACAAGATCTGCACCGAGTGGTGGGCGCACGACGGCGGTGAGATGGCCAGCCTGGAAGAGCTCAACTGGCAGGACTCCGTGGAGGAGACCTTCTCCAACTCGGGAGACAACGCCGGCCAGGCAAACTTCATCAGCTCGCTGCACGGCAAGGGGGGCTCCAGCAGCATCATCTCGAACGTGTCCTTCGCCGTCGGCTCGGGTATCGACGCGGTCGTCTTCATGGCGCTCGCGGCCATCCAGGCCGTGGGCAAGCTGGTCCTGTGCTTCATGATCGTCGGACTGTTCATGTCGATGTTCAAGATGCTCCTCCCTGGCAGCTCCTCGGAGACCTTCAAGAAGGCGGCCAAGCGGATCCTCGGGGCGGCGTTCGCGGCCAGCGGCGTCAGCATCATCATCGGCTTCGTGTGCATCATCGCCCAGATCATCATCGAGCTGGCCCGGGAGATGTTCTCTCCGGGAAGCGTCGGGATCATGATCTTCTCGGCCTTCGCCCCCGCGATCGGCGTGATCGGGGTGCACTTCATCTTCAAGCTCATGAAGCTCCCCTCGCCGTTCACGGTCAAGGGAGCCATGGCCTGGGGCCAGGGGGTCTCCTCGGGAGCCATCGGTGGGGCCCTGGCCGGTGGGGCGGCCTCCGCCCTGGCCGGCGCCCGCAGCCTCGCCCGCCGGGGCAAGGGCAAGGGAGACGGTGAGAGCGCTGGAGACCGGTCCACCGGCGCCGACGGTGACGATGAGACGTCCACGGACGGGCGCCGTGGTGGCGAGAACGCGCGGCGCTCGAAGCGCTCGGGCACCGAGGCGATGGAGGAGAAGGCCGCTCGGGCCGGGGACAAGGCTGATGACGCCAAGGCCCGCCTGGCCGTGGCTCGCGAGGAGGCCGCCCGCAAGCGCCAGGTGCGCAAGGACGCCAAGTCCCAGGGCGCCGACTCCAAGGACGCTGGCCGCAGGAACCGTATCCAGCGCCAGTACCGCAAGGACAACGGCGCCTCCACCCTCGGGGACCGCCTGCGCGACGCCGCGGCCGGCGCGGGCGCCGCAGCAGCCTCCAAGGCGCGCAACACCAAGGCGCAGTTCCGCTCCCTGGCCGACCCGGGCGCCGCCAAGCGCCGGGTCAACGCCGCCAAGGCCAAGGCCGTCGGAGTCAAGGAGGCCGCGGCCAACGCCGCCAAGGCCTTCAAGGAGGCCCCGCTGGAGGCCACGGCCTACGCCGGCCGTCGCACCGCGCAGGCCGCCCGCAACGGCGCCCTGGCGGTGTCCCGGGCCAAGAACGCGGTGGCGACCAACAAGCGCGAGATCGCGACGAACGCGGCCCTGGCAACCGGCGGGATGCTCCTGGCCGGCCCGGCCGGAGCCGTCGGCGCCGTCGCCGGTCGCAAGGCGGCCCACAAGGCCGTTGACTCCGCCCGCGAGCGCTGGAAGGACCGCTCCGACCGCCTGAACAGCGCCTTCGCCTCGTCGGTTGACGACACCCCAACGGTCGCGCCGACAAGGCCGGCGCCGGTCCCCACGGCCGCGTCCGCGCCGATGCCCAGCAACCCCGCTCCGCAGGTCTCCCCCATGACGCCTGAGGCGCCGGTTGCGGCAACGGCCCCGGAGAACTTCTCCGGCTACACGGGAGGGTCTGACGCCTACAGCCAGCGGGTCCTGGACCAGGTGCGCGGGCAGTACGGCGACCAGGCAGTGACCAGGCCGGTGCCGCCGGCCGCACCCACCGGGTCGACGCCCCAGTTCTAGGGGTGCAGCGGCCGACCAGCCCAGCAGCCGTGAGCGGTTACTGGGCTGGTCCGGTTTCTCAGGCTCGTCACCCGTAGGCTGTCGGCGACCGCGTAGGCTCGGACCACGTCCCGGGGCACCGCTCCTCGCACCGGCTCCGGGTTGCACAGGGTGCGTCGCAGCTCCATGGGGGGACCCTCTCGCGGGATGACCCCGGAGGCGTCAATGGTCCGCACCGGCCTCTGACCTATCAGCTCCGGCACCCCTCGTGGTCCGAGAACCACGTGCCACACCTCCGCCCTCCCGGGCGTCGTCGTCTCAGCCAGGACGATGGAGTGGACCGGCCTGATCCCGCGCTCGACGCGGGGCACGTCACCGAGGATGATGACCGCTCCGGGCGGGGTGTAGGGGTGCTCCCGGCTCGGCAGCGGACGGGGGCCCGCGGCGCCGGCGGCGATCTTCGCCATGGACGCGGCGCTGAGGAACGGCGGGCCCTTGACCTCGACCCATCCCAGCCCGTGGACGTAGAGGTCGGGCAGATAGCTGTGCCCCTCGCACACCGGGAACTCGGCGACCTCGTAGTCCCAGGACCTCCCGATGGTGTCGAAGAAAAGGGCCCACCTGGCCTCCAGGGTGGAGCGGAAGTGGACGCCCGAGTAGAGGGCTGGCTGCGGCGATGTCACACCGACCATTGTCACGTCGCGCGCCAGCGGCTTTCCGGTTCCCCCAGTACGTGGGCAGGTAGCCTTGGGATGAAGTCAGTGTGCCCAAGCACCACCCCCAGGGGGAGGAGAGAAGGAAATGGGAGTGCCCCTGCCGCCCAAAGGGCTTCCGGCGTCGCGCCGGGGGCCATCCGTTGGATCCTCCTCGGGGAAGTCCGACATCGCCGCCAAGGTGGCCGCGGCCAAGCGGTCCAGGGGCTCGAGAACCTACACGGGCGACCAGGCGGCTGAGACCACCAAGAGCGGCGGCGTCCCCCAAAGGAAGTCGGGGAAGACGCCTGAGCGCCCCGGTCAGAACCCGGGACCGGGGAAGCCCGGTGCCAACGGTGGCGACGGAAAGCCGTCCCCCACTCTTGGCGACCGAGCCGGCGCGGCCGCATCCATGGCCAGGAAGGCCGTGGCGTCGAACATGGCTGGCCCCCTGGGGTCCGTCGCCTCCGCGGCCAAGACGCTGGGGAGCTCCAAGGAGCGCGCCAAGGCCAAGGCTGCCGGCAAGGCGGCCATCCAGGGAGGCATGAAGGGAGGCGCCCACGGGGCCGCCATGGCTGCGGCCAAGAGCGCCTGGGACTCCGAGTCGCAGGAGCGCGCCGACAAGCGTCAGGGCGACGTCGAGACCAGCGGGTCCGGAGGAGACACCTCCTACGGCGGCTGGCTCATCGCCTCGGTGGTACTCATCATGCTGATCGGGGTGGCCTTCCTGCCCGTCGTCCTCGTCCAGGCGCAGATGACACCGGCGGTGTCGGCCGGTTCCTACCAGGAGGCGAAGGCCCAGGGCGCCAAGGCCAAGCAGGCTGACGCCGAGACCGCGAGCGCGACACCCTCGGCAACTGTTACGGCATCAGCGTCCGCGGGAGCCTCCTCCACCGCCTCAGCCGGCGCCGGCGCCTCAGGCAATGCCTCCGCCCAGGCGTCCTCGGGGGCCGCGGCGCCGTCCGCAGGCTCCTCCCTGGGGGCCAGTGCGTCCCCGTCTATCGACTGGAGTGACAACCCGCTCGTTCCGAAGTACACCTGCGGCATCCCTAAGGACCTGCTGAGCGCAGATAGCGATGGCGACGGAATCATCAACCGAGATGACTGGGACTGGCACCCCGACGACGAGGCCGTCAAGGAGATCCGAAGGACGAATGGGCGGGCCCCACTCTGCTCGAACTATGTAATCCCCCCGGACTGGGCCGTCAAGGAGCAGGCCTCAGCCTCAGCCAAGCCCGCCTCCTTCATCTCCCCGGATGAGAAGGCTTATGAGGTGCAGCCCGCCCTGCTGACCAGCGACGACCAGGTGAGCATCTCGACCGTCGCCGACCGTGACGAGTCTGTCGATGAGCGGGCCCTGGCCGAGTCCGGCCTGGGCAAGTACGGGGAGCAGGTCCGCGACGTCGCCAAGGCGGAGAACGTCAGCCCGCTCGTCCTCCAGGCGCTCGTCGGCACCGGGGGGCCCTACCAGGCCAGCAGCGAGGACAAGATCGTCGACAACGCCCGCACTGTCGCCAGGGCCCTGCACAAGGCGCAGGGCAAGGTGAGCGCCAAGAGCTGGTCGCTGTCGGCCGGCACCGTCTCGTGCTCGGGCGACATCCTTGTCGTGGCCGGAGACCCCTGCCCCTCCGGCGTGACGTCGTCGTCCGACGGCAAGGTGGCGGCCAAGGGTGTGCGCGAGGCCTGGGTGACGGCGATGGTCGGCATGGAGGGACTGCCGGCACCGTCGGTCAACGGGGCCTCCGGCGCCGCGAACGCACCGGCACCACCGGCGTCCCTGTCCGGGTCCCAGGAGGAGATGCTCCGCTCGATCGCCACCGAGACCTTCGGGCTCCCGAAGGAGTCCGTCGAGGCTCTCCCTGACGACAACCCGAACGACGGCTACACCAAGGTGAAGGTCACCACCGACCAGCCGCTGCGCTACCTCACCACGCTGTCCACTGTCGGTGAGAAGGTGGGCGTCCGCTACGCCGACGGCGGCGGGCGCTCATGGGCCACCGACACCTCCTGGAAGTCCCTGGAGGGCTACACCGGCACCGACGACCCCTCCCTGTCGAAGTCGGTCGTCGTCACCCTGTGCAAGGAGGGCTGGGGAACCCAGTGCTCCAAGGACAAGAACGACAAGAAGCTCCCGCGTGAGGCCGCCGACGCCGTCTACACCCAGGCCCTGCGCTGGTACCTGGGCACCCAGGACAACCAGTGCAAGCCGAGCGCCGGCGCCGCGCTGTCCACGGGATCGGACGGCAGCACCAGCGCCTCGACGAACGGATCGACGACGTTCACGTCCTCCACCGGGGAGTCCCTCCCCCTGGACGGCAACGCGCTGAAGTATGCGCAGGCGATCATCGCCGAGGGGCAGAAGAGGGGTCTGCCGGCCGACCAGATCGCCGCGGCCCTGGCGACGGTGGCTGTGGAGTCGCGCTTCCGCATGTACGCGAACCCGGCCGTCCCGGAGTCCATGAGCATCCCCCACGACGCCGTCGAGTCCGACCACGACTCGGTCGGCCTGTTCCAGCAGCGCAACTCCTGGGGGTCGGCCGCCGACCGTATGGACCCTGCCAAGAGCGCCGGCCTCTTCTACGACCGCCTGGTCCCCTGGGTGCAGAAGCACCCCGGCGCCTCGGTCGGGCAGATGGCCCAGGGGGTGCAGGTCTCGGCCTTCCCCGACCGCTACGCGGCCTGGGAGCAGACGGTGCGCCAGCTCATCGGCAACGTGGGCGGGACGACCTGCTCCACGGCCACCGGTGAGGGCTGGGCATACCCCCTGTCGGGATTCTCCCCGGTCACCTCCGACTGGGAGACGGCGCGTATGCACCCCGTCCTGGGGTACGCGCGCCCGCACTGGGGGGTCGACATCGGCGCCCCCATGGGCACCCAGATCGTGGCCGCCGCCGACGCCACCGTCAAGGAGGCCCAGTGCGACCCCGGCGAGGGGGCGCTGTGCTGGGTCGCCCTGGACACGGCCGACGGCTGGCGCATCCGCTACCTGCACATCATCACCAACTCCTGGACCGTCAAGGTCGGGCAGAAGGTCACCAAGGGGCAGCCCGTCGCGCAGGTGGGGTCCACCGGCGTCGGCACCGGGGCGCACCTGCACGTCGAGACCATCAACATCGCCAACCTCGCCAAGCACGGGACCGGAACCATGTGCGCGATGGACGCCACCTGGCAGGACGCCTGCCAGAACCCCAAGGAGGTCTTCAACCAGCACGGGGTCAATCTGGACACCGGTGAGGTCAGGCAGATCGGCGGCGCCGGTGGAGGGTCGTCCAAGGTCGTCACCTGGGCGCTGACACAGGTGGGCGGGGCCTACGTCTGGGGAGGCGAGGGCAACCCCTCCGGGATTGGTGGGTATGACTGCTCGGGGCTGGTCAAGGCCGCCTTCGAGAAGGTCGGCATCAGCCTGCCGCACTCAGCCGCCGCCCAGTGCTCCATGGGCACGCCCGTGCCCAACGACCAGGTCAAGGCCGGCGACCTCCTGTGCTGGGGGACGCCCGCCTACCACATCGCCATCGCGGACGGTCAGGGCGGCTTCGTCGGGGCTCAGACCGAGGCCACCGGGATCCAGCACGGCCCCCTGTACGGGGACTACTACGTCCGCCGTCTGGGCGGATAGAGGGGAAGAGCCACCATGACCGAGTACCTGCTCAAAGACCGCCGCTTCCAGGTGTTCCTGGCGATCTTCGTCATCATCGCCGTCGTCGCCGTCGGCCTGGCCCTGCGATCCCGGTTCGGACCCGACTCCCCCGGCGGCGGCCACCGTGGCTCCCTCCCCCTGGGGCAGGAGACGGCGTCGCCGTCGGCCACCCCGACACCGACGATCACTGCGCCCGACGAGGCGCTGGACGCAGCACGCACCTACGCCCGGGCCATGGCCGGGGGCCCTTCCGAGGGCGTTGTCTCCAGCGGGGACGCGCAGACGGCCCTGAACGACGCTCAGGCGGCCATGGCCGAGGAGCGCGAGTCGATGAAGGCCGTCCACGGCACCTACTGGAACACGATGGTCCTGACGAACGAGGAGACCGTCCTGGGGGAGACCGGCGACTCGTACCTGGTCCGGGAGTTTGTCCTCGGGTGGGAGTCGCCCACAGAGGGCGGTGACGTCCCGGCCGCGGTCAACCGGACCAGGTCAAACCCGGCGGCTCGAGCCTATGACGTCACCGTCTCCAAGACGGGGGACTCGTGGACGGTCACCGGCATCAGCGCCGGCGACCCTGACTGACCTGGTACAGGAGGGGGCATGAGCAGCAGCAAGCCCCAGAGCGCGGCCCAGAAGAAGCGTCAGGAGACCCGGGATCACGGACGGTACGCGGCCTACATACCCGATGACAGCGCCGCCGACGAGCTCTGCGGGATCGGTGAGGGGCAGGACTACGACATCGATGCCGTCGTCGCCGACGAGCTCTCCAGTGCCATGGTTCCAGGGAACCCGGAGAACATGGTCATGCGCCGCTGCGGCGGCGGGTACATGCTCATGGACAGGGCCGACGCACCCCGGCGGATCATCTACACCGACCCCCTGGGACGAGCCAGGGTCATCACCTGGCCCAACAGCGGACGCTATGACGACTGGGACAACCCGGTGCCAGGAAGGCGTGACGGCGGCCCGGCGGTGGTGGTCCTGGACGAGTCCGGGGACGTCGTGGGAACCATGTCCACTGACGACAACATGACCTGCGAGGCCACCGGCGTCCTTCGACCCGAGAGCGGGAGGCAGCCCTCCAAGGTCCTGAGCAGAACTCTGGACAGGGTGCAGGGGCCCGGGGGAGGCCCCGCCGTCCTGCCGCTGGACCCGCACAGACGGTCGTTCCCCGAGAGCGGCCAGACTTCCGAGAGTGGGGTCAGGATCAACGTGACCGGCACCGGCAAGGTCATCCACTCCATGTCCTCGGAGTCGGCCAGCTCCTACCTGGCAGGCGACAGCGTCATGCCCGGCGACCAGGTGATCGTCGGACACCCCACGACCTCTCCCGAGGGGCCCACCATCCCGTGGACGGTCCCGAGCAACCTCAGTACCCGCATCACCGTCAACGGGGGCTGCGAGGTGTCCGGGGGCGACGTCAAGGTCAACGGCCGCGCCCTGGTGTCCGGGGGCCGCGTGGAGCTCGCCAGCGGGCAGGCGGTCGTCACCGGAGGAGACGTTGTCCTGGACTCCGGGACCAGCGGAAGCGTCGTCCACGGAGGCAGCGTCACCATCAAGGCAGGCGCCGCCGCCAACGTCCTAGGCGGCCGCATCTACGTCGAGGAGGGCGCGACCGCCTACGTCATCAGCGACGAGATCGAGGTGAACGGACCGGGCAGGAAGGTGGTCTACCCGGTCCCCCGGTCCCCGGCCGTCTACCCCGCGCCCAAGAGGGACTTCGACAGCCTCAGGAAGGGGCGTCTGGAGACCGTCTGGTAGAGAGGGACCCTGGACCACGGAAGACCCCCGACAGCCCTGTAGAGGGTGCCGGGGGTCTTCCAGCGGGGACCCGCGGGGCTCAGGACGCCATGTCCTGAGCCTTCTTACCGCGACGTCCCAGCTTCACGACGCCCACCCCCGCGGCGCCGAGAGAGAGGGCCGTCAGGACGAATGCACCAACGGCCGCGCCCGTCTTGGCCAGAACCGTGCCGGGCTTGCTCTGGACGTGGACCGTCTGGTCCTTGTCGTTGAGGTCCTTGTGCTCGGCGAGCAGCTCGGACTCGTTGTCGGGACCGTAGACCTCCTCGAAGGCGACGACGTCGTGGCCAGCCAGGTCGGAGGTGTCGAACTCGAAGGAGACGTTGGCACAGTCGGAGGTCTTCTCCGGGGTGAAGGAGGCCTCGGAGGTCACCGGCTTGCCTCCGGAGACGACGGGCTTGCCGGTCTCCTTGTCCATCAGGGTCCCGCGGACCTTGTAGGTGTGGCCGGCGATGAAGGTGTCGTCGTTCTTCGAGCAGACCTTGTCGTCGAGGCGGACAGGGCCGGGGGAGACCTCGCGGTCACCGTCGGCGACGTCCGTCAGGGACGAGGTGATCTCCGGCTTCGGGGCACGGACGGTCTGTCCCTCGTCGTTGATGTCGGTGTGCACCGCGACGGTACGACCGTCCAGGGTCAGGTTCTCGAACATCACGATGGTCTTGCCGCGCAGGGCGGAGGCCGGGATCGTGACGTCCACGGTCGCGCAGTCGGAGCCCGACGTCGGGGTGAAGGAGGCCTTGCCCGTGTAGGGCTTGCCCTCGCCATCCAGCAGGGCGGAGCCCGTCTCCTTGTCCATGGCCGTGGCCGTGAGCTCGTAGGTCTTGCCGAGCTCGAGACCCTTGCCGTCAACCTGGCAGACACGGTCGGAGACGGTGACGTCGCCAAAGGTGGGCAGCACCTTGTCCCCGTCGGCCTTGTCGGTCGCGGTGGTGTGGAGCTCGGGCGGCGTGCGCGGGACGGTCATCTGCTCGTGAGGGTCGGTCACGGACGAGGCGAACGGCAGGGTGCGGTCGTCGCCCTCGAAGGAGGTGACGAAGACGTAGGTGCCGGGAGGGTTGCCGTCCAGGACCTTGAAGTCCTTGGAGCCCACGGCGTTGACGTAGCCGTTGACCGCCGGCACGTCAACAGTGGCGATCTTCGTCGCCTGGTCCTTGTTGGCGTCGCTGACCTCCAGACCCTCGGGGAAGAAGTAGAGGGTCTGCTGCATGTTCTTGTTGTCGGCGCCGAATCCGGAGCCGCCCTCGAACTTGCCGTGGTCGTCGTCGAAGCCGGCGATGTAGATGTTGTCGACCAGGTAGTGGCCATCCTTGGTGATGTTCGACCCGATCGTCGAGGCGACCTCCACGGGCCCCTCCTGGACGGAGGTGTACTCCGCGTCCAGGCCGTAGGCGTCGGAGTAGTCGGCGTGGACGTAGCGGGCGTTGTCGCCCTGGTCGGCCTTGGAGATGGTCCACACCCAGGTGATGAACTCGGCGCGCAGGCCTGCGGGCACGTCGAGCTGGGCGGTGTAGGTACCGGGACCGTTGGCCGTCACCGTCGTCGATCCGATGGCCTCGGCGCCCTCAGGAACCTCCTGGCTGGAGGAGACCGGCTGGTGGCCGGTGTAGTAGGCGGTCCCCTTGACGGTGACCGGAACCGGGGAGCCATCGACCTCGGCCCACTTGGCGCCGCCGGCGTAGGACTCGTCGGCGGAGACCTCGATCTGGTCCTTGATGGACGTGGCTCCCTCAGCGACCATCCGCGAGCCCGCCTTGTCGGTGGAGGAGACCACCTTGGGCTGGAAGTCATGGGTGGTGCGGAACTTCGCCGGGCGGACCACGTCGCTCGGGGTGGCGCCAATCAGGGCCAGGTCCTGGTTCTTGGTGTCGTTGCGGTAGACGGTCAAGGTCCTGGGGGTGATCTTGTCGTAGGTCACCTTGACGCTGACCTCGCCGGCGCCGGTGGACTCCCACTCCAGCTCGAGAGGCTTGTCGGAGGTCGCCCCGGACCAGGTGTTGGTGCCGGAGGCCTTGAAGACAGCGGGGCCTTCGAGGGTCACGCTCACCGAGCGGCCCGCGATCCAGCTCCCGTCTCGGTTCTTGGCGCCGAGGTTGCCGACGGTGCCGGACATCTCGCTGTCCCCGGTGATGGTGGGGTCGGCGTAGTCGCCGATGACGTTGCTACGGGCCTCGCTGGCGTACTGCTGCGCCAGGGACCAGATCTCCGGGTGCTGCTTGATGACGTCGGCGGAGAAGGAGCCGATCTTGGCCGGCCCGGTGATGTCGAAGTTGACGTGGACAAGAGTGGACAGGGCGGCGCGCGAGGAGGTCCCGTTCTCGTCCTGGTACTTGGACAGCAGGTAGGCCATCTGCTCGGCGTTGAGCCGGACGCTGGCGTCCTGGCCGTTCTCCTGGGGCTCGCCGTCAATGACACCGACAGTGGAGCCGACCAGGTCGGAGGGGGCCGTCGGGCCGAGCTCGATGCACCAGGCGGGGATCGCCGACCCGTCAGGGTTGACGTAGGCGCCCAGCCAGTGGTCGTCCTTGGCACCGGGGTTGTCGATCTCGACGCCGGCGCCGGTGGCGTTGGGGAAGTCGTTGACGTCGGCCGCAGCGGGAAGCGAGGCGGCGGCCGAGATACAGATGGCGATGCTTACCAGCGTCGCGGGTGCCTTAGGCAGGCTCAGGCTCTTCATGGTCTCTCCATGGGTTAGGGGGTGGGTGATTGGGTGCGATCAGGTCATCAGACAACTGGCGCCCAGCGGATGATGCTATCGGCAGGCACAACCCCCTGGACACAGAAGTTCCCGGATCGTGACAAGAAAACAGGTCACGATCCGGGAGCTCTGCCAACCGGACGTCAGGCGTGCGTCCTGACCGCCGCCTTCATCGCGCTCTCCCACAGGCGTTCTGCGACGCCCTGGGAGTGGCTGGGGTCGTACTGTTCGACGACCTCCCTGATGAGGGCGCAGACCGCGTTGCGGCCCGCCTCATCGATGTCGCCCAGAGGGGCGAACAAGGCAACGGTGCCGATGTCCTCGGAGAGGCCGGACTCCCACCGGGAAACAGCGCCGAGAACGCCGCCAGGGTACTCGGCCAGAATCCGCCGGCACTCGCGGCCGGTGGCCACGTCGTAGGCGGCCTCCAGGCCCCGCGGGACTCCGCGGGACTCCGCGAGAACCCGCCAGAGCATGGCCTTGGCCTCCGTAACCCTTCCCTTGTTCATGAGGTCCATGGCCTCGGCCGTGGCCGATCCTTCGTCGGCAGCCATCACCTGGTTGCTGGGGCTCCAGGGGGAGACACCCTCTCGGACGATCTCGTCACCGTCCTCCCCCTTCACGTAGAGGGAGGCTGTCGACTTCTTCTGGCAGTAGTCCCGCCAGAAGTTGGCCGAAGGCTTGCGATCCTGGTCGTACCAGGAGTCGCGGACCGCCTCGGCGATCTTCTCTTTTTCAGCATCCGTGAGGGCTCGGCCCAGATCAGACTCGCGTACCTCGATCTCCTCGGAGACCACTCCGAGGGCCTGTCGAGTAGCTGATGAGAGGCCGGTCCCACCCAAAACCTTGCGGCAGACGCGGGCGGCCGTCTGCTTCATAGGTGCGACCGGGACAATGTCCCTCCCCTGGTAGGTGGACAGGAGGGCCAGGATCACCTCCTGCTCTAAATCCTCTCTCTCCTCGTCGGAGAGGGAAAGAACCTTCGTTACAGAAAACACCATGTCGTGGACTGTTGACGTCAGCAACTCGGGACTGTTGACAAGGCTGATGAACCTGTACCCGGTCTCATCAACGAGGTATCCCTCGTCACTGAGGGTCATCGAATTGGTGTGGTCACTGCTCATTGGTCGCCTCCGGCTCGGCGTTTATGGGGAGGTGGGCTCTCCCTGCTGACGACCTGAACTGTACACCCCTTTCACGATGTAGTCACGTCACCTTCATTGTGTGATCTCAACCATTTTTCGAGCGTGACTCTGGAGACTCCCGCAGCACGGGCCACCCCGGCCTTGGACTCCCCGTTCAGGACGGCCTCGACACACGCCTTTCGAAGCGCGGTACGAATCGTCTCAACCGTCTCGCTCGCGCTCTCCAGGCTCATGCCCATGAACCTGATCTGCGACAGGTGAGACGTACTCACGCTCCCTCCCTCATCGCGGCCTCGTCGAACCAGCGGGCGATCATCGATACGACGCACAGGAACGCCTGCTGCTGACGGTCCTCGCCCTCGTCAAGAACGGCCAGCGCGAAGCCGATCGAGCACGGTGCGGTGCGGACGGTGTAGTCTAGACCGCTTAGGACCTCCAGCATGGACCTGAAGGAGCTCTGGCGGGTGAAGGCCACGTTCACGTGCTCATCGTTGCTGACGACGACCTTCCCAAGGTCCCAGCCGGCGGACGGAGGGACGGCGAATCCTCCATCGGAGAAGGAGGTGATGAAGGGCTCCGCGCCGTGCATGACCCGGTCACGGATCTCTCGGGCGGTCGCTGGGGCGATGGTCATGATGCTCCTCTGTCGGTGTCCAGGAACTGGCGCGGCAGGGCGATCTCCACGTAGCCCATGTTCCCGCGGTAGTCACGAACGTTCTTCTCCCCCGGGTCGCTCACCTGAAGGCAGTCCTCATCCTCCACGGGGATACAGATCATCCGGGGGTCGATGGCCTGGTCAGGCTCGAGTCTGTCGTTGGTGGTGTAGATGGTCATGGGGAGGCGGAACTCGCGTGCCAGGTCTCGCAGACCCTCAGCCGATAGTGCATGGTTCACGGTTGCACATCTCCTTCCTGGTAGTCGGAGGCCCCGGGTGCCGGCGGGACAGCTCTTCTGTCCCTATGGTGCCCGGGGGCCGAGTGCGGATGGGGGTCAGCCGACCATGACCGGTGGAGCGGCCACCTGGTCGCCGACGGCGTCCACGGCCAGGTGAGACGTGCTCTTGCGGGCCGAGGAGGCGGACGTGGAGGCGACCTCCAGGAACTGGCGCGGCAGGGCGATCTCCACGTAGCCCACGTTGCCTCGGTAGTCGCGGACGATGGCGATCGTCCCTCGGACGTTCTTCTGCTCCCCGGTCTGGGGATCCTTCTCCCACAGGGCGCGCATGGAGGACCAGTTGGGAATCTCGTTGCCGGGGTCGCCCAGGGAGCCGCGCATCTGGAGGCGCTCCACGCGCTTGGGGCTGTAAAGGTTGCGGTCCACGACCTCCAGGGCGGCGATGGCCTCCTGCTCGTCATCCATCGGCAGGATGATCCCGCGCTTGAAGTACCCGGTCAGGCCGGCGTCCACGGCCTCAGAGATCTTCTGGTTGAACAGCACGATGTCGACGCCGTACTCGCGGCAGACGCGCCCGGCTCGGTCGAGTTCCTCCTTGCCGGCGAGGATGAATGTCCAGGCCTCGTCCAGGAAGATCGAGCCACCCCTGGAGCCGTCCGCCTTCCGGGCGCTCTGGAGGGCGTAGATGCAGGAGTTGACCATCGCCCGAACCAGGGTGACGGCGATGCGCTGGGCCTGGTTGGCGCGGCCAGCGGCCAGCACCCCGGGCTCGTGGAGCTCGAGGCCGGTCTTGCCCACCTGGATGTGCACCCAGCCGGAGATGTCCGCCATACGCTCGGAGCCGTCGTCGATGCCGACGAAGGCGCGGAACTGCGGGTCGGACTTCGCCAGCAGGATGACCTTGTCGGCGACGTCCTGGGGGAAGTGGCCGGCCTGCGCGGCCATCCTCAGGGCGGAGCCGGTCGAACGAGCGCCGTTGTCGGCCCCGTAACGCAAGGCGATCTTCAGCTGGGTCTCCATGCGCGCCAGGTCGTCGGCGGTACCGAAGGGGTTGACGCTGGCGAGGTAGGAGGCGGCCAGGGATACCTGCTGCTCCTTGGAGTTGGTGGTGCGGAAGGCGTCCATGACGCCGTCGGCGCTGGTCAGGTCGGAGAGGTCGGCCAGCCGGCCGCCCACCTGGTCCAGCAGTGGCTTGGGCGACTTCGCCATCGGCTTGGGGCCGATGGAGACGACGTTGCCGCCGCCGGTGGCGATCTGCATGGCCATGCGTAGCAGGAGCATGGTCTTTCCCGAGCCGGTGGAGCCGGTGACGCAGCTGAAGGGCGCCGTGTCATCGTCCACGGCCTCCGAGGGGTTCCAGTACACCGGCTTGGTGTCCTCCTCCCCCAGGCCGAGGATGACCGGGGAGACTCGGGGGTCGTCACCGACAGCCGAGACGTCGGCCAGGCCGGCGGCCGAGACGTTGATGGAGGGCCAGTCCTTGACGTTCGGGTTCTCCAGCGACTCGTGGGCGATCCTGATCTCCTCGGAGAGCTCATTCTGCCGGCCGGTGCGGGGGATGAGGGTGGTTCCGCTCCCCCTGGAGACCTCGGAGGTATCGGTGTACTGGCCGTCCATGCAGACGCTGATCCGCAGGTCGGTCAGAGTCGGGGACACGGCGCCCTTGGCGTAGAGCTCCTCGGTCCCGCGCAGGATGGCCTGCTTCTCCTCGGCCTCGGCGCGAGACATCTTGCCCGCCCGCTCGGCCGCTTCCTGGTCGGACTGGAAGGTCCGCCTGTTGATCCTCATCTGGTTCCTGGTCACCGGGGCGGGCTCGACCATTCCGGACACGGAGATGGCGACGGCGCCGTGGCGGGCCAGCCGGGCCGCCCAGGCCGCGGACACCTCCGAGGAGTCCGGCCCGCCCTCGATGTCGATGTTCTTGACCGAGTCCAGGCAGCACATGGTGTAGACCCTGTGGCCATCCAGGTCGGCCCCCCACCTCAGGCAGTCGATCTCCTGCTTCATGGCCCGGTCGGCGGCCTGGGCGGCCGGGAATCCCCGGAAGACGTGGATGTGGTCGCCGTGCGGCAGGGAGATGTTGTCCGCCCACTGGCCGTCGTTGAGGTACCCCTCGGCCTTAGAGACCTCGTCGGTCGTCGGGACCACGAATCCGTAGCGGTCGAAGAGGCGACGGATGCGGCGGATGTCCACCGAGTAGTCCTCGATCGAGGTGCCGCCCTGCATCAGGGTCCCGGCCACCGACTCGACGGCCCCCTTCAGCCCCCGTCCGCGGATGGACGGTTTGAGCAGGACGCCGAACAGGGCGGCCCTGACGTCGATCTCAACCCCCTTGAACTCCATGCGGAAGCGCTGGGCGTTCGGGTTCTCGTCAGGGACGCTGAAGGGCTCGGGGAGGGTGGTAGAGAAGATCTGGAAGCGCCGGTACGTCTGTGCGCTACGAACCTTCCTCAGGCCGCTGGACATGATCGCGAGCTCGCGGAACATGCCCTCCATGGGGCGGGCCGCGTTGTCCCGCTCCTGGTCGGTCATGGCGTTTAGGACGGGCATGGACGGGGCCTTGTGGAAGAGCCAGGTGGCGCCACTGGTCGTCTGGACCAGTCCGGGGTCCTCCCGGTCCGGACGGCTGACGATCTGGCTGGAAAGGCCGAGCTTTACCTGCTTGGGCACTACTGCTGTCCTCCTGAGGCGGGGCCCTTGACGGAGGGCTCAGTGGCTTCTGGGTGTGCTGAGGGGTCCGGGGTGGCCCCCTGCTGCGATCCTGACGAGGCCTCCGCCGACGGCGTCGGGGAGGGGGTCGCCTCGGCCTTCTCACCGGTGGAGTCGCCGGGGAGGGCGTTGGAGTAGTCCTTCAGGCTCGGCCCGGTGCCGGTGGGCCCCCAGGCGACGACGCGGGCGGAGCCGGAGTCGGCGTTGATGATCCGCACGTCCATGTCGATGGAGGTGTGCGTCTCCTCCTTCTGCCCCTGTCGGGTGTAGGTGATGGTGACGTTGGCGATGACGACCGACTTGTCGGGCTGCTCGTCCGCCTCCTTCGTCGGGAGGTAGGCCGCTCTGTTGACCTTGGTCTCGGACTTGGAGATCCCGGTCAGGGGGGCGTAGACGTGCTTGGAGTCCGGGTCGGCCACAGCCGCGATCAGGGCGTCCGCGTTTCCGCTGGCGTAGGCGTTGCCCCAGGTCTTCGCGGCGAGCTCGATGTCGGTGGTGGAGGCCGGCTTGCTCTTGGGCCACTGGGCGTCCGACCACGCCCCCTTGGAGGGGGGCATGACCTCCAGGCTCGGCCGGCCGATGACCTGGGTGCCGTGCTGCTCGTTGTAGTTGACCTGGGTGGCCACCAGGTAGTCCACGTCCGGGGTGGAGACGACCTGGTAGACGACGTAGACGGTCCAGGTCTTCAGGTTGCCGGACTTGACCTGGTCCTGCTCCTTGCTGGTCAGCTCAGGCTGCTCCACGACCTCGTCGTGGTCCCATCCCACCAGTGTCCCGTTGGGCAGGGCGGTGGCACCCTCCCCGGAGCCCAGCCACTCGGCGACGGCTCGAGAGGCCGCGGCGTGCACGGGTGCCGGCGCCGTGGCCTGGGCGGCCGCCTGGGTCTCCTTCACCAGGTTCAGGTACTGGGTGGTCAGGTTGAAGTAGTTGAAGGCCACGAGCGCCACCAGCGGAAGCGTGATGACGTTGGTCCAGACCAGCGACTTGTACCACTTTCCACGCCGGCCCGACCGCGAGAAGGAGATGCCGACGTCCGTGGGGACGGCGTCGGGGGCTGACCACGCCTGCTGCTGGCCCCTCCTGCGCTTGCGCGCCTGACTGCTCTGTCTCTTCGACTTGCCGCTACCAAACACCACTACCACTCCAGCCAAGTACGTCGGACAGGACGGTGCCGCTGCCCAGGTCTCTCTTCTCCTCGTCAGCCGCCCAGCTGATGACGTACGGGTCCCCGCTGTCCATGGCCGCCTCGAAGCACTCGTGGCAGTAGTCCCTGCCGTCCTCGGTGGGCTCGTGGCACACCTTCCAGCACTTGCGGCAGGTGGGCTCGCAGATCGTCTCGTGGTGGCCCTGGCGCAGTCTGAACCATGTGCAGCGGGCACCCGTACGTCGAGTACTCATGGGGTCAGCCCTCCACCAGCTTCAGGGCCTCGATGACGAGGCTGCCGACGACATCGACCTCGTCGGAGACGACGTCAACGATCTCGGTGCCGACGGTCGGGAAGGAGGTGGTCTCACCGGTCAGGAGACAGGCGAGCTCGTGGACGGACTTGATCCGCCCGATGCCGGACTCCTTGCCCTTGCCGGTCTTGATGAGGGTGTTCAGCACCTCGTCACGGATGGACTCAGCACCGGCGATGGACGCGAGCTCCTTGGCCGCATCCAGGTGCTTGGCGGCCCCGGAGAAGGTCGTGAGCACCAGGTCGTCGGTGCTCCCGCCGGTATCGACCCCGTAGATCGTGGCGATGACGTCACGGGTCTCGGGGTCTACGTCGTCGAAGTCGGCACGCCGGTCCAGGACGATCTCGGCCTGGGGACGGGTGATCTTGCCGCCCCGAGCGCCAGCCGCGAAGGCCGCGAGGACGATCTCATCGACGTCGGAGGCGTCATCGACCTCGTAGACGGAGGCCAGCACCTCATGGGTGTCGCCGCCGGCCTGGCGAACGATCTCGGCCACCTCCAGGACGGTGGCGGCCTGGGGGCGGGTGACCGCCGACTTGCCGCGTCCGGCCCGCTTGCGGCGCTTGCGGGGCGCGGGGGTCTCCTTCACTTCCTCCTCCTTCTCAATCTGGTCCTCGGTGGTGTCGACGTCGGTCTCGTCGGCGCTGTAGTCACCGAAGTACTCGCTCATGCTCTCTGCCTCTCTGGTCCTTCAGGCCGCCGGGGGAACATAGTGGAAGGCGGCCACAACCCACGATAACTGTGGGCGGTGACCGCCTTCCGTTTTTCGACCGGATTCTAGGAGCCTCGGGGGAGGCCGAGGTCCTTGGCCCCGGTGATGATCCGCACCGACCCCCGGCCGCTGCTCATCGACTCCAGGTGCAGGTACACGATGGCGTCATGACCCAGCATCCCGTTGCCCACCACCCCCGGCTTCGTCACGTGGACGACGTCAGGCACCCAGTTGCCGCCACCGTCCTGCTTCTGCGCCGGGCGCCCGTGCTTGTCCAGCTTGGGAATCTGCTCGACCTGGTCCCACATGTCGTTCGGGATCGCGCCGGGGTCGAGGATTCGCTGACCGGTCAGCATCTCGAAGACCATGCGGCCGCCCGGGGTCCGCAGGTGAGGTGAGCGAGCCGGCCTCTCCTCCTCCATCTTCCCGTTGTCACCCATGCGAGGGACGAAGCTGACCAGCAGACGGTTGCTGCTCGCCTCAATCCTGAAGCCAGTGATGTTGGTCTTGAAGGCCTTGTACTGCTTCAGGGAATTGTCTCCCGCAGCCAGAACGGACATGGCCGACCGCGTGATCGGGGACGCGGAGTCTCCGTCCATGGACCGCATGATCTCCGACGCCTCGGCCGCGATGGTCCCGGCGATGCAGTCCACCGCCGAGGCGAAGTCGCGGCCGGTCGCGTTGGGGAACATCCGCTTCGCCTCGGGAACGGCCGCGATCACGGCCAGGCGCGCGAGCTCCTCCGGGGGCCGCTTCTCCGCGTAGGCGATGTACAGCCTCTCTAGTACATCACTCATTTCTCTCCTTCTGGTTGTTGGGGGTGGGGGTCTGCCAGGAGATGCCCTTCCAGGGCGTGTCCTGGAAGGACGGGGGACGGGTGGTCATGTCCAGGGAGGCTCCGGCGGACGCGGCGCAGAATGCGCGGGCCTGGCGTGCCCAGGAGGAGACCGCCTGGACCACCTGGTCCTGACTGTCCAGAGTCAGGGCGCCGGCGATGTTGACGCCGTACTCCAGGAAGGTGCGCAACGCCCCACTGAAGCGCTGGATGCTGCCGTCGTTCCAGTTGTCGAACTCGACCGCGTCGGCAGCGCTCTGGGCGACGACGGAGGCCAGGACCATCGACAACGGCTCGACGCTGCGTCCGCGCACCTGCGGGTCGAGCCCGGCGCGCGTGAGGAGCTCCCACGCGAGCTGGACGATCCCGAAGGCGGTGCCGGCGCCGTGGGACCCGATGTTGGGACTGTTGGGTTTCCCCATGTCCGAGGACTTGTCGGCAAGACTCCAGGCGGCCGACACCTGACCCCTCGGGGCTCCGGCGACGAAGAGGTTCCAGGGCTCCTCCTCGAAGGACGGGGTCCCGGTGATGATCCTCAGCGCGACGGCGGAGACGGAGCCGGAGAACTCGCGGGCCTGGGCGGCCCACTTCTCCATGCCGTCGGGGCCGGCCACCAGCGCGTCGGTGATGCTCGGCCCGTGCTCCAGGAAGGTGCGAAGCACTCCGCTGAAGCGCGGGATGCTGTCGTCGTTCCACTTCTTGAAGCCGACGGCGTCATCGGCGCTCTGGGCGACGACGGAGGCGAAGGTCTCCGCCAACGAACGAACGTTCGCCCTGACGAGGTGGGGAGGCACCCCGACCCTCACCATGGTCTCCCAGGCCAGGGAGACGAGGCCGAAGACGGTCCCAGCGCCGTAGGAGCCGATGTTCGGCCCTCGTGACGTACTGTCCTTCCACGGCTTGTCGGCCAGGCCCCACCTCGGGGGCACCGTGTCGCTCTGCTGCTGCTGGGCCATCTTCTTCTCCTTCGGGGTCGGAGCGCTCACCTGAACATGGTGCCCGGAGACCAGCGACGTCGACAGGACGTCGAATGGCTGGTCCGTGCGCCTCGGGGAGGGGGTGTTGCCACCCTTCGAGGCCGTCGCCGCAGGACACACCTCCACCAGGGGGCACCAGGCGCACAGGGTTCCCACCTTGTAGGGGAAGGTGCGCTCGTCGCACATCCTGCGGTAGCGGTCCCACGTCGTCCTCAGGCGGCGGCGGGTGGACTCCATGGCACTCTGCGAGAGGTCGATCTGACAGCGCTCCGCGCTGCCCAGGTAGAGGAGCTCCGCACCCACCATCTCCGGGTACCCCAGCACGCGCAGGCCCTCGTTGTAGATGCGCTGCTGGTGGGCGTAGGGATCCCCGTATCGACGCTTGTCGGCAGCCGACGGCATCGGCTTGATCCGAAGACCGCCCCGGCCGTCGTCCACCAGGGCGCGCAGCTTGTAGTCCCGCATGAAGGACTTCCCGCCTGGGGCGTTGTCGAGGCGGTCCACCTTCCCGTAGCTGGGCACTCCCCAGATGTCAATCGGCTTGCTCCAGGAGCCCAACCCGATCTCAGTGCCGATGACGGACACCCGGTCGGCCACCAGGTCCTCACCGCCGACGTACGAGGGATCCAGCACCCTGAGGACGGCCTTGTCGTAGTGGGCGAAGTGGCTGGTCCACTCCTCGTCGGAGTAGACCAGACCGCACTTGGTCTCGGCCCGCCGGCGGTACTCGGCCTGCTTGTCGGCCCACAGGCGCAGGATCGTCTCTCGTGTGCGCTGGTTCGGGGCCAGAGCGAAGAGCTCCTCCATCACCGAGTGGACGACATTCCCGGTCCCGTTGGGCTTCAGTGGGTCCTCGTCGAATGGTCTGAGCCGCCCGGCCGCCCAGCTGGCGGGACAGCCGTCAGCCAGCGAGTTCATGGCCGAGGGACTCATGTACCCCTTGATGATCTTCTTCCCTGTCCGCTCTTTGTCACCCAGGACCAGACCGTCATTAGTCAGGTGGACGTCGATCTTGCTCATGCTCCTATGGTGCCCGGGGGCAGGTCAGCCGATGACCATGGAGACGGCGCCGTAAGCCACGTAGACGTACCCGGCCGCCAGGAGGACCCCGAGGAGGATGCTGCGGGCCCGCTCGGACAGACGTGGAGAGGGCAGGCGAAGACTGGGGAGCCTCTTGACGTAGTGTCCCTCACGGGTCCCGTCAAGCCAGTCGACCAGGTTGCGAACCGCCAGCCCGAGGGCGACGACCAGCGGGGGCATCCACACCGGTGTCCCGCCAAGGACCATCCCCAGGGAGAGGCCGACGATGAAGGCCGGCCACAGGATGAACATGAACCGCAGGCCCGTCCTGCGAACGGCCCAGGCGAAGGAGGCCCCGGCCAGGAGGCCGACGGCCGGACGCGAGCTGATCCCGTCGTATGGGAAGCTCCACAGGGAGGCGATGGCGGTCACGACGACGGCCATCGCCTGGAAGGTGATCCTGCCTCCGGCGCCTTCGCGACCCCCTCTCGTCATCCGCTTAGTGACGTAGCTCGTCACCCCCGGTAGACAGGTGGAGAAGACCGACTCCAAGACGCCCAGGTCTGCCAGGCGGGCCATCGCCGGAACCACCAGCATGGCGCCAGCCACGTGAGCGACGGTGAGGCGCCCCAGTCCCATCGTGAGCGGGACGTGCACATCTCCGACGGTGAGGGACACCCGGCCAAGGACGGCCACGACCGATGCCATGGCGAGAATCGTCAGGAGGCGCTCCCTCATCGGTCAGTCTCCACGGTGACGCCACCTGAGCCGGTGGCGTGGAAAGTGATCTTGCCGTTGAAGGTGACCTTGATGCCGACCTCCTTGTCGGGGTCCTGCCCCGGGATCGGCTCATAGGACTTGATGGCCCCGCCACGCACGGAGAACTCCAGGGTCACCTGTGAGTCGGCCTTGGCGGTAGCCGTGACCGTGCACTGCTCGGAGCACTCGACCTCCTTGCTCACGTCCTTCTCACCACTGCTGGACGGCTTAGGCGGGGTCGTGGGTGACGGAGCCGGTTTCGGTGCCCGAGTGGGCTCCTGCGTGGCTGGAGCCTGGGTCTTCTCAGGCTGGGCGGTGGTCGGAGCCGGTTTCGCGGCCTCGGTCTTGGTCGGCTCCGGTGAGGTGCTCGGCCGAGCTGTCTTCGCGGCGGTCTTCGAGACGGTGGCCGAGGCCGTCGAGGCGGCCTTGGGCGCCCCCTTGGACCTCAGCGAGATGATGACCCCGGAGATCACGGGGAGCACAACCAGGAGGATCACCAGAGACGTGATGATGACGGCCGTGCGCCGGCGGCGCCACAGCACCTTCGCCGACCTGACGATGGGGGTGTGGACCACCTCACTCTGGCTAGTGGGGGTGGGCGGGGTGGACATGTCGACTCCTCTCGGGTGCGGAAAGCCCCGCACCCCGGAAAATCGTATCCGGGGTGCGGGGCCGTCGATCAGAACGCGGGCTCGCCGCCGAAGTCGGCGACCTGGTTCCCTCCGAAGTTGCCTCCGAAGTTCCCGCCCTGCTGGGGGCCACCCTGGTTGCCGCCGCCGAATCCGTTCTGGTTCTGGTTGCCCTGGTTCTGGCCTCCCTGCTGGCCCTGGCCGCCGAAGCCGCCGTTGCCCTGCTGGTTGCCAGCACCGAAGTTGCCACCCTGGTTCTGACCACCCTGCTGCGGACTCTGGCGGGTGACCTGAGCCTTGGCGTAGCGCAGGGAGGGGCCGATCTCATCGACCTGCATCTCCACGACCGTGCGGTTCTCGCCCTCGCGGGTGGTGAAGGAGCGCTGGACCAGGCGACCCTGGACGATGACGCGCAGCCCCTTCTTCAGCGACTCGGCCACGTTCTCAGCGGCCTCGCGCCAGATTGAGCAGCGCATGAACAGGGTCTCCCCGTCCTTGTACTCGCCGGTCTGGCGGTCGAAGACTCGGGGCGTGGAGGCGACCGTGAAGGAGGCCACTCCCGCTCCGGAGGGGGTGAAGCGCACCTCGGGGTCCGCGGTCAGGTTGCCGACGATGGTGATGATGGTGTCTCCGGCCATTCTTACTGTCTCCGTTTCTCTGTGACGGACCCCGGTCGGGTCCGCTCCTCACATACATGGTGCCCGGGTCTCGAAGGTCTTCGATCCGGGAGCTCTTTCTGGGGTGATGCACCGACTGCCAACTCACCAGGCAGGGATGCACCCGATGGCCTTCAGGGCGCCCATTGCCGACTCGCGGGGCTCCGGCTCGGTGCGCACCAGAGCGGAGGAGAGTCCGACGGCGCGCACATCAAGGGCGTTGAGGACGGAGCGGGTCACCTCCACCTGGGAGTCCTCGCCGTCTGCGCCCTGGGAGGTGGTCATGAAGCTCTCCGACTTCATCCGCCCCCTGACCACGACCACCTGTCCGGGGATCAGCGTCGCCGCCTTGTCGTGGACCTTGCGCCAGCACGTCACCTCGAGACGGTGCGGCCCGTCGGCCAGCACCAGGCTCGCCAGGCGCCAGGTCTCGGAGGTCTTGGTCTCCTTGGAGGCGATGACTCCGGCCACGACGAGGATCTCTCCGCTCTCGGCGTCCTCGGACGTGGCGAGCCGTGAGACCCGCTCGTCCATCTCCACACCGGTCTTGAGGACCGCCTGCTCCACCTGCTCCAGGGACATGACGTCCTGGCCGGTGGCCGTACCCAGGACGCTACGCTGGACCAGGGCTCGCGTGTAGGGGTCGTACTCGATGCCGGGGAGCTCGGGGTCGTCGCCGGCGGCCAGGGCGCGGGCGCAGGCCACCGTCGCGGCCCTTGGACCGAAGGCGTCCAGGGCCCCGGCCTTGGCCATGGCCTCCAGGGCACGGGCCGGCATCTTCGACCCCGTGTGCTCGCGGTAGCGGGCACACAGGTGCGCCACCGAGGTGTAGCCGCCCTCGGGACGGGCGGCGACGATGCCCGCCGCCGGGGCCCCCACGTCCTTGATCTCCCCCAGGCCGAGGATGATCGTGCTCTCATCGGGGACGGAGGTGTCCGCCTGCCCCCGGTTGACGTCCGGCGCCAGGACCTGCACCCCTCGTGTGGACAACCACCGCATCACGGCTCCGCGTCGGGCCTCGTCGTCGGTCTCGGCCAGGGTGCCGGCGCCGTAGGCCGCGGGGTAGTGGGCCTTCAGCCAGGCGGTCGTGAAGGTGATCCGGCCGTAGGCGACGGCGTGGCTCAGGTTGAATGCGTACCGGCCGGCCGACTCGATCGCGGCCCACAGGCGCATGGCCGTCTCCCTGGAGAAGGCGACCTTGGGGTTTCCCCTGCTGTCCACGTCCTTGACCGCCCCCTCGACGAAGGCCTTACCGGTCTTGGCGATGAGGTCGGCCTTCTTCTTGGCAACCGCCTTGCGCAGCAGGTTGGTGTCCGAGGCACTGAACCCAGCGACCACACCCCCGAGCTTCATCAGGGTCTCCTGGTACGCGGCCACTCCGTAGGTGGGGCCGAGAACGGAGTCGAGCACCTCGATCTCCCTGGGGTCCGAGGTGTAGGAGCTGTAGGAGACCCGCTCGCGCCCGTTGCGCCGGTCGGCGTACTCCAGGTGCATCCCTGTACCCATGGGGCCGGGCCGGTACAGGGCGCCCAGCGCCGTGAGGTCGTCGGGGCTGCGCGGGGACAGGCGGGTGCACAGGTCGGCCATCCCCCCGCTCTCGAGCTGGAAGACGCTCGCGGTGTCACCGCGGGCCAGCATCTGCCAGACGGCATCCTTCTCGTCCACGTCGCGGCCGGACGGGATGGAGTCCAGGTCGATACCGGCGTAGGCGCAGGTGTGGGAGATGACGTCCAGGTTGCGAAGGCCCAGCAGGTCGATCTTGACCAGCCCCATGGCCTCGCAGGTGGGTCCGTCCCACTGGGTCACCCACTCGCCGGTGTCCTTGTCCACCCGCATCGGAACCAGGTCCATGAGGTCGTCGGGGCTGACGATGACGCCGCAGGCGTGGGTTGACCACGCAAAGGGTACGCTCTCGAGGCTCCTCGCCAGGTGTATCACCGCCTCAGACGGCTTCCTGTCCTGCATCACGCTGGCGACGGCGATGACCGATCGGAGATCGGAGTCGATCGCCTCCAGCACCATCCGGAACTGCTCCCCGGCCTCGCCGTCCAGGTCGGCCAGGCACACCCCGTCTGGGATCGTCTTGGTCAGCTTGTTCGCCATGGTGTCGGAGATGCCCAGCTGGGAGCAGGCGGTCTTGATCGAGGCCTTCGTCTTGGAGACCTGGAGGGTGCCCAAGCGGACGACGTTGCTGTCGCCGTAGAGCTCCACCAGGTGCCGGTAGACCTCGTCGCGCCGGCCGCGCTCGAAGTCGGTGTCGACGTCCGGCATACCCTCGCGCTCGGGGTCCAGGAAGCGCTCGAAGAGGGTGCCCTCCTCCAGCGGGTTGACGCCGGTGATGCCCAGGCAGTAGAGGATCAGCGAGCCGGCCGCACTCCCTCGCCCCGGCCCGACGTTGATGCCCTCCGACTTGGCCCACTTGATGAACTCCGCCACCAGGAGCGCGTAGCCGACCATCTTCAGACGCCTGAAGACGACGAGCTCGGAGTTGAGACGGTCGGCGACCTCCGGAGGCATGGAGCCATCGGGGTTGAGCAACCCCTTCTCCCTGGCCCCCTCCAGGACCAGGTCCATGAGCCAGGCCGTCTCCGGCTCGGGACTGGAGGAGTACCTCTCCGGGACGGGCGGGACCGGGAGACGCATCCTGGGAGGTGGCAGGACGTCGTCGTCGATCATGGAGGCGACGACGGCCGTGTTACTCACCGCCTGCTGCCAGGCCTGAGACTTGTCCAGGGCGCGCACCTCCTCCTCGCTCTGGAGGTAGTAGCCCGAGCCGTGGAAGGTCCAGCGATCCTTGTCGGCGAGCTTGACCCGTCGCTGCTTGGCGAGCCAGGCCTCGTGCACGTCGGACTGCTGAGGGTGGACGTAGTGGCAGTCGGCGGTGGCGACGCAGCGGATGCCGTTGGAGGCGGCCATCATCATGACGTCGTAGACGACGGCGTCCTCCTCGGGGATGCCATGGTGCATGACCTCGACGAAGGTCCGCTCAGGGGTGAAGATGTCCACCAGGTCGCGCAGCCTCTCCTCGGCCAGGTCCATGCGACCGCGGGCCGCCTGGGAGAGGACGGGCCCGCCCAGGCACCCGGTCAGGCAGATGACCCCCTCGGAGCACTCGTCCATGAGCTCGTAGTCGATGAGGGGGTACTTGTTCCGGGTCGTCGTCTTCCAGGACTCGTTGGTCATCCTGACGATGTTGCGCCAGCCGGCCGGCGTCTGCGCGACGAGCGTGATGTGCTCGTAGAACTTGGTCTTCTGACCCTCGCCGCCCAGGGCGTCGGCCCTGGTCTCCCCGGGGTCGAACCGCGATCCGATAGCGAGGTAGAACTCCTGGCCGAGGATCGGCTTGATGCCGGCTTCCATGCAGGCCTTGCGCATGGTCGGGACGGCGATGAGGGATCCGTGGTCGGTGACGCTCATGGCTTTTTGCCCGAGCTCGACGGCGCGGGCGACGTAGTCCTCGGGCTGTCCGATACCGTCTAGGAGCGACCCGGATGTATGGACGTGGAGGGCCACGTAGCCCTCGACAGGGGTGCGCGCAGGGGTCTCAGTCATAGACCCATGGTGCCCGGAGGAGTCAGCTGAAGAGGTTGTCGATCTGGGTCTGGAGGCCCTCAGTGCCCGTGGTCAGCCAGATGTAGGCGGCGACGCCGCCGGCGACGGCGATCGCGAGCCAGATGGCCGCCTTGATGGCGTCCCTGATGAGTGAGGAGATGGCGAATGAGGCGCCGGCCAGGACCAGCCAGCCCAGCGTCGTCGTCGGCATGGATGCGTGGAGGCCGGGGATCGAGGCGACGGCGGCGCTGGCTCCTCCTCCAGCCAGGAGCATCCGCATGATGGCGGCCGACCTTCCCTCCCTGCCCCCGGTCAGGGCGGTTGATCCCAGCAGGACGGTGGCGAGGGTTGCCAGAGGGATGGACATGGCGGGGTCTCCTTCGAGAGTGGTGGGTCTGCTTCCTGGTCACCAGTATCGACCATGAACAACCCCGGCCCACGTCTTCGGTGGGCCGGGGCCGTTGTGCAGCGGTGGCGCCTCAGTCGCGTACCGCTCGAATCTCACCCGTTCGCTCGAGCTCACGGAGCTCGCGGCGCGTCCTCGGTGTGGGAACAGGAGTGGCTGGCTTGACCACGGGTCGGCGGCTGGGAGTGGGAGCGTCTGCCTTCCTCGCCGTCGCCACCGTCCCGGGGGCCGGCGTCTTCCTGTAGACCTTGCGGACGATCTGGTGGACGTTGCCGGTCGTGAACCTGATGACCACCACCAGCAACAGGACGGAGACGAGGAAGCCCGTCTGTCGCACGGCCACCACAGGATCGTCCTGGCCGGCCCCGCGCCCCCATCCGGACGGCATGAGCGTGGGCATGTGCCTGGACATGAGGACGTACCAGGTCAACACGGCGGTGGCGAGCATCGAGACCTTGATGGTGAAAACGGCCCGCAGGCTCTCCTTCCAGACGGGCACCGCTGACGCGAGCAGGAGCGCAGCAACGGGGACCGCCACCATGAAGACGTCCATGAGGCTCACAGCTCGACCCTCCAGGACTCTCCGCGGTGGGAGACGATGGCGCTGGAGGCTCTGACCCCCATGGGCACCCGTAGGGCCCCCAGGGACATGGCGCCGGCGTGAGTCCCAGCCAGGGCGATGACGGTCCAGTCGCGCCCCAGCGCCTTGACGACGTCGCTCGTGGTGGTGTCGTCGGTTCGGGTGATCGAGGCGATGACGTCTCGCTCCCGAAGGGAGGCGACCTTCCTGTGGTCGTGGATGACGTCCTCCAGGACGTCGACAACGGTGAAGTCGCCGTCCGCGTCCTCGGCGAGGGTGGCCAGGACACTTTCCTTGACCGGTCCTGAGGGACCAGTGACAAGGACCCGGGAGGTTGAGACCTCCCGGGTCCCGATCTTGATGAGCATGAGGGGACCTCCTTGGTCAGTTGCTGGTTACCTCCCCATGGTGCCCGGCCCCCTCGTTTGATCCGGGGTCCCGTCGCATCCGGACGATCTTGACGGCTGCGTACACGACGGTCAGCACGAAAGTCACGATGGACATGATGATGAGGATCAGTGGTGTGGCCATTAGATTCGTCGCCTGGCTCTTCGTGAGGTACTGGGCGACGACGGCGGCCGGGAGGTGAGAGATGCTCTCGAAGAGGGTCTGCGCCACTACAAAGAGCAGGCAGGACAGGGATACTCCGAGGACGGCTTTGACTGCGATGCGCATGGTTTCCTTCATGCTCCGATCCTACCTTCGTGGTCGGGCTCTCTTTCGAGAGTGGACTCCTTCGGGTCCGGAACCTCCCTCGGCCGCTCGCCGCGGTCTGGTCCGAGGAGGACTCTGCGCACGAGCTCGGCGAGGCGTCTCAAAGCACGTCCTTCAAGGATCCGGCCGCCAGCCGCTCGAGACTGACCTGCTTGCCATCGACCATGGCCACGGGGACAGACGTCAGCCCCTTGGAGCGGAATGCCTGGTCGGCCGACTCGTACCAGGACGTGGGCACGTCCTTGAAGCTCTTGTCGCGTACCCCCGCCTTTGTCGCCAGGTCGTAGACGGCGTCGTCCGTCAGGCGGCTGGCGTCGTCGGAGAGCCACGCGGATCGGAACCACCCGGACAGCTCCAGGTGGAAGCGGAGTGAGGCGTCCTTCTGGGTGGAGACGACCTTGGCCCAGGGGCCGCCGGCCATGAGCGTCCATCTCTGGCCCAGGATGCTGACGGGGTGGATGCGCAGGCTGATGGTCCTCGACTCCAGGAGTGAGGTGATGACGGACTGGTTGTCCCACGTCAGCTGTGCGCAGTGCGAGCAGGAGAAGTCGGTCCAGATGTCCACGACCCGGCTGCCACTGCCGTAGGTGACGGCGCCGTCGTCGTCGAACCCTCTTGGGTAGGGGCCGGCCGGCTTGGAGCTGCCGCCGGCGCCGCTCAGCGCGGCGACGCCGAGCCCTGTGGTCATGGCCGCGACCAGCGACCCCGAGACCATCGCCCGGCGGCTGATCCTCCTCATCTCGCCTCCCCGGTGATGCTGACTCGTCCCACCGACCCGCTGGACGCCGTGACCGTGACCTTCCCGTTCACGTCCAGGTTGTCGAAGGACAGGGCGCGGACACCGGCCTCGGCGTGACCCTGAGCGATCTGCTCGCCCTGGGGTCCGGTGACGACGACGTCGGTGCCGGCGTCCGACTGGACCTCGACGACAGCGAGAGCGTCCTTGACGTTGGCCTCGATCTCACCCGACGTCGACTGGACCTGGCTGACCTTTCCGCCCCATCCGCCGGCGTTGTCGATGCTCCAGGAGGCGCCGCCCTCCGGGATGCTCATGACCACGGTCTCGCAGTTGTCCCCGGTGTACGGGACCGTCAGCTCCTCCGGGCTCGCCGGAGAGACCGTCGTCCTGACGGATGAGACCACGGTGTCCGAGCAGGACACGGAGATGAAGGCGGTGACGTCGGTGTTCAGCTGGCTCTCCAGGCGGATGCGGGCCCGGCCGCCGACACTCGTGTCCAGGGACCTGGAACCGTCCTCGGACTCGGTGTACGTGGGCGCCTCACTCGCGGCGCTCTCCCGAGCCGGACCAGGGGGTGTGTCAGGGACCGTCGTCGAGCACGCGGTCAGCAGCAGTGCGCAGGCGGCGGAGACGGCTGCGGTCTTGATCCTCATCATGTCCTCCATGCTGCCCCCCGCCTGTCTCGGCGGTTCATTTCCGAGAGCAGGCGGGTGGCTACTGGCTGCGGTGTCGGAGTCAGGAGAACGTGAAGCCCTGGTTCACGTCCACGGGCTTTGACTGCCGAGGAGCAGGCTCCTCCGCGGGCTCGTCCACCTCGGGAGCGGGCTCCTCTGCCGGCGGCTCGTCCTGGGCCACCGGGGGCTCAGCCTCCGTCTTCTCCGGGGCCGGATCGACCGTCTCCGACGACTCCTCCTTGTTGCTGGATGTGCCGTACTTCCCCGTTGAGTTGAAGGAACGTCCGCCGGTCTTGGCCGACTGCTTGCGCGGCTTTCGCGACGCCTTACGCGCCGGCTTGGGGTCGCCCTCATCGCCGACGACGAGCCGGCTCAGAGCCACCAGGACATCGTCGTTAGCGCCCTGGGCGGCGACCACGCCCAGGATGTTCAAGAGGGAGTCCCGGTTGGGCGCGGGTGAGTCGTCGCCAGCGGCCGCAACGACCGCCTGGGCCCCCAGCTTCACGCGGCTTGGGGAGTTGCTGTTGGCCGCCCACCGCAGGGCGTTCGCGGCCTCGTTCACGCGGACGCGGGCGACCATGTCCGCATCCAACGACAACGCGCTACGGGGGACGAACTGGGTCCCGAAGGCCGTGGACAGGATAACGTCCTCCCCCTCCACGGCGACGACCTTCGCCAGACGGCTCTGGCCGTTGTCGTCCTGGTAGACGACGTCGTCGCCGGTCTTGATGTCACTCATCTTCTCTCCTTCTGTCGAGCACTCCCGCCGGACGGTCGCCGGCGGCTGCACCTATGGTGCCCGGGGTCGGCGGGCCCCACCGTCTTTGTAGGTTTCCTACAGGATGGCCCCCGTCAGGCACCCTTAGAACAGTGAGCGGGGTCACAGGTACCGGGTGCCCGCCCGGCGCGGGCCCGGAGGGGTCTGCCTGCACAAGATTCACACAGCGGGCGTCCAGGAAGTGTTCGGTGTTCATCCGGCAGACGGCCGGCCGGTGCCCAGACTGGTGGTCGTTGACGATTCAACAGTGCTCTCGACCGCCGGTCGAATTAGGGTCACCTAAGTAGGTCGGAGACGTCAGACGTCCGTGTGTCCACGGTCACAATCTTGTCAACCCAGGTTGACGGCGGTGGCGGCGTAGGACTTTGGTCCTAGACGACTTTCCCCAGATGGCAGAACGATCTTGCACAGCGGCCCCTTCTGGACCGGACGTGTTTGACTTCCGCAAAAGCCTGCAACGGCGCCGAAAACTCGGTGCGCCGGGGCGTAAACCCAAACAGGTTGGGCCAATGTTTGGGGTGGGGTCTAACACGGTTTTGCCCCGTCACGACGCCGAAAGGCGGACTGCAAGAATCGAAGTTTGGATTTTCGCCAGAAATCGGAGGCCTTTAAAGAGGGGGTGAGTGAGTAGACATCCATAAGCACTTCCTTGGGCCATTGATAGCCGTCTCTCAGTTCTTCAGTCCTCTCGCGCACCATGGGGCGTGATTTCAGGCAAACATGCCAAACACCCAAACACGATCCCGACTTTTCCTTGAAATCTAGCCACTTACTACTACTACTACTACTACTACTCTAAGATCAAACAAACTAAAACTTCCCAAACAGAGGGGGAGGATGATAGAGTTTCATCTTTTACCCGTCTCGCAACCCCCGCCGGTGTCAGGTGGGTATGCCCCAAATCGGCGTTCTCCGGTACCTCTCACGGCCTGCACCCCTATGGCAGTACCCCTGTACCACCCCCACCCCTGGTGGGCCTGCTGAGGCGCTGACAGCCCCCTTCCCGGGGTGCCTGGATCCGGCCGCCGGCACCTGCCCCCGACCGAGTGAGGTCGGCCCGGCCGGCCGAGGACGGGTGGGGGACCGCCCAGTTTTGTGGAACCCACACAAGAGGGAGGGGCCGGGCACCATGGGTGGGTGAGCAGGACGAAGAAGAAGATCGACCTTGACCAGATCGCTGCCACCTGCCTGACTCTCGGCGTCGATCGACGCCTTCTGTCGCCTGCGGAGCAGGCCGTGCTCCCTGACTGTCCTGTCGAGCCTCTTGACCTCCAGGAGACGCGCAGTCTCATCCTCGAAGGCGAGGACCCTCTCGGGCAGACCTTCTGTGCCGCTCGAACCGCCAAGGAGCGCCGGCCTCACGGCCAGACGTTCACTCCTGCGCCCATCGTCCGATCCATGCTGGAGTGGGCGAGGGGTCGCACGGTCCCGGCGCGCGTCGTCGATCCCGGTTGCGGCTCTGGAAGGTACGTGCTGGCCGCCCTGAGAGCCTTCCCCAGCGCGACAGGGGTCGCTGTAGACCTCGACCCCTACGCCGCCCTCATGACTCGTGCCGGTGCTCACGTCCTGGGGCTTGAATCGCGTCTCGACGTCGTCGTCGGCGACTACCGCGAGCTCAACCTTCCCAGGATCGAGGGGGCCACACTCTTCCTCGGCAACCCGCCCTATGTCCGCCATCACGCCATCGATGGACGGTGGAAGACCTGGCTCGGTGAGACGGCCTTGAAGATGGGGCTCAGCGCAAGCGGTCTCGCCGGCCTCCACGTCCACTTCCTCCTGGCGACCGCGCTTCATGCTCAGGTCGGGGACGTCGGCTCCTTCATCACCAGCTCGGAGTGGCTCGACACCGGCTACGGCCGGCTCGTCCGCGATCTCTTGACCGGCCCGCTCTCGGCGTCAAGCATCCACGTCCTGGACCCGAAGAGCCTTCCCTTCGATGACGCTACCGTCACCGGGGCCATCATGTGCTTCGAGGTCGGCGCAGACCCATCCGACGTGCGGATCCAGACCGCCGGGAGCGTTGACGCGCTTGGCGACCTCTCAGCCGGCCTCCCCGTCCCACGCCAGCGCCTTGCTGCGACCTCTCGCTGGTCAGCCGCAAACCGGCCCGCTCCAAGACCGCCTGACGGCTACGTCGAGCTCGGGGAGATCGCGCGTGTGCACCGGGGCGCCGTCACCGGCGCGAACAGGGTGTGTGTCGCTCCTCGTGACGCCGTTGACCTCCCCGGCGACCTCCTCCTTCCGACGGTCATCCGGGCACGCGAGCTCTTCGCCGCGGGGGAGTGTCTGGCTACCACTGACGGCCTCAAAGCCGTCATCAGCCTTCCCGCTGACCTGAATGTCCTTGACGAGAGTGACCGGGAGAGGGTTGACCACTTCCTGCGCGAGGCGGAGAGGCTCGGCGCCGCCGACGGCTACGTGGCCCGACGGCGGCGGTCATGGTGGAGCGTTAGCCTGGCCTCTCCGGCTCCGATCCTAGCGACCTACATGGCTCGCCGGCCCCCGGCGTTCGAGAGGAACACTGCTGGGGCCCGCCACATCAACATCACCCACGGCATCTATCCGAGGGAGTCCATGAGCGCCCTGGAGCTCGACGCCCTGGCCGCCTACCTGCGCACCAGCGTGTCCACGACCAGTGGTCGCACCTACGCCGGGGGCCTGACGAAGTTCGAGCCGCGAGAGATGGAGCGCCTGGTGGTCCCAGGTCTCCCTCTGCTCCGGGAGATGACCACCCCCGCCAGAGGGTGACTCTGACGGGGGTGGTGGCCTGGCTACAGGTGTTCGAGCAGCTGTCGGGCCACGGCCGCTCCCAGCTGGACGGGGACCGCGTTGCCGATCTGCCGGGCGATGGAGGTGCGCGACCCGATGAAGCGGTGCGTGTCCGGGAAGCCCTGGAGGAGCGCCGCCTCGTAGTGGGTGATGGCGCGGTCCTCGCTCGGGTGCAGGTAGCGCCCCTTCTCCGGCTTGGTGAACCCGGTGCGTATCGTGACCGACGGGCGGTCCCAGTGCAGACGCCCCATGACGTCCCTGGCGCCGTTGTCGTGCCGGCGCCAGCAGGGCGCCTTCAGGTGGTCGGGAAGGTCCCTCCTGTCCCCTCCGGGTGGGATCGCTGCGAAGCGCGCCAGCGACATCTCACCGTACCTCCGGGAGACATGAAGCTCCCGAGGAACGAAGGCGCCGGGCACCTGCCGCGATCCGACCCTCACCCGCCTGGAGGCGAAGACGTCGTCCATGTCGGGCTGCGCGGGCACTCCCGCCAGTGCCCGCCTCACCGTCCGGTACGGGATCAGTCCGTCGGCGCCGCCCAGGGAGTGCGTGGGCTCAGGGAAGCCAGGGGCATCCACGTCCTCCCGGTGGCCGATGAGGACGGCGCGCTTACGCACCTGCGGGGCGCCGTAGTCGGCGGCGTTGAGGACGCGCAGGTCGAGGCTGTAGCCGTCGAGTACCTCCCCCGGCCGGGTGGCTCCCAGGAGATCGAGGTACTGGGGCGACTTGCTGAAGGCGGGCACGTTCTCCATGACGAAGTATCTGGGCCGGGCCCGCAGGATGGCCTGGGCGTACTGCTCCCAGAGCCGGTTGCGGGCGTCCTGCTCGTCGCGCTTACCGAGGGTGCTGAACCCCTGGCACGGCGGACCTCCGATGACGACGTCGATGCCGTTGGGGACCAGCCCCTCAGCAAGCCAGTCCTGGATGGGGCCCGCGTAGACCTCTGTCTCGGAGAAGGTCGCCTGGTAGGAGGCTGCGGCCTCCGGGTCCATCTCGACCGCGGCGACGCTGTAGAAGTCGGGTGAGGCCGTGTGGAAGCCAGCGGTGAGACCGCCGGCCCCGGCGAAGAGGTCGAGGACACGGAACGTCACGGAGCCACCTCGATGCCGGCATCAGCCAGCGCTCTGAGTGCCTGGTCCTCATCGGTGAACAGGGCCTTCATGCCGTCGGGACCGATCTCGATCATCTTGAAGTGTCTACCGACGTCAGTCCCCACCGTCCTCATGATGAGGTCCTCCGCCTCGATAGACATCTTCCCGCACCTGGCTTTTCCGAAGGTGATCGTCCCGCTCATCTCGGCATCGCCACGTTCTGGCCGAGGTTGAAGCACGGCCCCTTGGAGTACGCGAGCTCGCCTGGCATCCATCGTGTAGCGACCCCCTCTCTGTCCAGGGTGTAGTAGACGCGCCGGTCGCACCGGCCGTTCCCGCCGTTCATGACCTGAGCCTCCCCGGTGTCGGGGTCGATGCGGACACCCGCGACCTTGCTGCCGGTGCCGGCATCGTAGACGTTGATGCAGAAGCTGCCGATCTCGCACCCGAGGGATGACGCCCTGTTGATGACGTCGACGACCTGGTCCCGGGTCTCGGCCGCCCTCCTCATGGCCTGGACGGCAAGTGACATGCCCTGGGTCATGGCCCAGGCAGCATTCTTCTCGGGGACGTGGCGACCGATCGCTCCGTCGTTCGAGCAGGCGGTGTAGCTGACGGGGACGTCCCTCCTGTCCGTCTTGACGTGGACACTGCCGACCGGGCACCAGGCGCTCCAGCACGAGTCGTTGACGTGCACCCGGACGTGCTCCGCAGACACGCCCAAAGCGACCGCCGCAGTGCGACAAAGCCTCTCCTCATCCACAGGTCTCACCCCCTACGCGCGGAGGGTACTGCCGAAGCAGGGGATGACCGCGATCCGGTTGGGACACCAGACCGGAAGGATGCCTCCTCGGACCAGGGCGAGGTGCAGCCTCGTGCTCGGACGGAGACGGTGCTTCAGGTAGGAGCGCATCACCTTCACGGAGTGGTGGTCGTTGTCCACCCAGACGCAGCCCAGGTGCTCACCGGTCGCCGGGTCCTCGACGTCGATCCCGTGGGGAGACATCTTCGCGGACAGTCCGGCCTCGCGGATCGACGCAAGCGCTAGATTCCGTAGCCGCTGCGAGCGGCGCATACTCGACAGCGCCTCCTTGATAAGGCCTAAGAAGCTGCCGCTCCAGCCCTCCGGCGGATCGAAGTGGCCGATCGCCCCATCGGACGAGACGGCTTCACAGAAGACTCCGATCTTCTCGTTTTGGGTGATGTAGATGATGACCCCTCCGGGGGCGTGTAAGACAGTTGTGCTCATGCACCTATGGTGCCCGGGACGATGCGTCTTGCGCGCACTCCAGGGGTCACCTCCAGGCCGTCCGGTACGACTAGACCCGGTCCGTAGACCAGCGTCTCCTTGCCGACGTGCTGCACCGCTGCGGTGTGGGCGAAGCTGAACCGCTCACACCTCCTGCCGGCGTAGAGGCCGTCCCAGACGTCCCGGTGGTCGTCGTAGGTGACCAGCCACGGGAAGGAGGAGCTCGACAGGGCACTGGCCAGTGCCCTGTGGCTCTCGGCGTCGAAGGTCCGGGTGTAGAGACGGTCCCCCTGCTCGACGTAGGGAGGGTCGGCGTAGACGAGGACGTCGTCCCCGTAAGTCCCCATCCTCCTCAGGTGCTCGACGCCGTCGAGCTCGGTGACGTGGATGCGATCCCCCATGCCAGCCACGGCCCGGACTCTCCTGATGAGCCCGTCCTTGTTGTAGCGCGCGTCGATCTTCCACCTCCCCGTCTGCTCCAGCCCGCCGATGGGCCAGGCCCCGAGGATCCCTGAGCGGTTGGTGCGGTTCAGGTAGAAGGTCGCGAATCCCAGAGCGAGGTCGTCTGCCTGGCTGGCCTGGTAGACGGCTCGCTGGTGGTACCACTGCTCAACGCTGACCGGCACCTGGTCGATGAGCCGGCACAGGCTCTCGGCCCCGCCTGAGTCGGTGACGGTTCGCCAGAATGCGGCGAGGCCGGGGTTGGCGTCGTTGATATGGACATGGCTGACGACGCCGTCGGCCAGCAGCCGCAGCGCGGCGCCGGCGCCCCCGGCGTAGGGCTCGGCGTACCTGGTGGGTACGGGGTCCTGGGCCCGCACCAGGGCGCCGATGAACGGGGCGAGCCTGGCCTTGCCGCCGGGGTACCTCAGCGGGGAGAGGTACCTCATCACTCGTCCTCCTCCGGGGAGGGCGTCAGGACGCCGGCGACGCCGCCCTTGATCCGCCCGGTGTCCAGTACGTGGGTGGCCCGGGTCAGGGCCACGTAGAAGGCCATCGCCTGCTCCCGGCCGGCCCCGGAGGGGTCGTCGATGCTCCTCCAGTCCTCCCACATCAGGACGTTCCTGCCGGCGCGCCCCTTGGACCGGTGCGCCGTCGTGATCTCCATGCCCCTGGAGCTGTTGCGCTCCAGCACCCTGGCGACCTTCTCCAGTCCGTAGCGCTCGGCCAGGGACACGACCATCCCCAGGTCTCCGGGGTCGGGGTCCTCGTGCGCGTAGGCGACGACCTCGTCCCAGGTGCGGAATCCGTAGTACTCGCGCACCTCGGTGTGGTGCCCGTTGCGCAGCTGGCACCCGCCCTTGACCAGGTTCTCGATGTTCCGGGCTCCCGAGGAGATGTGCGCCTCGATGCCGCGCGAGTCCGCCTCCATCAAGGCTCCGACGGCGCCAGCGTTGGTCCGGGTGATGACCATGGTGGCGTCAGACAGCCTTCCGGACACCCTGTGCTCGCCGGTGGTGCCAAGGCCCCGCATACGAATGGGGCACCCCATGGCCTCCAGCACCTGGTTGCCGACGTCGGCGATCCCCTGGCCAAAGCGGAACGAGCCGGTCAGGGAGAAGGTGTGCCCGTCCATCGAGTCCATGGCGTCCACGGCGCCGCGCCAGCCGTAGATCGCCTGGTAGGGGTCGCCGACGACGATCGTCGGCAGACCCTTCTGCCCGAGGGTGACCCGGGCGATGGCCGGGTCCGCGTCCTGGGCCTCGTCCAGCATCATGTAGCCGACGCCGCACCGGCTCGCCAGGTCGGGCTCGCTCGCTGCCCAGGCGGCCAGGTAGTCGTCGTGGCTGTAGGGGAGCGTCCCCTCCGGGTCGGCCAGGTCGTCGGACCACATGATCGCGGCGTCGCTCAGCGGGCCCTCGGCCTCGGTCCCGGCCCACCGGCCCAGGTGCTCCTTGCTCGGCTCGTCGACCCCGTCCAGACGCATCGCCGTGGTCACCTTGCGGGCCTCGACAGCCAGGGTGCTGGGGGTCAGCCTCCGGGTGTCGGTGACCTGGATGGACCTGGTCAGCCCCAGCTCCTTGGCCACCTGTGAGTAGCGCATACGCCCCGGGCTCGTGGCACGCCGGCGGAACTCGGCGGGGGTGTCCAGCCACGCCAGCGAGTGGGCGGTGGCTGCCTTGACCGGCAGGTCCATGGACGCCGTCTTCTGACGCATCTCGTCGGCCAGGGCGCGTGAGTAGGTGACGTAGAGCCCTCTCGACCCCCGCACCCGCTGGGCGCAGGCGACCAGTGTCGTGGTCTTTCCGCTCCCGGCCAGCGCCGTCACCACATGGTTGTCCCCGCCCATGAAGGACTCGACCACGACTCTCTGCTCGAACGTGAGCATCTTCTCTTCCTTCTTGTCCCACGACTCTTACCAGGACATGGTGCCCGGATGCGGGGCTCGACCCCGTGGACGGTTTCCCCCGGGCACCATGGGTGCATGATCGCCGCAGCATTCCCGTACATCCTCATGGCCGGCTACACGGTCATCTCACTGTTCGCACTCGCCTCGGGCGAGGCCTGTCTCGTGGAACACCGGGTCAGGGCCGCTGCCATCTGGCGAGCGGCCGAGGCGATGTGGTTCCTCAGCATCGTCTTCTCGGCCGCCTCGCACGGCCTGGGCATCCGGGCCATCATGGTGTGGGCCGGATGCCTCATCCTGCTGCGCCCGCTGACGAGCCTTGCCGTCACCTCCCGGATGGTGAAGAGGGGTGATGACGAGTGAGGTCGGTGCTCCACCCCTTCGTCTTCCCCGCCTGCGGGGGAAAGGTGTCGCTGAGGGTAGACGTCGAGGGAGACGAGGCTCATCTGCGCCAGGTGCCCCGAGGATCATCATCCGCCACCTTCGCCGACGTCAGCAGTGAGGAGCTGTTCCGCATCCACCGCGGCATAGGTGAGATCGACTTCTCTGACTCGATGGGAGGTCAGTCGTCTCCCTGTGACAAGGCCGCTCTCACCATGAAGACCATCGCCACCCTGTGGCCCCTTGTGGCCGAGGGTGCCACCGAGACCATCGTCATTGACCCGAGGACAGGCGGTTCCCGAAGAGCCCTCGTCGCCGACATCATCAAGAGTCTGCGATGAGAAAAAGTGTCAGCCCCCGATCAGGCGGCGCAAGAGCCGGAAGAGACGCCTGATCGGGGGCTGCGTGCTGGTCTCACGAGAATCCCACTCGTCGTGAGCCCGCACAGGTGAGTGTACACGCAGTGCGGGCACCTTCTCGCACATCTACATCTCGGACACCTCATCAAAGGTGATCTCCGCGCGCCCCCGGGTGTGGTTCATGGACACGTCGATGACGGGGGACTCGACCTCGACCTAGTCACTGGCCCGTCCCTTGGTCTCCACAAGGACGTCCCCGTACCTCTTGACCAGGTCCTGGAGGACCTCGATCATCTCACTGGCATACATGCCTCGCTCCTTCCAGCGCCGTGGGTGAGCTGTACACCTCACCATCAACCATCGACCCCGAACGGGGCCAGCTCTTCGTGAAGGGGCCGTCCTCGGTCATCCAGACGTCGCTCCTGGTGTCGAAGACTCCCCACGGATCACCCTCGCCCCGACCGGCTCTCCCGGACAGGACGGCGCAGGCGGCCGAGGCCTGTAGCGGGACCACCCCGTTACCCAGCATCGTCAGCGCCTGGCGGTAGGAGACGTCGGCGACGTCGGTGACCCACCCTTCAGGAAGCATCATCATCCACTCGACGAACCGGCGTCCCACCCTCAGCGGCCTGCGCACCCCAGGCTCCACCGCGACCGGCGCCGGCCGGCCAACGGCCTCGGCAGCCCTGGTGATGACCTCCTCGTAGACGCCCCAGCTGGGGTCTTCCCCGATCACCTCAGTCGCCACTCCCGAGAGCGTGTTCACATACCTGGTCCTCCTACCCTCCTTGTCGAGGCTGTAGGAGTAGCCGTTGCCGCCGTTTCCGGTGGTCGCCGTCGGCGTCGGGAGCATCCTCGCCTCGCCAGCCGCCGTCCTGACCTCCACGTCAAGGCTGCGGCCGTGGACCGCCCTGGTTCCGTCAGAGGCCTTCTGCCGGTACCTCCATGAGGTGTACTCGGCGAGGTCCTTCCCGTGCCCCATGTCGTTGACCGCCGGGGTCGGCAGGTGGGACGTGGACCTCGCCGTCGTCGGTGAGAAGCTGCTCGCCGGGAAGAACCTGCGGTCCAGGACCAGCCTGTCGCTCGACCCGCGCCTGCGCGCCAGGACGAACACCCGCTCACGCAGGTGGCAGGCGCCGACGTCGCTGGCGCGAAGGGTGGACCACGCGGCGTCGTACCCGGCCATGTGCAGGTCGGCCAGCACCCTCCCCAGGGCTCTCATGAGCACCACGTCCCCGTCGTAGGAGCTGCGGTCGGCGGCGGTGAACGCCTTGCCGGACAGGGCTCCGCGCACGTTCTCCCACAGGGCCCAGCGGGGCTGCACCTCGGCGATGGCCGCGGCCTGGTAGGACCACAGCCCACTGCGCGAGTCCCCGACCATCCCGACTCTCCCGCCGGCGACCGAGAGGTCCTGGCACGGAGAGCCTCCGGTGATGACGTCCACGTGCTCGAGCCGGGGCAGGTCGGTGACGTCCTTGTGGATCACCGTCCCCGGAAGCCTCGCGGCCAGCACCCTGCGCGGAGCCGGTGCGATCTCACACCCCCACAGCGTGCTTCCGGCCAGGGGCATGTCCAGACCCCCGTACCCGCTGAACAGGGATCCGATCGTCTGCTCACTCACCGCCCACCGCCGGCGTGCTCGTCGCACGACGGCGACCACAGCGAGGGGTGGACCGAGTAGGTGCGTCCCGAGTAAGTGGACAGCTCCAGCGGGTCCCCTCCCGGGTAGACCCAGGTGGTTGCGGCGGCGGCGCACCAGCGGCACCGGTACCTGCCGGCGGGCCCGCGGCGCCTGGCCACGTACTCTGCGACCCGGTCGTACCCGGCGACGTGCCCGCGCACCCTCACCAGCGCGGAGACGACCTCGTCACTGGCCTCGGCGCAGGCGTGGCACACAGGGCGGTAGTCGCTCGGGTCGGCCGACCACGGGACACCGCCTGCCACCGGGGTTGATGCGTCCATCACCTTCAGTGCCCACCTCGACGCCGGCGCCGTCTCCCAGCACGTGGAGCACACCAGCTCCTCGGTGCCTCCCAGGCGCTCGACGGCCAGGTGGGCCGACAGGCACGACGGGCACAGGGCGCGCACCCGGCTCCCGCTCCCCACCCACCGGTAGCCGTCGGCCTGGCCGCAGCCGGCGCAGGTGGTCTCCTGAGCCCGGCCGGCCAGGGGGTGCAGCCCCGCCAGGCGATCGACGTCGGACCTGGCGCCGGACCTGGCCCGGTCGTCCTCCTTGGACGTCTTGATCCTCAGGATCATGTCAACGTCCATCGTCGGGAAGGCGCTTCGGATCCCTGGCACGGGCAGGCCGAGACGGTACATGGCCATGACCGTGCGCACGGTCCTCGCCGGGAAGCGGCGTCGCTGGACAGGGACGCTCATGGCCCGAACCCGCTCCAGCGGGGACGGTGTCCACGCGGAGGCCGGCCTGGTGAGAAGGGGAGGAAGCGAGACGGTCATCGAAGGGCTCCTGGTGGAAGGGTCTGGATGTACCACGGGTCGCCACCCTGAACCGTGGGGTTGTAGGGATTCAAGGACCATGCGGAGGAGAAGACGTCGGCCACCCACCGGTCCTCGAAGGAGGCGACGGGGCCGTGGATGACGTAGAGGTGCTCCAGCAGACCCATCCGCCACTGGTCGTCGGAGGCCATCGTCCCCACGACGAGGTCGCGGCGCCGGGAGACGTCGTCAACACCGGAGACGACCAGGTCGACCATCTCCTCGGGCCTGCCCGGGACGAGCCCGGTGAAGCGCCTGAGCTCCTCATCCAGGTTGTCCCTGGTCTTCATGGCCCGAATCTCCACCTCGCCATCCGACTGGTCCTCGGAGCGGGCGCGCTCCGCGGCCGTCGTCATCAGGTCCCTGATCCAGGTCTCGGTGGAGATGACGATGCCGCTACCGGTGTAGTTCAGGACGCCCTGGATGAGCATGAGCGCCTCGGCCCGGTCCATGGCGTCTACCGTGCTCCACAGTCCGGTGTAGTCGGTGCCGAGCCAGTCGAGCCTGGCGGGGTCGTGAGGGGCTACCGGCGGGCCGCCGTGCTGGCACAGGGAGAGCCTGGCCATGGTCAGACCCAGGAGGAAGGGGCTCAACTCGCACCTCCGACCGAGCGGACCAGAGGGTCTCCCCGGTGGGCGATCTCCCTGAGCGAGGTGTACAGGCTGCTCGACCCGATGTGCCGGACGACGCCCCAGCCTCCTGAGGCCACGTTGTAAACGGTGTCTCCGACGCGGACCTCGTCGAAGTCGACCTCCTCCAGGAGCTCGACGTCGGCGGCGACCTCGGCGACAGGCACTCCGGAGAAGGTGGTCATCCGGGCGAGTCCTTCGGAGCACTCCCGCTGGAGAGCGGAGGTCCCAGAAAGACTGGTGGGGAGAACGAGCCTTCGCCCCTTGTCGTCGAAGACGAGACGGCCAAGGGGGTCGATGTCGGGGCGCCCAAGCTCTCGGCTCAGGGTGCGCGCCCGGCTCCACACGTTCACACTCATACCTCCATAGTGCCCGGAAGGACGGCGGTCCTGCCAAGCGGGCGCAGCGCCTCGGGCCAGGTCGGATCGCCGAGCACGTCAGAGGCCGACGAGGTCGAGCCCGAGGTGTACCTGCGCACCATCATCATCACCGGGTCGATACCTCCCCTGCGGCAGTACCAGGGGACGCCGGCCAGGTAGGAGGCCGCCGCCATCACCGAGCCGTCCCCGCCCGGCACCTCGTGCGTCAGCAGGCCGCTGCGCACGCGTCCGCCGGAGGGGGTGAAGCCGGTCGCCTCCATCGACAGGAACGAGGTGCTCATCTCGCCCGGGGCCGGGAACCAGTCCCGCCAGGAGGCGACCATAAGGTGGTCGCAGACCGGGTCTGACGAGACCCCCCGGTACCTGGTCACCGACGCCGAGACCTTTGAGGCGACGTCGCTGGCAAGGTCAACACTGAAGGAGCCGTCAACGGGCGGGGCCGCGATCACGCAGACGACGACCCCGCTCCCGGGGCGCGACGCCAGCAGCGACGCCCAGGCGTCGATCTTCTCCCCCAGCCGCGGTGTCGCCGACGCCGTCGTCTCGATGACGATGCGTACGCCGTCGCGGCGTACGAGCACGGCGTCGGCCCTCTTGTACCGGCTGTGCTCCAGCTCCTCCCGGCCGGCCCCGGTGCCCAGCAGGTCGTCGGCCCCGGCCAGCATCTCCCCGACCGCCATCGGCACCCCGAGCAGAGAGGTGGCGCGCAGGGCGAGCTCGACGGTCAGGCAGTTGTGCCGGCTCCCGGCGCTGGCGCGCACCCACCCCCGGCCCCCGGTCAGGGAGAGCTGGTCCGTCCACAGCATCTGCTTCAGGTGGGGGGTCAGGTACCTCCTGTCCGTCGCCCGCAGCAGGCTTCCGGCGTGCAGCGACCGCTTGGCCCAGGGGTCGTAGGGAGCCCCCCACTCCACAAGGTTGGCGGTGATGAGCTTGTGCGCGTCGTTGACCGCCTCCTTGGTCGTGCACCCGGTCACGGCCGCGGCCTGCTCGATGGTCAGCGTCCCCCACATGCGCACCGCCGCCAGCAGCGCGGCGCGCCGGCGCCCGGCGCCCCTCCCGGTCAGGGGACGGTAGTCGGGGTCGTACCTCATCCACCCCGGCACCCTCATGCCGCGAGTCTCCATGAGCCTGGGGGTGACCAGGGCGCCGGACCACATGTCCCGCCCGCTGGAGCGCCAGGTCCCGTTCCAGAACGGGTCGCTGCGGTCGCAGGGGTGGATCACGCCGTCGGGCACCGGCGCCTGGGACATCTCGATCCCCACTACGCCGCCTTCCTGTCGCAGGTCTCGATGTAGGCGGCCGGGTCACCGGTGGAGTGGACGGCTGCGGCCGTGAACGCCGGCAGCGCCCGGTCCTTGCCGTCTCGGGTGACGACGACGGCGGTGAACCGGGGGAGGTTGATGATGTCGGCGGCGTTCCACTTGCCCTCGTCACCGCGGCTGGCGCGCTCGGCCAGGAGCACAGCCGTCTCGGCGTCCTCGTGGGAGAAGGTGATGATGGTACCGTAGCTCATGACCGACTTCAGCAGGGTCACGCTGACCGCCCTGATCTGCTCGGGGTACTGGGTCGCGAAGATCGCCAGCACACCGTAGGAGCGGCCGTCGTCCCTCCACCACCTGGCCACCTCCTCGTTGTAGCCGGCGAAGTGCTTGAACTCATCGCACATGACGGCGATGTTGCGTCCCTGGCTCTGCCACCCGAAGCACGTGCGGGCCACGGCCGCCTGGGCCGTGAACCCGAGCATGGCGGTGACGACGGCTGTGACCCCGTGCGGGATCTGGGTGCCGCTGCGCGACGGGCCGGTGCCGATGACGAGGACGCCGTCCCTGGTGAGGAACTCGTCGTAGGAGAACCCCTGGCTGTTGGCGAAGCAGGTGTTGGCGCCACCGGACGGGTCGTCGTAGACGTAGCCGCCGCCGGGAGCGATGAAGTCCACGGCCGGCTCCAGGAAGGCGAACTTGTTGCGGGCCGCCTCGTTGAGGTTACGACGGGCGCTGGCGGTGACCTTCGCGCCCCACATGGGCTCCAGCATCGCCAGGGACCGGGCGGCGTCTGCCTGCCTGGCCGGGTGCACGTCAACGCCGCCCACCTTCTGGCCGTGAGCCATCTGCGAGAGCACCGCGACCAGGGTGCGCCCCGTCTCCTCCCCGTACCCGTTGCCGACGAGGGCCGAGGCCACCTCGAACCAGCTGTGACGACGAAGTTGGTCGCCGCCGGTGCGCACCCTGGCGGCCTCGTACTCTGCGAAGGCGGCCTCATCGAACAGCAGGCCGGCCGCGACCGTCATGACGATGGCCTCGCGCGAGCGGCCCTGGATGGCGCCGTCGGAGAAGGAGGCGGCCCAGGTGTCGGCGATGAAGGCGGCACGGCTGAGGAAGTCGTCGCCCTTGCGCGCGAACATGTCCAGCCGGTGCGCGGACTCCGATGGCCTGGCCACCTCGATGACCACCGGGTTGATGCCGGCCGCTCGCGCCATCGTCTCGTAGTTGTCCACGCCGTCCGGCTTGGTCTCGACGGCAAGGACCGCGCAGCGCAGGCTGCCCAGGGCCTTGCGCCTGACGAGCCATCCGAACAGCGACTGGTTGACCACCGACTTACCGCTACCGGCCTTGCCCAGGGTCATCACCCCGCTCCACAGCGCCGCCCAGTCCAGTCGCACGATCTCGCTTCCGACGTGGAAGACCGGGGGGCCGTCAACACCGATGAGCTCGGGAGGAGTCTTGCGCTCGCGGGTCGATGTCGCACCGGACGACGCACCGGACTGCGGAGCAACCAGGGGAACGACGACCGGGGCCGACGTCGGGACGACCGTCCGGCCCAGAGGCCACGTCACCCGGTTCAGCATCCTGCTCGCCAGGAACGACCTGATGTCCTGGCCCAGGCTCCTGCCGACCACTCCCGTCGGGTACGCGCCGCGGTCTAGTGCGGCGGCCATGCGCTGCTCCTGGGTCGGGGTCAGGCGGTAGAGGAATGCGAGCGCGCAGACTCCGGCGACTACCATCGCCGGTACCGACACCCCGCCGGTCGTCACCAGCGAGCGGACCACCGCGGCGAGCCCGGCGAGAGCGAAGACGTACTTCACCCACGGCCAGCGCCAGCCGGTGCTCCCCTCCACCGCCGTGTCCCACCCGGGCAGGGAGTTCATCAGGATGCTGACGAGCTCGTCGGCCCGGTCGTCACTACCGGCACGCACCATCACCGAGGCGATGAGCTTGTTCGTCGTCTTCAGCGTGTGGTGCGTGGACTCCCCGGGAAGGTTCTCCGCGTACTCGCTCCACGTGCGTCGCACACGGCGCGGGGTGGACACCAGGGTGACCACCACCTCCTCGCCGTCGGCGAGGTTATTGTCCAGGATGTCGCTGACCATCGACGGGTTAACACCATTCAAGCTCGATCGCCCCTCGACACCGTTTCCGATGACGCGAGCGACGGAGACGACACCAGTCATCGGGGCGAGTGCGTCGCGGTCGGAGGCGTCCTGAGGATCGGAGGAGACGCGCACTTCCTGGGCGGTCGCACCCACGGCCTTGGCAAGGTTGGCAGCGGCTGCGTCGGCACCCTTGTGGGACGTTGCCACGTAGTGGCGCAGCTCGTTTCCGACCCTTCTGGTAACGAGCGCGGCGCCCGCTCGGCGGGTGCTGGTGATGGCGGCGGCGAAGGCCTCGGCGTCGGTGGAGAAGTTGGGGACGGAGTTCGACATCTCAGTCGATCGGACCAGTCGCCAGGCTCTAGCGGGGGTGAACTTACTCATGTGTCCAAGCCTATCAATCGGCCCCGATGAGGCCACGAAAAAGCGTCTCCCCGGTCTATGGGCACTTTTCCGCATGATTCCGGTGAAACTGGACTGCCCAGAAAGCGCCCCCTCGCTCCCCGCCCCCACGCAGTGGGCTCTCTTGGTCGGCCTTCCGCCCTGGTCTCGCAGGTGATTCGGCTCGCTTCGCTTCGCGTATCACTGCTCGACGGGCGTCGGCCTCGGGCGTGAGCTGTGCTGCCTTGGTGGGGGTCGCGGCCTGCCGTTCCTCGCGGTGGCTCGCTGGCGCTCGCTCTTGTGCTCGTCTCGTCCGGCCGCTCGGGGAGCCGCTGCGCGGGGCCGAAGCTTCCGGCGTGGTTGCCTTGTGCTGTTCGGCTGGGGCCTGTCTGTGGTGCTCGTGACGTTGCTCGTCCTGGGCCGCGTCTCGTGCCTGCCGCCTCACGTGACCCTGCTGACCTTGCCGGCCGTGCTGGGACCACCTGCGCGGAGCGCCTGTCGTCATGGGCTCATGCCGTGGGTGCGTCTCGTGAACCTCTCCCCGACCGAGGATCTTCTTTCTCTGACCACTCGTGGCAGGCGGCTGCGGAACCTGGTGACCGGCGCGGCGGCCAGGCCTCCATGACCGTGGCGACCACGGACGACCACCCAGACCTGCGGCTCACGCTGGAGCTGAACCGGCGGCCCCCGGCGGAGCCGGAATCGTCCCCCACCCGGAGTGGTGAGAGGCTGCGCAACCAGGAGTCGTGGGGCGGTACGTGGACAGTGAGCGAAGCGATGCGATACGAGCACCCGGCGACGACGACAGGCGCACCATGACCACCCCGGGTGGGGGACGCTCGGCCGAGCGCAGCGAGGCCGGTCAGGCGCCCCGGGCTTGCGGCTAGCGCACGGTGAGGGCGGCGCGCGCGAGCGCCAGCGAGCGCGTCCTGCCGGCGCAGCCGGAGTCCTCGACGGGCGGCTATCGCACGGTGGGGGACACGGGGGAGGTGTCACCCGGGCACCATGGGTGCATGAGCAAGACGAGTATCAAGACGCACATCGAGATCGTGTTGACCACCTGGGCCTCAGGCAGGACGTCGGTGGACGTCTCGGTCATGACTTCGGCCGGCCTGGTGGAGTCCAGGTGCGTGGACGGTGAGCTGGCGGTGATGGCGCTCGCGGGCGCGCTCGTCGCCGACTGGACTGCCGGCCACGTCATCGTTGACTCCTCCCCGGACGGCACCCGCATCGACCGCTGGGTGGCGAACCTCTACGACGGCGACTGTCGTCTTCGGACCCTGGAGAAGGTGGCCGAGCGGGTGCTGGAGAGCGTCTCCGGACGGAAGGAGGGGGAGTGACCATGAGCCGTAAGGGGGTTGCGGGAGTCGCGGCCCTGGCCGCCCTGTGCGCGTCAGTCCTGTCCGGGTGCTCGCCGGTGACCTATACGCCTGAGGAGTCGAAGTGGAAGACGGTCTCGACGACCAGCATCGTCTCGATGGAGACGCAGCAGAGCGTCTACATCCGGGGTGGGATGTTCCACGTCGAGGGCGGCTCCTACACCGACTACCAGTACGCGACCAAGGCCGGTGACGGCGGCATCGTCGTCAGCCGCGTCTCCGACCTGTGGCGTAAGGGAAGCCCTGGGAGCGACAAGATGCCGATGCCTGAGGGCTCAGTGGTCATCTACCAGGACGTCACCAAGGAATCGGGTAAGAGCCCGTCGATCACCGTGCGCAAGTGCGTCGGTGGCACCCGTGGTAACGAGGGGGAGTCGTGGGATGACCCCCTGCCGACGTGCACGACCGTCTACGGTCACGAGGTCGGCTACGAAGACTCCTACGTCGAGGTGCACGTGCCGCCGAACTCGGTGGTGAAGGAGGACCAGCTCTCACCGAAGGAGGAGGAGAAGTGAGCAGCATCGACATCGACAGAGCCCGCAGAGCCCGCGAGTCAGAGGATCTCACCGCCCTCCTTTGTGTCATCGGCATCCCGCTGTTCATGGTCCTGTCCATCGCCATCGCCGTGTCACTCCCCTCCCTGAGGAGTCCTGCCGAGGCTCCCTCGTACGAGGACTCGAGGTGGACGCCCATCCAGTCGATCAACCTGGTTGAGCTCGACAAGGGCGTGTACCTGCGTGGGGCGACTGAGAAGAGCGGTCTGTTCTCGACCTACCACGACTACCGGTACGCGACCGTGGTGAGCAACGGATCGACCCAGACCTACGGGGTGTCGAAGCTCGACCCACTGAACTACATGACTCCCGAGGGTCACGTCTCCGTCTACCAGGACGCGGAGGTCGGCACCGACCACGGTCCCCGGATCATCGTCTCCAGGTGCGACGGGACCTTCAAGGTGGCCGAGAACAGCGACCACAGGTCGTCCTGTAGGACAAAGGACGGCAAGCAGCTCGGGTACTGGGACCACCTCGTCGAGGTTCACGTCCCGGCCGGATCAGTCATCGACGTCAAGGAGGAGAAGTGAGGGACTGGGGAAGTGTCGCAATCAATGGAGTCTGGAAGTACTCCCTGTTCTTGTTCGGCGTCGTCATCGGTGCCCCACTGATCTTCTTCTTCGTCCTCGGTCTGTACACGACCCTTACCCGGGGGCCGCTGGTGGCCTCCATCGACGACTCGGCCTGGGAGACCGTGGAGCAGGTGAGTCTGACGGAGGTCGAGCCCGGCAAGGGCGTCTACCTGCACGGGTCCACGTGGACCTCCGCCGGGAGCGAGCTCAGCGAGTACCGCTACGCGACCGTCGCGAAAGACGGTTCGGTCGTGGCCGGCAGCGCCACCGACCTCTACCAGAGGGCGGCGGTCAACAGGGTCGGCCTGCCATCCAGCCGTGCGGTGGTCCACCAGGACGTGGCCGCCGGAGGCAAGCCGGTCATCACCGTCACCCGGTGCAAGGGCAGGAAGAGCAAGCCGCCGGCAGGCACGGAGCGGGACCAGTTCGGCTGCACCGCCAGCGACGGGGGCTTCGTGGACCCCGGGGGCGTCCGCCTGGACATCCACGTCCCGGCCGGGAGCGTGGTGGACGACAAGTCGGTCGCTGCGGGAACGAGTGCCGAGGGGGCCCAGTGATGCGGCTAGCGCACGGAGTGACGGCCCTGGCAGTGGTATGCGCGGCGGCGCTGTCCGGGTGCTCACTGAGTCAGGTCTCCTACGAGGAGTCGGCCTGGAAGACGGTCGTGAGCACCGAGCTGGCAGAGCTCGACGGGGCCCCGGGGTACTACCTTCGCAGCGAGGTCAACAGTGTCATGAGGAGGTCGGTCATCGACTATGAGTACCTTCCCAAGGACGAGGCCAGTCCTGTCGAAGGGAGAATCGGCCGCACCGCCTACGGACTCTATCTGGAGAGCGGCGGAGACTACAGCTCGGTCACTGGCGGGGTCGTCCTCTACGAGGACGTTGACCTCTCCAGCGGGGCCAGACCCACGATCACCGTGTACAGGTGCGACGGTGGAAAGTCCAAGGGCGCCTTCGACGACTGCACCACCAAGCAGGGGACACGGGTCCCCAACTACAACCCCTACGTGGAGATTCACGTGCCCAGGGGGAGCGTCCTCAGGGGCGAAGGCAAGTAGCAACCAGCAACAACGAAGGAGAAGAGACCATGGGGAAGAAGACAACAGTGATCGCCGGGGACCGCAGTGCGGCGCTGAGGTTCGTGGAGGAGGTGCACACCCTCACCGAGGGGGGGAACGATTGTGACCCGGGTCGGGCCCGAGAGCATGGTGGGTAGAGTTCTAGACTCGTTGCATTGTCCAATCCTTCTGTTAATGATGGCGATGATTCAGACGTCAGTTATCAGACTCGACTCATGGACTGGTTTGGCTGCGATGATCCTGACACTCCTAGCATTTGCCGCTGCCGACTTCCTGATCTGCCGAACCGTGGAGAGAATCCGGCTCACCAGCCGCTGGTCGGACGCCATGACCAGCTTCCTGGTCCGTCGAGGGGCGGAGAACGTCGTGCCCGGCCTGGTCGGCAAGGCGCCCGACGGGATCCTGAGCCAGACGACCACGTACACCGTTGAGGGCCGGAAGATGGTCGCCGTCCTGACCGGCGCCCGCGACGGCTCCCAGACCACGATCAAGGTCGGCCTGGCCGGCCCCGGTCAGCAGGAGGAGCGTTGAGCCGTCGGATGCCGCCGAAGTACTCCGTGCTCACCAGAATGTGGGAGGCCGAGCGCCTGGCGCTCCTGGTCATCGCTCCGCCGATGGCTCTGGCCGTGTACGGGATCCTGCACCTTGCGAGGCACTCGTGGCCGTCCGCGTGCCTGGCTGTCGTTCCGGCCAGCCTGATGCTCATCCTCACCTTTCACTGGCTGGTGCCTCTCCTTGCGGCGCTCCAGGTGGCATTCGACCTCTCTCACTCCGGCTTCGCCTCAGTCACCAGGGTGTCGGGGTCGGCCGGTTACCCGGTCGGCAAGGTGGTCTTCAGCGCCGTTGACACCACGGACGACGACCAGCCGGTCACCATTGAGGCGTCATGGTGCTACCAGCACCTGCTCATCACTGTCCACGAGAGGAAGGAAGATCAATGAGAGCAGTTGGAGTGGAGGACTCAGGACTGGCCCCAGTCCCCCGGGGTGCAGTGACGGCCCACGCGGTTCAGGCGGCGGTGTCCGCCTACGCCGTCGTGTCAGCTCTCAGCGTCCTGATGATGTCTTCAACGCCCCTGAGGGAAGTCCTGCTGGTGCTCGTCCTGAACGCCATAGGCGTTACGCTGCTGACGTTCATGGTGGTCAGGGAGCATCTTGACCTCCGGGCCGTCTACCGGAACTACCCACACCTGAAGGGGATGCGGAGCCACCGGTCCCTGACCGCGGACCTCTCCCTGCACACACAGGGCGACAGCGTGATCCGGTGCTTCATGGATCGGAACGGGCGGATGCTGGCGGCCGTGCGCCGCGGCGACGTCATCGAGATCGTGAAGGTGAACCTGACCGACAAGAGCCCGAGGGTCGAGGACTACGGCGTCGAGATCGCCCTGACCAAGCGGGTGTCCTGGACCCTGACACTTCTGGGCTTCCCGGTAATGGCCCCCTTCTGGCTGGTCATCATCGGAGGTTTCAACCACTTCCTGGGTCTTGGTATGGGGTGGCCGCTCATCGTGATCGTGGCCGTCTTCCTGGCCACCCTCTCGATGCCGGTCCCCGGCCGGTTCATGATGGCCAGGTTCATTGAGAAAAGGCGACCTGAGGTCCGGGGGATGAGGGAGGAGCTCGACGTCCCGCGAACGGTCGTCGAGGGACTCCTGGGGAAGAGGGTCGTCACTTGCTACCGAGTCACCGAGAGCTCGTGGCTGGCGGCGGTCCGCGAGCGCGACGTCATCCGTCTCGTCACCGTGACCAACGAGGAGCCCAAGTGATCCCCAGAAGACGGAGCCAGGGGGTCATCCACCTGGTCTGCGCGGCTCTCGGGTCGGCCGTGGGCGACGTCGTTGCCCACGCACTGACGGGGCACGGGCCGCACGGTGGGACGGGCGGGACAGCCTTGTGGCTGTCCGTCTTCCTCCCGGTGTCAGCCCTCGCCTCCCTGGTGCTCCACCCGGCCGTCCTGCGGGCGGCCGACACCGTGTGCGACCAGGAGATGGCCGAGGACCGCTACGGGGAGGGTGTCGCCGAAAACCTGGCCCCGGTCTTCTGGGGTGGCGACGTCAGCGTCAGCGTGACGTCCCTGGCCCGACGGAGCTCCGTCATGGAGAGGATGCTGGTGAGGGGGCTCTACCCCGGCATCGCCCTGGCGATGGTCGCCCTCGTCGGCTCCCTGGTGCCGATGCCGGGCCCCGTGGCCGTCCTGGTGCTCGTCCTCACCCTCATCGTGCTCGGCGTCTACTCGGAGAGGGTGATCGTCCCCCGGATGGTCCGTGCGCAGGCCCTCGAAGACGCCGCAGACGTCGCCAGGCAGGCCGAGGAGCTCTACGGCTGGGAGATCACCCCCGGAAGTATGGCGGCGATCCCTGCGCCTGTGTGCGGGGTCAGAAACCTGGTCTGCTGGTGGTACGCCGGGGACAACCGGTGGCTGGCCTCGTCCTACGACCACGGCACCGTCGGCCACGTCCTCATCACCCGGGCACCATGGGGTCATGAGTAACAATCCCAAGCACCTGACAAACCTCACTCTGAGGGCATCATCTGTTCTTTCCGTGGTCCTCACCACCGTCTCGTGGGGCCTCATCTTCCTGGTCCTGGACCGCGCTCTGGGGGAGGTCTCCGAGAGGTTCACCGGCCACTGGTTCATCGGCGGGATCGTGGCCGTCGTCGTCTCCGCAGCCATCACGGTCACGGTTCTCGTCCCCGTATTCACTCGTCTGCCCCTGCGTGTCCTGCTCGCCCGGCGGAGCAAGGAGGTGGAGCTGGTGATCCGCCGCCACGTCCCCGACGCCATCTTCATCGACCGGATCAAGTCGGTCCCCCAGCGCGTCGAGGACGTCTACGCAGGCCGCCTGTCCGACGTCGTCGGCATGTGGACGGCCGGGCGGCGTGGCCTCGTGGTCGCCGTCTGCATCCACGACAAGCCGGGCGGCGTCCGCCTGGAGATTCTCGAGGGTGAGCGGCTGTGAAGGAGGTCGTCGTCCACGTCTCGCCAGCGTCCATGATCGTGGCCGCCTGTCTGGCGGTCCTGGCTGGGATCGTCGTAGTGGCCGGGTGGACGGCCGCCACCTGGTACTGCCGGCGCCTGCTGGGGCGCGCAACCGTCCTCGTCGGCGTCGCCGGCATGGTGGTCGCGGCCGTCGCCACCTTCCTCGTCGCCACCTCCTGGTCCGCCTCCGTCTACGAAGGCGAGGTGGACCGGGTGCTGGAGCGGAGCCTGGGAGCGCCCGTGGCCTGCCCGGCCGGGACAGAGGGGCGCTGCTACACCTCGCACGACCAGGTGGTGGTCGCCGTCCGCAAGGGCTTTGACGTGCACCTGCGAAAGGTCTCACCATGAGGAGGATCCTGGTGACAGGGTCGCGCCGCGTCCCTGAGACGATGGGGAGCATCCGCCTGGCCGAGACCGTCCTGCGACAGTGCCACGACATCCTTAGGACCAGCGACGTCAGCGAGTCCGTCCTCGTCCACGGTGGTGCCCGCGGCGCCGACCGGGTCATGGAGCGGGCGGCGCTGTGGCTGGGGATGAAGGTCGAGACGCACCCGGCGCGCTGGATCGAGCTCGGCCGAGCGGCCGGCCCCGTGCGCAACCGCAAGATGGTCTGGCTGGGCGCCAGCCTGTGCGTCGCGGTCCCGACCACGCCCAAGGGCCGTGGTGTGAGCGGCACCTGGGGATGCGTGGAGGAGGCCGACCGGGCGAGCCTGCCGGTGCTCGTCGCGTGGCGCGGGAGCCTGTGGGCCTACAACGACGGAGCCCGGATCCTGCTGGGCTCAGACCGGGTCCGCATCGCCCCGGGCACCATGGGTACGTGAACGTTCCGTCCTTTAGGAAGGGAGTCGCATTGGATACGTTCTTTTACGCTCATGCTCCGGGGTGGCTCGAGATGCTCGCGAACCCCTGGGCCATCCTCTTCATCCTGGTCTTCGTGCTCGGAACAACCTGCTTTGTGTGGGGGGTAGACAGGGGGCGAGATGGGGCAGTCGAGTTCGGAGTCGCTTCACTCTTGCCCTTAGTACTCATCACCATTGGTTTCTCGGTGGACTACGACGACCTCGATGCTCCCAGGGCCGTATCCGACCACTATGGGGTGGAAGCAAGATCCGTGGAGTGCCCAGATCGCGTGAGCACCGGGGAGTGTGTCGCCTACACCGACAACGGCTCGTCCTTTGTCGTACACGTGAGCTCGGGGCACCGCACCAACGGCGGCTGGCAGGTCGTCACCAAGAGAGTCAACGACGGGCCGTGGCCTGTCACGAGCACCAAGGAGGAGTCGAAGTGAACGACTCATTCTTCTACCCATACGTAACCAGGCAGGTCGGTGGATGGACTCAGGAGCTGGCCTGGTCTGTGGCCATTTCCTACGCCATGGCCGTCATCGGAGTCCTGGTCGGAGCCGTGGCGTTCATCCGCATCTGGAGGAAGAAGCACGACGAGTTCTCTGGGCAGTGTGTCTTAGCATCACTCGGCCTGCTCGCCATAGGAGTGGTCATGGGACACATCTTCTGGGCTGAGGCCGAACCTCACCAGGTGACGGAGGAGTTCAGTATGACCAAGGCCGTCTCCAGTCACTACGGCGTTGAGGCGCGCGACGCCGTCTGTCCCGGTGGGACCTGGACCAGGCACACCGACGACTGCGTCACCTACACCGACAAGGACGGGAGCCAGGTGCTCGCACGAGTCTCCAGCATGAACGTGGACGGCGGCCAGCAGGTCACCGTCGAGAAGCTGGGTGGGGCGCAGCCGGCGCCCACATCGTCAACGAAGGAAGAGACGAAGTGAACGGAGAGTCATTCATCGTCACGATGCAGACGGGTGGTATTCCCCTGTTCTTGCCATGCGTCACCATCGCACTGGTCGCCGTCTTCGTAGCGGTCTACTCGGTGCGAAGCATCCTGAAGAACGAGGAGCTTCGAACGTGGTTCCTGGCTGTCCTCCTGGTGCTGGCGGTCCCCACGGCCCCTCTGGTGCTGTACAACTCGATGTCGGTTTTGGATAGAGCTGTTGGGGGCGACTCTCTTCAGTCCCGTCCGGAGATTCTCGAAGCCGTCGCTCAGCGCTACGGGGCCAAGGACCTCGAGAGAGTCGACTGTCCCGACAACAGCTCTCTCTTCAACATGAAAATCGGATGTGTGACCTACGACGGCGGGAAGACGATCGTCAGAGTGTCTTTCGATCACTACCGCGACAAGGACTACAACACCTCTGACTACCTGGTGACAGTGACTCCCCTGACCTCTAGCAAGGAGATGACGAAGTGAACGGGAACCTGGACAACTTCTTCTACACGGACCCGTCGCAGCAGTCGTGGTTGCAGACTCACGAAGACGTCTGGAGATGGATCTTCTTCCTCATTCTCGTTGTCGCTGCGATCTCTTGGCTCGCCTTCAAGTACATGATTGATAACTGGGAGTCAAAGGGGGTCCTGTTCAAGGTGGTGGTTACATCGGCTGCTCTGGCCTCCTCCGCTGCTCTGTTTTTTGTCTTCATCGCAGGAAGCACCAAGGATCCCACCCCAGCCGAGGCCGTCTCTAACCACTACGGCGTCGAGGCCCGCAAAGTCCTATGCCCCGACAAAGACGGCGAGTGCGTCTCCTACGTGGACAAGGACGGCACTGAGACCATCCTTCGGGTGGCGGTTGACTTCCGCGACGATGCCAATGACGGCTGGCCGGTGACGGTCGAGAGGCTGGGAAGCACCTCGAAGGAGTCTGCAACCAAGTAGTGAGGAGCCCGGGCACCATGTGTCCATGAGCCGAGTCATTACCTACGACGCGGCCACCACACCGGCAGTGGTGGCCGCGCTCGTGTCCGTCGTCATCGTCATCGTCGCCGCAGTCGCTGTCCGCCGGCGCTGGGTGGTCTCCGGGGACCTCGTCGAGCAGGTGGTGCGTAACCTGCCGACCCTCGTCTCCTCGGTCGTCATCGTCGCAGTCTGTGTCCCAGCGGTGCTCCTGCTGGCCGACGTGGCCACCTCGGTCATCGATGAGGGGCGCGCCATCCAGGCGGTCGCAGATGCCTACGGCGACCTGCACGAGCTCGGCTGCCCCGACGGCGGCGGGCGCTGCATGTCCACGCGAGACGCCCTGTCGATCCGCGTCCACGACCTGGGCGACGGCACCGTGGAGGTTGACGAGCTGCACTAGGAAGCCCCCGGCGATACCTCACGCCGGGGGCTTCTGGCTTCCTGGAGGTCAGCGGCGGCTCATGAACGCGAACCAGGGGAGGTTGACGACCAGGGCTACGATCGCCGTCACCCACCAGGGGACGCCGACGACGAGGGTCATCCACGCGCCGACCGTGGCCGAGAACAGCATGGCCGGCCACAGCCAGACGACCAGGATGCCGATGACGAAGACGACGATGAACGATCCGGCTGCCGCCAGTAGTGCGGGCATGGCCTCCTCCTTCCCCCGCGGGTCTGTTGAGCCAATGGTGCCCGGGCTGATGAGGGGCCGCAAGCACAGCCGACACGCCGGGGGTTGACGCCGGCCGGGGAGGTGAGATAAAAATATCTCAGCAGGGCCCGCGAGCCGGGCGGACCCGAATCCCACGCAAGGAGTTCCATCATGGACACCTACAACGTCACCCGAAGCATCGTCAACCGTATCCCCGACTACGACGTCGAGGAGGCGAAGCTGGCGACTGCCGGCCTCCTCGTCACCGGGGAGGGCAAGCGCGTGATGGCTGGGCTCACGTGCCTGGCCGAGCGTCACTCGGACAACGTCATGTTCGACATCATCAAGACGTCGCCGTGGACGGCGACGATCGTCATCTCCTCCCACCAGGGAGAGTGGAACGACCGGTCTGCCGAGGTCCAGGTCCACCTGGCCTCGGACCACCGGGAGGTGTCCGTCCCATCCATTCACGTGAGTGGATCTGACAACCAGGTCCACTCCTACAAGATCCCGTCCGTGCTCGCGGCCCAGGTTATCCAGGAGGCCTGCTCGAGATGGGCGGAGGCCTACTCCGCCCGAGAGGGTCTCGTTGAGTCTCGCGACAACAACGGGTACATCGAACCGGTTGACTCATATGAGAACCGGCGTTTCTTCAGCGCCCTCGGGCGCCGGCTTCTGGAGAGGGAGGTCGAGAAGGCTTTCTCTCCGGAGAACTCGGGAGACCGCTTCTCTCCGATTCCCGACGGCCCTCTGTTCATTGGTCGGGAGGAGCCCTGGACCCCGGCTGAATACGAGGTTCCCGCCGGCTACCTCGTCAAGGACGTCGCCGACGTGCCTTTCGGTGCGTCCTTCACGGCCGTCTTCGCTAACGGGGACAAGCACGAATTCAGGGGCATCAGCCCGGTCCTCCACTTCACCCAGGAGTGGATGAGCAAAGCCATCGACTCCTATGGCAACGACTGGGGCGAGGTGGCGCTGGCCGCTGACAGTTTCGTCGTCCACGGAGGTGGGGTGAAGACCCTGCGCGCCCTGGGTGCCGAGGTAAGCGGCGACAAGGTCGTCGTCCAGGGAGTCGACCTTCAGGACTATGAGGACGACGCTGACGTGCCTCCGGTGAAGGGGAGCGTCCCCGACCGTGGGCGCAGCCGGCGCAACTTCCCCCTCATCGAGGGTGAGGGGTACTCCGGAGCCCTTCCCGGCGAGCCCTCTCGCCGCTTCTACTACTACCAAACCTGCGGACAGGACGCTGTCTCCCTCCAGGAGAAGGACGGTGACGGCAACTGGAGGAGCATCGTCACCTACCAGGCCCACGGTGCCGAGGGTTCCGTCGAGGCTCTTGACCAGGAGGACTCCATCCTCTGGAAGCAGCACCTCTGCCGCTGCGACCTGGAGCAGCACCCCCTGACCGAGCCCACCCCCGAGGAGTCCGCCCCAGCGCCGGCCGCCGAGGCCGATGACGACGGCATCCCCGACTGGGAGCGCCAGCTCACCGAGGCGTCCGAGGACGCCGAGTAGGAGAACCTCACCGCCGGGGGAGGTGCGCACACCTCCCCCGGCTGTACCAGTGAAAGGAAGGCATCGTGAGCACGCTCATCACACCCATCCTCCATGCGGAGGATCCCGGCGACGGCGCGCCCGACATCCTGGAGGCCCTGAGCTTCGCCGGAGGCATGACCAGGATGATCTCGTCAGCGCTGTCGTCCCTCATCACCAGGCACCCCGACCTGGTTGAGGTCCAGGTGGTGCACACCGGGATTGGCGAGGTGACCATCGTCGTCTCCAGCCACACCGGGGACGGAAAGGATGACAAGGAGGTCGAGCTCCAGGTCGTCCTTGTCGAGGACGTCGGCGGATACGGGAGGACCTACTTCTCCGTCGTCTTCTTCACCAACCCTGAGGACGGGAGCAAGACGCTGAAGAGCCAGGTCTCCCCCGACCTTGCCGGCCACATCATCCGAAAGGTGTCCGAACGCCAGGGGGAGCGCGAGGCGTGCAGCAAGGGGGTCGTCGACGTTGACTACGACGCCTTCGACCGTCCTTACCCGGACCTCAGCAACACGCTGGGACACGACCTCGGCCTGTTCCTCGCCCTGGGCGTCCACGTCCTCGGAGACATGGTCGAGCTGGCCGTCTGGGAGGACGTCACCGTCGTGGACAACGACGAACCAATGGTCATCGGGGCGGCAAACGCCCAGATTCACTAAAGAGACAGGAGAGAGTCATGAGCAACAGCAAGGCCGGAGATGTCGAGGTCAGCGGGGCTGAAATCCAGATGCGCCGTCTCGCCCTGGGGATGTCCCAGGCGCAGGCGGCCCGGTTCCTGCGGGTCAAGCAGAACTCCATCTCCCAGTGGGAGAGAGGGTCGAGGAAGGTTCCCGTCGAGATCGTCGAGGCGCTTGACCAGCTCGGGAAGGATGCCCGCCGCCTGGCCAAGGCGATCCTGGAAGAGCACCTGAAGAGCGAAGCGGACGTCGTCACCGTCAAGATCCTGTACAAGGAGACCGTTCGGGACAGGGTAACCGCCTTCGGTGTCACGGTCCCGGCGCCCGTCCACCGCATGGCCTCCGCCCGCGCCGCCGCCGCCCTGCGGCTTCGGGGCGTCCGGGTCAAGGTCGAGGAGGTCCACGCCCTGTAGGGGGTGCCCCCGGGCACCATAGGTACGTAAACCCTTTGAGTCCAGAAAGGAATGGATTCTTGGACGCCTTCTTCTACTCGACTCCACTACCTGAGGTCACGATCCCCTGGTGGGCTGTCGGCGTCTTCGCTGTCGGACTGTTGATGACGTTCCCCTACTCAGAAGGGAGTGGCAACATCCCGCTCCGCGTTCTAATGGTGGCGGGGTGCGTACTGGCGTTCGTCGCGGTCGTCTTTGTGATCTTCTCGATGATGTTCATCCCCTTGGTGAGGTCAACCGTCGGTCCCGGCATCAACACTGCCAAGGTCGTCTCCGAGCACTATGGTGCTCACGACATCCGGGAGGCTGTGTGTCCAGCCGGTAGCTACACAAACGAATGCTTCACCTACACCGCTGACGACGGCTCCCAAGAGTTCGTGAGAGTCACCGGCTCCTGGGAGGAGCAGAAAACCGGCTACAACATCACCGTCGAGCACCTGGGAAACCGTCCGCCGGCGCCGACACCGACGCCGTCGAGCAAGGAGACGTCGTCATGATGCCGGCAGACACCTTCCTGGTCCCGGCCGGCCACAGCCCTTGGACAGCGGTCCTGCTGATCCTCTGTCTCTCGGTAGTCCTGTGGGCCCCCATCTACTACGTGTCCTTCCGAGTGCCGTCCCTGTGCAAGCGGCGACGGGGACGGCTGACCCTGGTGGCGCTCGTGGCCCTGGTCCCGGCGCTCTCTGTCGCTGGTGTTCTGAAGCTCGGTGAGGTGGTGCCGCCCCCCGCGGACCTCAGACAGGCAGTGACGGAGCACTACGGATACGACTACTCAGAGGAGTCATTCGCCTGTCTCATGACTCACTCCGAAGACTTCCGCTACTGCCGCTACTCCCTCTACCGGAGGGGCGATCCCCCCAGTGCGCCGCAGGTGTCGGTCGCCGTGTCCTCCACCCGCGTCAAGGACGGGTACCAGGTCACCACGAGCCAGATGAGGATGTCCAATCAACCCACCAGTGAGAGGAGAGGATCATGATCTACACGCTCGACGTGCCTGCGGGCCCCGACCGCCTGCTCTGGTACGCCATGGCCCTGTTTGCCGCCGTCGCCGTGGCCTCCTCGGTCCTGGGGCTGGTCGGTGCCTACCGCGCCGCCGACGCCGACCGTGTCCCCTTGTGGCACCGTCTTGCCAGCGGGACGCTGCTGACGACGGGGGCGGTGTCCGCCCTGTGCTGCATGTGCACCCTCGTCCACCTGACGGTCTCCGGCCCCGGGCCCCGTGGGCTTGACGAGGCGCTGTCCGAGCGCTTCAGCGCCTCGACCGCAATCTCCTGCCCGAGCTCGCGCCCCGGCTACTCCCGGTGCCTGCTGAGCCGCGACGGAGACGTCATCGGCGTCAACACCCGGTACGTGGGCGGCTCCTACGAGGTCACCGCCGAGGACACGGGCCCGGCCGGATACCCACCACAGGCCCTGGTCACCTCCAAGGACCACTGAGACCCGGGCACCATGGAGTCATGAGTAAACAAGTCATTCGGGTGCGCATCACCCAGGGAGACCAGACCGTTCACGAGGGAAAGGCGTGGCGCCTCTCGGACGAGGAGCCCTTCCACACCCAGGCCATGGACGAGGAGTTCACCTGCTACGACCTGACCCCCGACGGGAAGGTCAGGTCCATCACCGGCCCCGTGCTGGAGAGCACGGAGAAGATCACCAGCCTGTCCTGGAAGGAGGTGGCCTGAGGTGGCCACGATCGAGGAGATTCGGGAGCACGTGGCCACTGGCCGGCCGGCGGCCGTTCCCGTCGGTTGGGTGAGCCTGCTTCTGAACGAGATCGACCGGCTCACCGAGCAGAACAAGGAGCTCGACGGGCGCCTCTGGAACCTGGAGGCCGCCGAGCACATCGGTGGTGGACCGGGCGCCGGTGGCGAGAGCGTGTCTGAGGTCCGTCGGGAGGCTGACCGGCACCGCAAGAGCGCCGACGAGTGGCGCCGGCAGGCCGAGAGGCTCGAGAAGGAGAACGACGACCTGAGGGACGACCTCAGACGCGCACGAAACAGGAACCACTGAGAGGAGAGGGCGATGGCCCTGTGGAACGTCGTCTACCACCAGGACGAGGAGAGTGGAGAGCGTCGGTGGACGGTCATGGAGGACCTGGTCGCCACTGACGAGGGCAAGCGTCTGCTTCGCCAGCTGGCCGAGGACATCGGCATGGATACCCGAGGCGTTGACGACGAGTCGGTCGTCGACGACCTCGATGACCTGGGCTACGGGGACATCCTGGCCCGGTACCTGACTGGTGACGAGACCGCTCGTCTCTGCGACGAGCTCGGCCGCACGGAGGCCATGGCCCAGGACGCCGCGGCCAGCGCCTTCCGCGAGGCCGTCAGCGGGCTGAGGAAGACCGTTGAGGCCATCCTCGCCGGCGACGGCCGCAAGGACGTCCCCGTCCTCGCCGACCCGCCCCCAGAGGAGCCGGGGGTGCTCACCGGACCCTGGGTCTACGACCTCACCCCCGTCGGCGAGCCGGTGCTCCGCTACCGGTGGTGCCTGACTCCACCCAAGGGATACCAGCCGGAGGCTGAGGGCTACGAGCTGAACTCCTCCAGCGGCGACTGGGGAGACATCGACATGGACGTCCTGGGGCTGAGCGAGGCCGACCGGGGACGGCTCCGGCAGTGGGCCGCCTGGCGCACGGCCGAGGAGATCTAGAGGTGGGCGGGAGCGTCGTCAGGCACTTCACCCGGGCCGACCTGGAGCGGCGCGAGGCGGACGTCGTCTCCGCGCTGGAGGAGAGGTTCGGGAGCCTGGAGCGCGCCCTGAACGAGGAGATCACCGGCTCCTACCCCTCGGAGGACCTCCGGCTCTTCACCGAGTACCACGCTGTCCGATTCCTGCTCGGTCGGTGACGACCGCGGCCCGGGCACCATAGGGACGTAAGAAATCATCGCGGAAGAGAGTGACCACCATGGACATCATCAACATCACCGCCACCCACCCATCCGGGTGGTGGCCCTACGTCATCGTCGCCATGATCCTTGTCGGGGCCGTTCTGGTCCTCATCGCCGGCAAGCCGAGCCTGAGCGCGACACGCAAGGGAGTCAGCATCTCACTGGGGATCGCCGGGATCGCCCTGACCATTTCGAGCATCGGTCTGTACGCCTGGTACGACAACACCTCGCACGGCGCCCCCGACGCCGGCCAGCGCGCCCGAATCGCGGGCGAGAAGCTCCACTGGGAGAACGTCCGTCAGATCCCCTGCCCCGACGGGCAGGACGCCGGCGCCGACGGGAAGATCGTCTGCCTTCACCACAACGAGGACGGCAAGTCGCCCTACCGCGTCGCCGTCACCAACGTGATGAAGACGGATGGCGGATACACCATGTCCGTCCACTCCGTGGGCTCGGACATCACCTATGAGACCACTATCAAGGGAGCGGACAAGTGAAGCTGGCAGTCATCACCCCCGACAAGGGGGCGTACCTGGTCCAGGCGCCGGACGGTCACGACCTGGAGAACTGGATCGAGCGCGTTGTCGGTGCCCGAAAGGTCGGCTGGGAGGTGTCCGAGGACCTCATGGTGTGGACCGACTACATGAACACCGTCTCCGGCCGTCCCACCAACCGTCTGGCGACGTCTCTACTCCCCCACCGCAAGCTCGCGGTCAACGGCGTCGCCGTCGTCACCGGACGGATCGAGGGCCACGCCCAGAGCCTGAACCGCGGGCAGATCGTTCGCCTGGGCCTTGACCCCGACGGGCCGGCCCGCAGCGCGATCCTGGACGAGGTCCTGGTCTCCCTGGGCGCCCCGGCAATGACCGGCTTCTTCGACGCCCCACACGAGACGGACCCGCGGCCATGATCTCCTACTTCGACTGGCCCCTGGTGCGCCACGTGGTCTGGCTGACGGTGGGACTCCTCGTGACCGCCGTGGCCATCGCCCTCCTCGTGCCTCCCTCGGCCGTATTCAACGAGCTCTCGCGGGCCATCCCCGAGGAACCCATGGATCCCCTGGACCCTCTGGACCCTCTGCCGCTCATGTCCTACGCATACAAAGTCATCGCCTCCTACCTGGCCGCGTACGTGGTCCCTGGGTGCGTCTTCAGCTTCTTCGCCTTGCCGTGCCGCGACCTGTACAAGGCCCTCAGGGACGTGAGCGAGGAGTGCGAGGACAGGTGGAGCCGGGCGAACAGAGGTCTGGTGGTGTCCTCCGTAGTCGTCGCCCTCCTGCTGACGGCGGCGATCGCCGTCCTGACCCGGAACCCCTGGAACCTGAGTGACAGCCCATGGGCCTTCACCCTCCTGCTCATGGCCGTGGGCATTGGGCTGATGCTCCTCCCCACGTGGTCGTACCGGCGCGTCGCCGGCGAGGACATCAAGGCCTCGCTGACATGAGCTTCTGCAAGCGGGATGCGGACCAGGAGGAACTCGACAGCATCAGCGACCTCGACTACTTCTGCTGGCTGGGTGGGTCGGCCCTCATGATGGTGACCATGGGCATGATGGCGATCTACATGGCGACGTTCTCGCTGTGGCTGACGTTCCAGTGGTGTCCGAACCTGTTCGTCACCGCCCTCGTATCAGTTGTGGGGCTCCCCCTCTGGGGTGGTCTTTCCTTCCTTGCATGGGTACGGCTCATGGGCAGGGCCCTGATGGGGATGACCAGGAGGAGCGGGTCGGGCATCCTGTTCCTGATCTCGCCTGCACTCGCTGCCGCGCCGGCCCAGGCGCTCGGGCTCCTGTCCTGGTGGTGGGGGAGGGACGTGATGGTGGCAGACCCCCTCATCGTCTACTGCACGGCTCTCGCCGTGCTCCTCCTGGTGCTGCCCCCAACGGGGATCCGCTGGCGAGGAAAGGAGAAGACCTCATGACCGTAGCCAGGAGCCTGCGCAGGCAGGCGATGCAGCTGCGCCGAGGCCTGGGTACTCCGGCGGCGAAGGGTCTGGCCGCCGCCCTGGATGAGGTGGCCGCCCTGTCCGAGAGCGGCCAGCACATGGACGCCCTCATGAGGATGGACTACGTGGTCACCGGCTTCGGCGACTACCGGCTCCTGAGCAAGGAGTGGATGAGTAGCACCGCGAGACGCCTGGCCGAGGCGTCCGACAAGCAGATCGAGTCCTGGCGCCAGGCCGGGAGCTAAGGAGGAGAGCATGGCTCTCGAAGAGATCGGCGCCCCCACGAGGCTGGAGGTCGCCTGGGAGACGATCCCGGCAACAGGGACCGGGTCATCGACCTACTGCGAGGAGGTCTACGACGACGACGGGAAGGTGGTCTCCTACGAGCCGTCCGTCACCGTCGGCTGGCGGGACGCCGCGGGTGTTCGCCGGACCACGATCGAGCACCTGAACCCCGAGCTGTCGTACATCGACATCACCCTGTGGACCGACCTGGAGACGGGGGACCAGGTTCACGGAAACCTCGACGACCTGCTGCTCCTGCGCGACGGGGCCTGGTTCCCGTGGTGGCTCTACCGGGACATGGAGCGAGACGGTGACGAGCCGTACGTCCTCCTCGTCACCGAGGTGGACGCTTGCTTTGGTAGTGCCATGACGGTTGAGATGACGCGCTTCCCCAAGGGTGCTCGTCGCATCGGAACCATGGCGTGCCTGGACCCCGAGTCCTCCGAGGTGGCCGCGGCCCTGGCCGGCCACGAGGTCCAGGGTGTGGCCTACCAGAGGTCTGGCCGTACCCGGGTGCGGCTGGCCAGCATCGACGGAAGCATCCAGGGCCGTATCAGGCCCTCTGACGCCGCCGCTATCGCTCAGCTGGACACGGTGCTGATCTGGATCGAATCGGTCTACACCGATCCCCGCGAGTGCCGCGCCAGGAACCTGGACTACATGAACTGGCTGCACCGACGGGTAAGTATGGAGATACGCGGTCGAACCAGTCGGTACGCGCGCCTGTCCCTGGGCTTCGACGACCACTACGCGCGCTTCCTGGGACTCGGCGACTCCTACGGGCGCCAGCAGTGGACGATCGACATTGACGCCGACGGCGCCCGGGTGGTTGGTGACGAGTCCGGAGACGGCATGATCGACCGGCTGCTGCGCGGGTGCCCGGTGCCGGTCACGAACGAGGTGGCTCGGTCATGAGCATCGACAGGGAGAGGCTGGCCGAGGCCTGGTCGTTCACCTGGAGGGTCGGGCCGGCGCTCGTTCTGGCGCTGAACCTGGAGAGGATCGCCTACTTGGAGACCTCGTTCCTGACTGGCGAACCGGTGCCGGACCACATCGAGTCCTCCTTAGTCCTCCTCATCAGGCACCTGGCTTCCACCGTCTGGATCGTCTGCAAGAGCGACCCCTGGTTCCCTCTCTGGTGCGCCGTCGGCGCCGGCGTCTACCTGGCTTGCCGGTTAGCGCAACGAGGTTTGACACCGCAGGAAAGGTGAGATAAAAATATCTCACCAGGGGACCGCGAGCCGGGCGGTGCCCGAGTCCCACGAAAGAGCACCCCTATGTCGGAAGCAGACCAGAAGATGCCTGAGCACGAGCTCATGGCATGGGCTTACAAGGAGACCGGCCTGCGGGCCACCGACGTGCTCCGCGAGTACGCCAGCGCCTTACGGAGAGACTGGGGAAGCATTGATGGGCGATCGGAGAAGATCGCCCTCAACCACCTGGCGGACGCCGTCGAGCACTACGGCACGGCCACCCTGAAGCAGATCGACCTGGTCGGTCTGCGCCTCGCCGCAGGCGTCACCCCCTCCGGATCCGGGGAGTGGTACGACTACCCCGCCGACGAGGCTGGAGAAGACCGCATCTACGACATCTTCAATGCGGCCGAGAAGGTCTACACCGCTCACGGCGGAAAGGAGATGGCGTGGTGGTGACTCTTATGGTGGGCGCCCTCTGTCTGGTTGTCGGGGGTGGGTACCTGGTGTACCTGCTGCGCGATGTCGGTGACGCGCTGAGGCCACGAGTGCCCCTCGGGTCGAAGCCGGTGTATCCCCGTCAGACCCCAGGAATCCCGGTTGCCCTTGCTCTCGTAGGGGCGCTCATGGTCGTTGTCTCTCGTGCACCAGCCTTCGACCGAGACACGCCCATGGACCGTCTCTCGCAGGTGGTCCAGGCCTCGCTCATGGTCGCAGCCGTTGGCCTGCTCAGCCTGTTCATCGTTGGTCTCGTCACTGGCTGGCACAGGCTTCAGGCACGACTGTCGCTCCTGCTCGACTACCGACGCAGTCAGTGGGACGAGTACGTGTCCAGGGCGTCCGACATCAAGACACGGGTCATCCTCATGGAGTCCGACATCGACACCCTCCTGCGCTACCCGGCCCTGGCTGACACGTCGCTGCCCGCGATCGGCGCCTTCTGGGAGTCCTTCTCGACCATGAACCAGGCCGACAGCTCCTTCCCCGAGGCGCAGATGAGGACGCTGGAGCGCCTGGAGGTCGCGAGCCTCGACTACCCGCACAAGGTCGCCGAGTGTGCCCGCCTGCTCGAAGAGGCCTACGCCTGCGCCCGTCGTGTCGGCCAGGACGTCCTCGGCGCCAAGGAGCGCCAGACCCTGGATAAGGTGAGGCAGATGCTCAACCTCGTCCGAGACGGCGGAGCCTCGGAGAACGAGAGGGTGGTCGCCTACAGGAGGGCGTCCCGGTTGCTGGAGGGTCTTGCCGGCAAGGACGTTCCCAACCGTCTCCCCGACATGCTCACGAGCGCCCTGGAATCGGCCACACCCATCCTCATCCAGGCGAGGACGTGGGAGCGGTGACAGGCGTGGTAGACACCGTCGCGGCCTGGTTTCTCCGGGGCGGTTACTGGCCCAGCATCGTTGTCGCCCTTCTCCTGGCGCTCCTCATCGACTTCCTGGCCAACGCCTTGATGATCTACGCGGACCCCGGATACACGAAGCCCGCAACTCGAGTGGAGTCGATGGTTCCTCCTTACACCCTCGGGGTACCCGTCATGATCGTCGTCCTGGACGCCGTCATTCACGCCCTGTCTTACGTCCCCGAGCTCTGGATACTAAAACCCATCGCTGAACTCATTGATTTTCTCAAAAACGGGGGGGTCTACCTTAGCCACAGGCTCGCTTTTGATCTACTTCTCCATAATCATGGTCGTAGAGTCCTCGATGTGGAGAAAACGCTGCAACAGGAGGGCGTACCGGCTCGAATGTATCAAGAACACTCAGAAAGAAGGCGCGAGACCGATGAAGCACAGCAGGACACTGTTGACGGGACGGGTCGGCAGCGGCAAGACCACGCTGGTCCTGAGCGTCAGCGTGGGCGAGTCGACGGTGCTCGTGTCCGCAGACCCTCTTCCCCACCGTCCCGAGGGTATGGACGTCACCGTTCTGCGCCGGGGTGCACCTGGCTTCGTCGTCGCCAAGACTCTGGAGGATGCCGCCAGCCGAGCCCGCGAGACCGGCTCGACCCTGGTGATTGACGGGCTCGTCCCGGTGCGCGTGCCGGAGATCGGTGGGGCGCCGATCCGGCCTGTCGTCGACACTCTGGCCGAGCTCTGGGAGACCCTGGAGGTGCCGGTCATCGTCACCGCCTACAGGCGGTCGCACGCGGCGCGCTTCCTGGACCTGACGGGGTGCAGGGTCGTCAGCATCGTCGCGGACCCAGGGCCGGGCAGGTGGGGATACCTCGTCGATGACGAGGGGTCAGTCCCCGTCGCCCGGGTCCGGGCACCACGGCCACAACCAAGAAAGGAGGGCTCATCGTGAGCAAGGAGGAAGTCATCGCCGCCCTGTCCAGGCACTTCAGGTCGCCTGAGGCGGTGCGGGACAGGGACGTCGGGGGTCTCGACTACCTGGTCATCGACGTCGTCAAGGGTTCACCACTCATCTTCGGCTTTGTCCTGGAAGGGGGCGAGGGACCGCTTCCGTCGTGGTCCTACTGCTGCAACGCGGTCTTCATCGTCACCACCCAGGAGTCCGAGCCAGGGGCCGGCCACAGCAGGCGCCCCGGATGGGTCGGAGTCCTCTCCGTGACGGACAAGGGGATCAAAGTGCTCGCCTCCCCGGAGCCGCAGGCGAGCCCCGTGCCGCTGGAGACGGGAGACGTTCTCACCCTGTCCCAGGCGGTCGCGCAGACCGCGGTGCAGGAGGCGCTGAGCCCGGCCGGCCACCAGGACTGGGTGGCCAGGGCTCAGGCCGCGCCGGAGGGCTGCATCGCCGTGGACAGCACCGGGACCGCCTGGCAGAAGGACCTCGACGGCCCGTTGTGGCGCAGAATCGGAAGTCTGTCCGGCTGCTGGTACTCGCTGGACGAGGACGCCGACTACATCGCCTCGACATTCGGCCCCCTGCGCCTGATCGGAGCGATCGCTTGAACAACATCGAGCTTCGGAGCCGGCTGTCCCAACAGGTGGCCGCCCAGGCCGTTGCGCTTAGCAAATCCGGCTGGCTCGAGTCGAGTGTCTCCCTCCTCCCGGACGGGGCCAGGCTCGGCATCGCCAACCTGCTGGACCGCGTCTCGGCGCACGAGGAGATCACCGTGCGGGTCACGGAGAGCCAGGACGTCGTCATCTGCGTCAATGGCCAGGCCTCGCACGTCCAGCCCAAGGACGCGGCCAAAGAGCTCCTGGGCGCCGTCAGCCGGGCGACGCTCAGGATCATGGACCGGGGAGTCAAGTCCTCTATCTAGAGACACCAACGAAAGGGATATTCAATGTACACACTCAGACTGATAGCCAAGCCGCTCATCGGAGCGCTGGCGACCCTGCTCCTCTGCATCATCATCGCTCCCGCCGCCTCGGAGCTACGGCCCGAGGAGAGGGGCGACTTCGCCCTCGGCCTCATGGTCTTCTTTCTCATGGGATACTTCTTCACGTTGGTCTTCATCATCATCACGCGCCTGGAGAGGGCCAGTCGGATGAAGCGAAGCGAGAAGGTCTCCCCCTGGAGGAGGTCGGTCGAGCGGCGTAAGACCTGGATCCGCCTCAACCGGAGGTCCTCCGAGACCCTGGACGAGGCCGCCGAGCGCCTCACTCCCCTGTGGTACAGCGCTTACGACAGCGACGTTCTGACCCACGCCCGCCGGCGTGCGGCCGCGGTCGCCGTCGTCACCCGGTACGTGGGAGGAACCGTCATCGAGCTGGACACCTCCTCGGACCGGGAGGGCTTCGACCTCGTCGCCCCCCTGGAGGGCGAGGACCATCTCTGTCGTCTGTGGGCGGAGATGATGATGCGCGCGGCCCCGCTGTCGCAGACCGTCCTGGACGGCAGCACGTACACAGGCGGGGTCGACGAGTTCCCCAAGAGCCTGGGCCCCATCCCCTACCACCTCGTCGCCAGCGGGTGGTTGCCGGCCGACTACGAGGGCGCCCTGTCCTCCTGCGGGCTGATCGACCACGCAGTCAGTGAGGCGGGAAGAGTCCTGGGCGAGAACCGCGAGGTCGTGGACGCCATCGAGAAGGCCCTGAAGGACTCGAAGGACGGCATCCTGAACGCCGACCAGGCCAAGTCCCTGACCGGCTGTGTGCGGGCCTGCCAGGGCCCCCTGGGAGGGAAGGCGGACGATGGGCCGGCAGAGGATTGAGCCCGGTTCCGTCTGGTCGCGCAAGCGCCGAGGGACGCTCGTCATCGTCGAGTCCGTCCAGGGGTCGCGAGTGATGTGGAGGGCGGTCAGCCGTCCGCGCCGGCCAGGGGCGCGCCATCAGGGCCGGCCGGCGATGACCTCGTTCCTGGCCGCCTACGAGGACACCGGGCTGAGGGTCGGCCGCAGCACCCTGGAGGAGCAGATCTCATGAGGCGCGACGTGAAGGACCCCCGGAGCACTCCCGAGGTTGCTCCGGGGGTCCAGGCGGATTCCCGTGTCCACGACGACCATGCTACCAGTCTGCGAGAGCTTCACCTGGGTACGGTGCAGCAGAACGTCTCCCGGCTGGCAGGAGCCCAGGCCCAGGCGGTGACGTGGTCACTGGCGATCACCGCAGCGGCCTGCGCGGCGTCCACGGGGCTGCGCTCCCCAGCCGCGGCCCTGGCCGCCGTCGGCGTCTGCCTGGCGCTGTGGATGGTTCACGCCACCCACCTGGCGGCCGAACGGGCGTGGAGGGCCCTGTACGCCGACATGCTCAATGGTGGCCCGGTGACGGCGACACCGGAGCCCCTGCTCGGCCCCCGGTGGGCTCGTGCCGGCACCCTGAGGGCCGCGGCGTCGTGGTCGGTGCTCCCTGTGCACGCCGGTGTCGTCGTCGCCCTCCTGGTGGTCGCCGCAGCCGTCTGAGCAGACAAGCAGGAGAGCCCCGCTGGCGTAAGCGGGGCTCTCCTGTCTGTCTGGGCGTCACTGGCCCTGGATGATGTCCTCCACCTCTCTCACCAGAGGCTCGTCCCGCGGAGCGTTACCGGAGACCGCCAGACCCGACCCGCGGGAGGTGATCTGCACCCTGAGACGAGCGCCGCCGGAGTCTTTCGACCTGCTCAGCCAGATGGAGTTGCTGGGGGAGCCGTCGACCAGGGTGAACCTCCCGTCCTCGCGAATGAGGGTGGCGGCACGCGCAAGCGTCTCGTCAATCTTCCTGGCCCTGCGCAATGCTGCGCGTACTGACTCAGGGTCCAGTCTCTTTTTGGTAGATGAGCCGCGTCCCACTCGAGCCATGACCCACTGCGGATAGGGGTAGTGGATATGCACCCTGATGTCGTAGTCGTCGCTGGCCAGGACGCAGTAGTACGGCTCGGGGTATGCCTTGACATCAGTGGCGCCCGTCTCCGCGGCCAGCACCTGGATGGCGCTCCGCTCCAGATCGCTCACGCTCACTCCTTCATCCCCTCCTCCTGAGCAACCTGGAGGATGTCCTTCACCTCTTCCACCATGGGATCGTCCCAAAAGGCGCTGTTGTTAACCACTAGGCTCGACCCATAGAAGGTGATCCAGACCCTGAAGCATTCACCACAGGGGTCGTCAGACCGTCTCAGCCGGATGCAGTTGCTGAAGAGGTTGTCGACCGGGGTGAACCTTCCGTCCTCGTGAATGAGGGTGGTGGCGAGGGTGAGCGCCTCGTTGTTCCTCCTGGCCTCACGTACTGCTGCGCGTATTGAATCGGGGTCCAGCTTCTTCCTGGTCGAGGAGCCGCTTCCCACTCGAGCCATGACCCACTGCGGATAGGCGTAGTGGATGTGTACCCCGGCTTTGTAGTCGTCGTCGACCAGGATGAGCTCGTCACGCACGGGGTATGTCTTGACGTCAACGCCAGCCTCTTCGGCCAGTGCCTGGATGGCGATCTGCTCCGGGTCGTTCACTTCCCCAGCCCTTCCTCGGCGACCTGGAGGCTGATCCACTCATCCAGTCGCGCTCTCTGTCCGTCAGTGAGCTCGATGGCTCTGTCGTCCACGTCTCCCCAGTCGGCGTGGGGGGAGTTCACCTCAAAGCACTGGTCGTCGAACTCGACGCCGTCGGGGAGGTCAGCGTGCCACCGGTAGCACAGGTGAATGCCCTCGTCGTTGTATCCGACGTTTCCGGTGTAGATCCACTCCCCGGTCAGCCCCTCGGACTCGTCGTCTTGGACGGGGATGCCGGACTCGTCCTTTCCGTCCAGGATCCTCTCGATGACGAGCCCCAGGGACGAGACGGCCCTGTCGTAGGCCTGACGACGGGCCCTGTCCGCCTTCAGGTCGATGAAGTCCATGTCCAGGTTGACGGAGGCGCTGCCGGCGCCGGTCAGCCACTTCGCCAGGTCGTCATCATCGACATCCATGCGGTCGAGGTCGTCCAGGACGTCCTGAGTGTCGCGCTCGCAGCTCCCGATCAACGTCTTGACCCTGAATCGCCGGGCAATCCTCTCCAGGGACTCCCTGCCCTCCTGGGTGTCCAGGAGCTCGGTCAGGCCAGCCTGCACGGCCTGACCGTCTTCATCAACGTAGTCGATGACGCTTAGGCTATTCATCACTGCTCCTCCTCAATCCCGAGAAGCACCTCTACCTCTCGCCTGGTCTGAAGGTCCTCCTCCATGCGTTCACGGACGACGATGGAATCGGAGAGGTCCAGGTCCACCTTGATCTGAACTCTGCACGGAGGCATCTCCTCCGTGTCGCCCGTGAACCTCACCCAGATCGTGTTGCTGAATGGACTGTCGACCACCGAGAACCGGCCGTCGGCGCTGACAAGGGAGTCGGCTCGCGCAAGCAGGTCCCGAACTCTTGTGGTCTTGCGAATCAGTTCACGCAATCCCTCGACGTCGGTGCTGTAGGAAGTGGACGACCCCTTCCCAACGCGAGCCAGGGTGAACCCCCGGGATAGGTCCAGGAGCACGCCGCCGCCCTTTGCGGAGAGGGTGTTTCCGTACTCGTCCAGGCAGGCGATGACGTTGGCATCCCCAGTCTCTGAGGCGATGGCCTTGATGAGTCGGTCTTTTTTCAAGAGAATCAAGATGTTCTCACTCCTCGATCAAGATACCAGCATTGCGAATAGCCTCGACAACTTCCTTGTCAAGGTTTTTCGGATTCTTTGTGGAAATGTGGACGGCGCCGTTTTCGATACTGACCGAGGAACATTTTTCGCCTTCGTCATAAACGACGACATAGCAACCCGAAATCCTGCCGGGGGGAGTGCCACAGACAAGTCGTCCAGGGCGATCGGGGATGGCGTCTGCCACCCTCTTGGCAAGCCGGACATCCCGACTTGCCTGACGCAATGAGCGCTTCATCGCCTTGATAGACGTGCTCGATACCAGGGTCTCACAGCTGAAACCCTGGTAGTAAACCTTGATGTGTGCATTCCATCTACTGGCCCTGATGAGGATCCCGTCTTTCTCCCCTCCGACTGAGTATCCGAAGCCACCATCGAAGATGTTGACGAACTCCGGACTCGTCTTCTGAAGAAATCCCTCCGACTCCAGATCCTCGTTGATCTGGTCTGAGATTACTGTTGCAATTCGTTCGGCAATGGTGGACATGGGTGCTCCTTGTGGGACTCGGGTCCGCCCGGCTCGCGGGCCCTGCTGAGATATTTTTATCTCACCTATACGGTAGTTGTCAACCCCCGGTTCTCAGGGGGTCGGTGGCCACCGGCGTCCGCCTCGCACGCGAAGGTCGAGGTTGAGCCTGGTGTAGAAGCCCTCGGAGTCCGCGACCCCCATGGCCTCGTCGAGGTCCTCCCACGAGACGCCGTGACGGCGCGCGTCCTCGATGAGCTCCAGCAACCGGGGCTCCAGGGCCTCGGAAAGGCGGCAGATGGCGGTGATCCCCGCCAGGGACGAGGGACCTCCCAGGTGCTTGGAGACCTCGTCAATGAGGCCGTCAACCCTGGAGACCACCCGGGGGTGGTCTACCGCGGCCCTGAGGTCGTCCAGGCGCCGCCGGCGCCGGCTCATGACTCCCCCAGGAAGCGGGCGACGGCGGACTCGACGTCCTCGCAGCTGTAGCGGGAGCCGGCCAGGGCCTCAGACACCGTCCCGCTCTCCCAGTCCCCCCAGTCTCCCCGGGGGACCAGGTAGCACTCACCTCCCATGTCGATGAGGGTGTGACCAGTCCTTCCGAGCACCGGAGACCTCCGGTACTCGCAGACGGTGCGACCGGACGCCGAGGTCATGGAGACCCCGTTGGACAGGTACTCGACATGGATCGGCGGCCTGTCGGACTCGGCGACAAGACGCTGTAGCCCGATGATGAACAGGTCCGAGATCACCGGCTTCCCCTTTCGGATGGTTGTCTTGGGATGCAGGTGCCGACGCCGTCTCCTCTGTACACCGAAGGCACCTGCTGCTAAACGACTATAGCCGCACTTGACTTATTAAGTCAATGTCTTCTAAGGTAGTCGTCATGATGATTTACGCAAGTGAAACGGCAGACATCCTGGGGGTCAGCTCTGCCCGGGTGGCCCAGCTGACCTCGGAGGCCACCTTCCCCAAGGGGCGTAGAGAGGGTTTCTACGTCCTCTACGACCGAGACGAGGTCGTCCAGTGGGCGATCGAGAACGGTAGGGTCCACGCCGCCGAGGACGGCTACAAGGACCCCTGGTGGACGCAGGGCCACGACCTCCAGGTGGCGGGCATCCTTCGGAACAGGAAGGGGGAGCTGGTCCACATATACGCGGACAACGAGGACCATGTCCCGCTCGTTACCGTCATCCGCGACAGGCTCGGCACCTATGCCGAGTCCATCAGGACGGAGGCCGCCGATTACGCCCAACGAATTGGGCTCAACGTCAACGACGTTGACTACGTCGCCTGCGTGGTAGACGCCGGGGATCGCGCCAGGATCACCGTCGTCCGTACGTCGGACGGACTGGTCTTCCCGGTCAGCCCGAAGGAGTTTCGACAGGCCACTGGTCAGCCTGTCGTCGTTGAGGACGCCGGGCTCGACGACGACCTGGTGAAGGTCTCGCACCTGACCGGAAAGGGCTGGAGCCTTCGTCCCGGGTGGGACGGGAACATCGACGTCCTCATGGACGCCGCTGGTCTCACCGAGGCCGAGCGTGGAGTGGTGCTGATCCGGGGGCCGCGCCGCAAGACAAATGAGTACTACGACCCTCAGGCCTGCGATGGGCTGATGGATGACCCGGACGTGAAGGTGGTCTCGACATTCCACCCGCACACCCACGCCGAATATGGCAGGCCCTCATCGAGCATTACTCGTAAGGGAATCTCCCGTCTCGCCTCCCGAGAGCTTAGCCCGCAGACTTTGGAGATCGCGAAGATCATGGTCTCCAACTTCACTTGCGAAGACAGGCTCTCCCCCGGTAGGGATGTGAACCTCGCCGCATACCTGGCCTACAAGTCCATAGAGATCGCCAATCACATCCGGTGGACGTGGGAGCCCTCGGAGCCTCGAGTCGGGCATCGCCTGGCCGGAGCCGACTGGATCGTGGGCCGAGACATGAGGCACGTTCAGGGGTTCTGGGTCCTGAATGACGGGGAGGGAGGTTATGCGGTCCTGTACGGGCGTAAGGACCAGGCTCCGAGCATCTCTCTGGTGCTTCCCAAGAACGTCCGGGCCGACGAGCAGTTCATGCTGGTCCCAGAGCCGGTCGAGACCAGCCCTGAGCACGTCCTGTTCCTCCTTGGTCAGAACGGAACCATCAAGGCGCTTCGGTCATGACCGCGACTGCCGAGCCCTACATCGACGCCGTCGCCCTGCACTCTGACGCCCTGCTCGTCCATGACGAGGTCGCTCGGTGCGAGGCCGCCTCGGTGTCCGTCCAGGGAGACCTCATCGTCGTCCGCGGCCCCTCGGGGTCGTACGGGTGCCGTGTGTCCCCGGCGTACACCAAGGCGGTCATCAGGCGCTCGGGCGGTACCGGGTCGATCGACGCCGCCGAGGTCCGCCGGCTGGCCACGTCCACGGCCAGGGCGGCCAACGGCGCCCGGCGACGCCTGCTGGGACGCCTGGCCGGCCAGGAAGGAGTGAAATCATGACTCTGCGTCCAGACCTCGTCACGCCCTCGGGGCACCCGGCGGCCGCCGGCCTGGAGGTCAACGGCCTCGGGCAGGTGATGGTCCCCGGACCGGTCAGCAGCGTGGACATGCTCCGCGTGGCGGCCTCACGCACCCGGCTGGTGGCCTCCGCCGACGGCGCCCGCAGCCTCGCCGAGCTCGCCGTCATGACCTCGGACATGGCCCAGAACCTCGCTGGCATCTCACTGCGAGCCTTCTACGAGGCGGTCTCCCGTGGCGAGGTGCCGCCCGGTTCCGTCGGGTCGCAGATGGGGCTGTCCGACCCCGAGGCCGCCTGGAGCGCCTACGTCGCCGGGCTCGAGCGGGCGCGCCGGGGGCTGGTCTAGGAGGACGTCGAGACGAAAGCAACGGGCCGGGAGAGATGATCCCGGCCCGCTGCTTTCGTTCCTGGTGGTTGCTCACGCCTCAGAGGTAGCGGCGCGAAGCGCCTCGCACACCCTGAGGTAGACGGGGGTGTCGGGGCCGCCGCGGCCGGCCTCCACGAAGAGGTCGCCTCCCTCCGGGCTCCCGGTGGTGAAGATCTTGGCGGACGTGTAGTCCTCGTCGTAGACCCGCAGCCCCGAGCAGGAGAGCGTGCTGGTCCCCAGCTCCGTCCCCGGAGACGGCGTGTAGCCGGCGCTCTCCAGGTCGTCATGGACGCGAGCGAGAACCTTGACGGCCGTGCGCATCCGCTCGATCGCGTCCATGATCTTCTTGGTGCTGGTGGAGTCGATCTCCGTCGTCGCCAGGATCGAGGGGCGAACGGGGTCGTCGAGCCGCACGGTGACCATCGAGTACCCGCGCTCGAACTCGACCATGATGGTCGCACCCTCGACGACGTGGCGACCACTGTGCGCGCCCCCGTAGATGCTGACGGGGGATATACATGTCTGGTCGGGGTCGATCTCCGTGAGGAGGCCGGCAATCCGGTCAATGGTGGAGGTCATGACTGTCCACCACCATTTCCCACGTGCTTCATCCAGACATCAGCGAGGTCTATGAAAGCGAAGGTGGTGCTGGCAACCCCGTTCTCCAGGTTCTCCATCCTCCCGGACGACAAACGATCGATGTTCCATATGCACTCGTACTCATCGACCCTGGCAAACAGGGTGTAGGAACCGTTGGTCAGCCCATTGACATCGCCGTACGCATCCTTGGTGAGGGAGAGCCCCTCCCAGCCGACGCGGCTGGCGACCCTGGAGAGAATCTCCTCGGCGGTCATCATCATCCTTCTCCTTCCAGGTCAGTCTCGCGAGGCGTAGTGGCGGGCACAGGACTGGGCCATGCGGCGAGCCTTAGCGATGCTAGCCCGCAGGGTGTCGACGCGAGTGTTGTCCGGGAAGCGCAGGCACCCATGCGGGTAACCCTCAGCCGCGACCTCAACGATCGCGCCCCGACGGCGAGCCACGATACGGACGCCGTCGCACTCAGCCTCCCACCACGCACCGTCACGGGTGACGACGATGTTCTCAGCGGGGACTCCGGTCTCCTCTGAGAGCGCGGTAGCGACACGCTCAGGAATGGTGCTCATCTTGGTGTTTCCTTTTCTGGGGCGCCCGCCTCTTTTGGGGTGGGCGATGGGTGTGGGTTCAGTTGGTGTTGGCGGTGGCCTGGGCGATCAGGCGCTCCACCACGTCGGGGAGATTGAGGAGGGTAGTGTCCTCGCGGTTGCGGGCGCAGTACACGCGGTACATCGCACCTGGGATGGGGTAGACCCTAACGAGGCCGCCAACCCAGTGGACCTCCACCTCCTGACCATCGCCGCCGGGGTTATTCCGGATGGTGACGGCGCTGCCAAAGCGCCGTATGAGGAAGCTTGCTGCGACAGTAACAGGGGTCATTCCTGGGGTTCCTTTGGGTGGGAGTCATGTCAGTCAATGTTGTAGATGCTGAGGTCCATGCCGACGATAGCGGCGGCCTGCTCATCGTCCATGGTGTTACCACTCATGGCGCTAGCGAGGCGGTTGCCGTCCTCAGTGCGGCCCCATGTGGAGATGTGGTAGAGACCCTGGGCGTCGTCGGCGTACTCGAAGAGGGAGCGGCGATTCCCTCGCCCTGACGGTCATCATTCGGTTCAGCGAAGAGTTCGCAGCACCTCCGAAAAGCACTTGACAATGTTACTGCCTTCAAAAGAAACATCACCAGAAAATACCTGGGCAGCCGAACAACCGCCATCGACAGTTGTTATCCTTGCGCTATCGAAAGCCTGTACAAAAGAAGCCCCTGCTGCTTCTACTACCGAGTTTTCCCTAGCAATAACATGTGATAGCCCCTGTGAAAACACCTTAGCCTTAACGTATGCCTCAACATGCGAATGGTCAAAAGACCTGACTGTGCAGCGTCCCTCGGCCTCCACTGAAGACTCGTCAAGAGCCTTTACGATTACTCGATCAAAGGCTTTTACGCTGGAGCGACCGCTTTCAACTACTGACACATAGTCATGTGCACTAACGACGGCGTGGTCCAGGACCACGACCGAAGCGTGGCCTTCGGCCTTTATCTCTGAGTTGTCTTCGGCACGAACCTCTACGTTGCCAAACACCTTCGCATCAGACTTGTCGAACAGGCGGACGAAAACTTCTTCACCCGCCTCGATTCTTGAGGAATCATGGCCAAAGACAATGGCTTTACCTCTGGCAATGACCGTAGAGTTGTCGAATGCCTCGACACGGACATTGTCACAGACTCCCACCTGGGCACCATTCTTTACGACGATGTTTGACTCGTTGATCGCACGAATCCAAAACCAACCCTTCTGCACTCCCCCGATCTCGATGGGGAAGTTCTTATCAGAGTCGATTACGATTGACCGCTTTCCCGGGTAGAGGGCATGATTATTCGACACCTCCTCGTACTCCTTCCTATTAGTAACTACGACTTCATATTCAGCAACAGTGCTGGTGTGGTTCGAGATAGTCATGGTTCCTGCTCCTCTGTTGGAATCGGGTCCGCCCGGCTTGCGGCCCCTACTGAGATATTTTTATCTCACCTATCCAGTCGGTGTCAACCCCCTGGACGCCTCCTCCCTCTCGGCGCGCAGCCGACCCACCTTCTCCAGCGCCTGGGCGCGCACCTGTCCGTCCTTACGGAAGACCTTGGGCACGCGCGCCGTGATGAGGTCGACGACGAGCTGGTGCATCTCCAGGCCCTCGCCGTCGGCGACGACGCCGACAGAGTTCTGCGGGCTCGGGGTCAGGGCGTCGAGGATCCGCCCCTTGCGGGACAGGGTCATGGAGATGTGCTCATCGACGGTGCCAACAGCAACCATGATCGTGGACTGCACCGGGCGGGTCTGGCCGATGCGCCAGCACCTACAGATCGCCTGCGCGATCACCGCCGGCGTCCACTCCTGCTCGACGAAGAGATGGTCGGATCCCCGAGTCAGGGTGATGGCGGCGTTGGCGGCGTTGATACCGGCCACGAGCACGCTGACCCTGCCGTCCTGGAAGGCGTCAACGATCCGCGTGCGCTCCGCGTGGCTGGTCGCCCCGTTGTAGACCTCGACTCCGGGAACGTCCTCCAGGGCCTCGACCAGTGCCCTGCCCACGTCGCGGTGACGCACCCAGGCGATCAGTGGCCGCGGCCAGGTGCCGCCGGCCTGCGACGGGTGGCTGGTCAGGTGGTCGCGGATCCTCCCGGTGGCGGTCTCCACCTTCGACAGGCCGGCCGCCGCGCGCAGGCGGGTGGCGACGGCCAGGTTGCTGCCGGCCAGGTCCTCTACGACGTCGTCCGAGGGCGGGGAGCCGAGGTCCACGAGCATCTCGTCGATGAGGTCGTCCACCTCCCGGTGGGCGCGCCGGTACTCGGTCAGGGGCACGTCGACGACGTCGCCGGACAGGGACACCGGGGGCAGCAGGGGGTTTCCGGCCTCGTCCACGAGGACGTCCTCCTTCAGCCGGCGCACCCACACGTGCCTGAGGCGCTCGGCGAGCTCGGGCAGGCGCCGCACGCGCGCCTCGCGCCGGCCGAAGGGGGTGCGGGTGGTGTAGCGCCGCACGAACCCGCCGTAGCCGCCGAAGTAGCGCTGGATGTCCCCGGTCATCTCCAGCTGGGCGGCGAGCTGGTAGGGGGTGGCCATCAGCGGGGTGCCCGTCAGGGCCCAGCAGCGCCCGCCCCGGGCGCGCACCCTGCGGGCGACCCAGCGGGCCGCCTTGGACCTGGTGGAGGTCAGGTTCATGAGCATGTGGGCCTCGTCAACGACCATGAGGTCCGGCTCCCAGCTGTTCACACGGTCAGTGAGCCCCTCGCGGCGGGCCAGCATATCGACGCCGACGACGAGGACGCCGTCGCCCTCGGGGAGCCTCTCCTTGCTCGGCGGGCCGGTGACGGCCACGGCCGCGCCGCCGTCGCCCATGTGCTCGGGCAGACGGGTGCGCTCGGCCTCGCGCTTCCAGGAGGTGATGGCTGAGCTCGGGCAGAGCACGAGCATCCGTCTTGCCCCGATGACGGCGGCGCCCGCGAGCGCCTGCATGGTCTTGCCCAGCCCCATGTCGTCGGCGCAGAAGCTGACGCCGGCGGCCAGGGCCAGGGCGCCGGCCCTCTGGTAGGGGTAGGGGTCCATGCCGAACCACTCGGGGACGTCGCCGACTTTTCGGACGATCGGAGCCACGAGGGACTCGTCGCGCCCGTCGCAGGTCATGAGCGCCGTCAGCACCGGGTCCGGTGGCTGAAGGGGGCGGTCGATGCCGGCCAGGGCGTCGGCCAGGGGTCGGTTGATGATAAAACCACCCATCACCGAGCCGTCGGCCTCGCGGAACTCCTCGACGTCGGCGACCATCAGGCGCCGCTCGGAGTCCCACTGGCCGCCCGGCATGAGCTCGGCGACGTGGTCGAATCCGGCCAGGCGGTGACGCACCTCCACCTTGCGGTCGTCGGTCAGCCGGGCCATCGGGGTGATGAGCTGGTCCAGGTCGTAGGGCCCGGCCTGGCTGGTCATGTCCCGCTCCAGGCGGAAGCCGTGGCGCCTGAGCCACCTGTCGGGGCTCGGGCCGAATCCCTCGACCACCCAGCACTTCCTGTCCCCGTCCCAGAAGCGACCGGGAAGGGCCTTGACCGACTCGACCAGGCCGGCGTCGTAGTCGAAGTGGAGGAGGACCTGGGGGCGGGTCAGCGTCCCGGTCAGGACCGCCCGCCTCACCGGCCGGCCTCCAGCGTCCCCAGCGCCGCCTCCAGGTCGTGGACGGGGGTCCCGAAGGCCCCTAGGGCCTCCCGGTACCGGCCGGCGGCCAGGCCCTTGTAGGACCAGGGGCCGGGCGCCAGGCGCGGGTCGAGGACGGCCAGCAGACCCCAGTCGTCGGCGGAGCGGATGAGGCGGCCGCTGGCCTGCTCCAGCAGCATGGCGGCGTCGCCGGCGTAGACGAGGTCGCGGGCCACGGCCTCGTCGAGCTCGGTGGTGGAGGTCAGCGCCCGCACCCGCATGTCGTCGGCGTGGTTGCCGGCGGCGCGGGGAACCCGGTCGATGATGACTGAGCGGCACGTGTCCCCTGGGGCGTCCAGGCCGGTCATGAGCGAGCGGGTGCCCACCAGGACCGAGGTGGTACGACGGCGCCACGAGGCCACGGCGCCGCGGTCCCACTGGGTGATGACCTCCAACCCCGACTCCTTCAGGACGCCGGCGGCGGCCCGGGCCCCCGAGGTGGTGGAGGTCAGCACCAGGGTGCCTCCACCACTGAGCGCGGTCCTCGTGGCGATCTCGGTGATGTCGTCCATGGCCCAGGCCATGTGCCTCCTGGAGTCGAACCTCCCCCACTGGCTGGACAGGGCGGCCCGGGCCGCCTCGGTCTGCGCCGGCACGTAGAGCACGGAGCGGGCGTAGGCGGCCTCGAACGGGGAGGGGATGGACACCTGCTCGGGCGAGTCCAGACCCAGGTCACGCCAGTTGGGCAGGGTGCCCGAGGTGGCCATGACCCGGGGGCGGTGCTCCTGGCTGTCCCACAGCCGGCGCAGGACGGGTGCGGTCATGACCGGGGCGGCCACGAGCACGCCGTCGTCGTCGGTCCACCACCCCCAGCCGTAGGGAGGGGAGAGGATGTTGCGGGCCGCGGCCAGGAAGGCCCCGGCACCGGAGACCTCCTCCATCTCGGCGGCGATAGACGCCACCTCCTCCAGGTTGCGGGGGCGGTCCTTGACGATCGTGCCCGTGGCCTCGGCCAGGGAGGCCATCATCCGCTCGTCGAAGCGGATGGCGCCGATGGAGCGGATCCACTCGGGCATCGAGTGGGCCTCGTCGAGGACGACTGAGCGGAAGGGGCCGATGGTGGACGAGCCCAGGACGCTGGCGACCGGGGAGGTGGCCTGGCTCGCCAGAAGGGCGTGGTTGGTGACGACGACGTCGGCGTTGCCTGCGGCCGTGCGCGCGGCTGCGCCGAAGCACTCGGAGAACAGGGGGCACTTCGTCCACCGGCAGGTGGTCAGGTTGGGGCGGAGCTCTGCGGCCACCTTCTCGCTGGCCCCGGTCAGGTCGCCGTCCTCGGAGGAGGCCAGCCACCTGGAGGCGGCCTTGGACAGCCCGCCCCGCTCGGCCTTCAGGTTGCAGACGTAGGAGGTGCGCCCCTTCAGGACGGCGACGCTCACGCCGCTGACCCCGGCGGCGGCCGGGAAGTCCTTGGTGGACACCTGCTCCTGGAGGGCCTTGGAGGACACGGAGACCAGTACTCTGCCGTCCCTGCCCAGGTGCGCGGCCGAGCGCACGGCCGTGACCAGGTAGGCCAGCGACTTGCCGGTGCCCACCGGCGCCGTCGCCACCAGGTCGTGCCCGTCGCTGGCGGCCAGGGCGAATGCCCCGGACAGCTCAGCCTGGCCCGGTCGTGGTGCGGCGTCCTCGCCGGCGGCCCTGCGCACGGCTCCGGCCAGGGACAGGTCCTCCTCGGCGCGCACGGGCGCCTCCTTGATGGTGCTCTTCTTCTTCGTCCTGCTCACCCACCCATGGTGCCCGGCCCCTCCCTCTTGTGTGGGTTCCACAAAACTGGGCGGTCCCA